ATCCTGTCGGCCCGGTCGGGCCGGTAAGGTCAGGGCCAGTATATCCCGTTGGGCCCGTGAAGCTGCCTGGACCGGTGTATCCAGTGGGGCCGGTCGGGCCCCCAGGCCCCTGCAGTCTCAATGCCGCCGACAAAGCCATGTTCTTTCCTTCCTTCCGCTGCCAACTTCTACGACATCGCCAAGACCCTGTAGATGTTGCCCTCCGCCGTGAACGTGGCGGGCAGGCTCTGGCCCGCCGTCAGCCCGGTGTAGTTCCCGCTGGTCCAGCCGTAGTCCTGATACCAGAACGCCTGGAGGTGCCCCGTGGTTCCGATGTTCAGGTTGCCGGTCGAGGACGTGAAGTAGACGACGATGAAGTAGTCGTGGCTCACGTCCATCGCCAATGCGATTGCGTCGCAGAAGGTCTCACCAGCCGTCAAGGTGGGCGTGGCCGACCCGCCCCACTTGACCACGGTGCTATCGACGACCACCTTGCTGTCTATGGCTGTGCGGTAGACGACGCCAGCGGAGACCACGAAGCTTGCCCCGGAGGCCAGGGAGATGCTGAAGTTCCATGTAGTGGGATGGCAGAGCAGAAGCCGCTGCGGCACCCTCATGATTATCGAGAGGCCGCTGTAGCCGGAGTCCGTGGAGACCCTGGGGCTGTGCGGGACGACGTTCGTACCGGCCGACACCCCGCCGCTCGTAGGCCCCGTATATCCCGTTGGTCCGGTGGCACCAGCAGAGCCGGGGCTGCCCCCAGTCCCGGTGAAGCCCGTCCATCCCGTCGGCCCGGTCGGGCCGGTATATCCAGTGTATCCCGTGAAGTTCCCTGGCCCGGTCGGGCCGGTGAAACCAGTCGGACCAACTGGCCCCGTAGGGCCGGTATAACCGGTGAAGCCCACCGGCCCGGTCGGGCCGGTGAACCCTATCGGCCCCGTGGGGCCGGTCGGGCCGGTTGGTCCTAATGGGCCGAGAGGGCCGGTAGGCCCCGTGAAGCTGCCTGGACCGGTGGGGCCCGTCGGGCCAGTGGCCCCGGCATTCCCCGCTGGCCCTACGGGCCCGGTGTATCCCGTGGGCCCGGACGGCCCCATGGGCGCGATGGCGTTGTCCGAGGGGGGGTAGGGCATCACCAGCCCGGTCGCCGCCGACAGGGCGAACAGGATGGGGTTGACAAAGCTCGCCGGGTCGGTCGGGGCGGTGATCGTCAATGCCCCCGGGATGGCGTCGGAAACGAAGTAGTACTGTCCGGCCACGAGGCCCGACAGTCCCGTGATCTTTCCCTCCACGTAGGCATTGAAGTCGTCGGCGTCGACGTACGAGACTATGGCGATTGCCAGGGTGTCGGCATCGTCCGCCTTGGCCAGCCGCCAGACGGAGCCGTCGAAGTAAATCGCCTGCCCCGTAGCGAACCCGTGGGCAGCCTGGGAGACGGCGATGAAGTTCGAGGCACCGCCCCCTCCTCCTCCGAACGACGGATCCAGGAGGCCGTCCGGGCCGAGGACGGGGACCTTGCTGGCGTCCGCCGCGCCCGACGACGACGTTATGGCATCGACCAGTGTCTCCTTGTAAGGACCACTCGGATAGGGCTGGTCGCGCCTTGGTATCTTGAAGTCGGCCATCACTTAAGACAGCCGTAGGCGGGAACCTTGGGGTTGATGTCAGGCGGGGAACATGGTGGGCGAGAAGTAGCTTTCCTTGCGGAACATCCTCAGGCTGCCTCCCGGTGCTGCGAGGTCGTCATCGCGTATCCCAACCCTCTCGAAAAGGTCCAGGCATGCGTCGGCGAACCCCCATGGCCCACTGGGGCTGACCTCCACGTACCTGTCGAGCCTCCCGGCCCTTTCCAGCGCACGCCTTTCGTTCCTCCCGAGGGGGTCTTCGAGCCACCAGAAGTCCGTCGGGGCACCCGGGGCCAGGACCGTCCCGGCCTTCCCGTCCGGATGCCCTCGTTTCCAGGTGCAGTATCCGATTTTCGGGACGAGGTCGTCGGAATAGAGCGCCCGCAGGAGGGACCGGACGTCCATGCCCGCCCCGTCGTCCCATGGCCAGCACGTCAGCCACCGGCAGTCGAACAGCCTCGACAGGATTCGGAGCTGCCCCATGACGCCGGGCCGGAGCTCAAGGAAGCCTTCTGGGAAGTTCCTCGCCATGATGGTGTGGTCCACGTCTATGTAGAGGGCGGGCCCTTTTCGGGGGCCGTCCCCGTCGTTTTTTCGCATTCCCCTTCCTTCTCCATCCTCTCCGCCTTGAGGATCTCCAGCTCTTCCTTCATCCACGCCGGAGGCTGGTAGATTTCCACTTGGATCCCCAGGCATATCAGGGCTATCCCCTCCTTCACGGCGAACCGGAAGAACTCCCGCCTGGTGGCGCTCGGGATCACCACCAGGAACCGCTCGTCGTGTATCCAGTCCCTGGCGTCCTCGAACTTCGCCTCCGGGAACCTCTCCAGGATGGCCTTCTGGATGTCCGTGGGGCCATAGATCAGCTCCCTGATTTCCATCGGCGTCTTTCCATCGGTCTCGGGCACGTCTATGATGGGTGGATCGGGCATTGTTCCTCCTTCTCTTTCTCGCAGGCCTCGCAGTATTGCTCCGACGTGAGGCCCGCGTCGGAATCGTCGTCGGTCTCGTAGCGGCGTACGTCCCGGATCGTCCGCGACCTCATGTGCCGTTTCCCGTGCTTGGGGCAGTCCTCCATGGCTTGTCCGCGTTCAGGGGGCCGTGCGGATGACGTGCAGCGCCCGGACGGCGATGCACTTCTCGCAGTCGCAGGGATTGTACTCCCCGGACGCCCATTCCGGCTTCCAGAGGGGATCGAGCAGCTTGCCGAAGTCGACCATGGCGGCGGTCACAATTTTGATATCGTCATCGGCCTTCCTGACGAACGTCCGGTACGACGACTTGTGCACCATCGACCAGGGCTTGCGGGAAATGCGCTCCAGCGCGGAGATCGCGACGGAGGATTCGTACTGCGCCCTCGTCCACATGGCAGTCCTACCTTCCTTCCTCATGCATCTTCCGGCTCCAGCAGGTGGTGCAGGACGGTGAACACCTCCACGTCGCTCATGGCGTGCTGGAGGGGGAGGCCGGGGGCGTCGTTCCAATACAGGCTGTAGGCGGTCCACGGACTCCTTCCCGTAACGAAGTACAAGCTTAAAATGCGTTCGCCTATCTTGAAGTCCTGCACCGGCTTCATGACGTCATTGGCCAGCGGGAACCTGTCGCTTTTCTTCATGCATGCCTTCTTTCGCGTCCTTGCGGACGGACGCTAGACCGCCACCACCCTGTCGTAGACCTTCCTGACCAGGACGATCCTCCTGGCCCTGACCTTGCCGTGCTTGGGGTATCCCCTGCTGGTGGCGTACCAGTACGTCTGCGCGTCCTCCCGGCTCGACTCGTGGTAGCGCTCCCCCTTGGGGATGATGCACTGCCAGACGACGACCCGCTTCCGCCGCCTCCCGCAGTTGCCTATCTGCCTCGCCCCCCATGCGGCGTCGAGCCTGCTGAGGGCGGCATGCACGCCGATGCCGCAACAGTCGTCATCGCAGTCGTCCAGGTACGATATCAACGCCTTGCCCTTCTTCAGCCTCCCCCAGTCGTGCCCTTGCACGGGGGAGAGGAGCCTTCCGCGAGAACCGTCCTCGCCGACGAATCCCTTCCAGCACCTTACGTTCTTTTCGGCTATTTTCCAGGGCATTTTGATCTCCTTTTGTGGATCAGGATTGCTTTTTTACCTTCGTTATCTTAACTCTGATGGTTTCCGGCTTCTGGGCGTCGTAATCGAGAAGGTCGCAGAGGTGGCGGCAAAGCAGCGTGTGGCTGTTGCCGTACTGGGCGGGATGGTGATGGTAATTGCCAAAGAAAGGCACGAGCCCCACCTCGATGCCCCCTCTGTTCACTCTTTGGACCTTGTACGTGCCGGGCTTCTCCAGGAGCCCGCTTGCTGGGTATGGGAGGTTTTTGACGTTCACGGGATCGTCCTTTTCTCCCAGGTACGCACAGGTGTCTAGGCCGAACACGTCGTTGTTCGTCACCACCCTGACTTCAAATTTCTTCCATTTGCCTTTCATGGTTTTCTTCTGTTTGTCCTTTACGTTTTTACGCCCTCGTTATCCTGACCCTGATGGTTTCCGGCTTCTCGGCCTTGTACCCGAGGAGGTTGCACAGGCGGCGGCAGAGCACCGTCTCGCTGTCCTTGTACCGGGCGGGGTTCCAGTGATTCCGGTTGGAGACAAGCCCAACTTCGATGCCCCCCCTGGTCACCCTCTGGACCTTGTATGTGCCGGGCTTCCCCAGAAGCTTCCGCGCGGCGGGAGGCAGGAACGTGATGTCGATGGGGCACTGCCTTCCCATGTATGCCTGGAGCTCCCCTTTCAGGTTGTAGTAGGCGTCGCAAAAGGTCTCCTTCTTGACCCTGACCTTGAATTCCCTCCACTTGTTTTCCATGGCCGCCGTCCTCCTTTTGCCCTTTTTTGGCCCCTTGCAAGGGCCAATACCGTCCAGCCTGCGGTCGTTCCACCCGTCCTGCATGAAGAAGCTGCCCATCATGCCCCCTTCCTCAGCCCGTTCCATTCGACCGGGCGTTCCATCCAATGTTGATCTGTAGTTACGTGCCCCTTCCTCACCCACTTGCCCAGCACCCCCGCCCTCGGGTCGGCGATCTGGCCCCACCGGAACCCTCCCGCCGGACGCACGACGATACCCTCCTGCCCGTCGAGGTCCAGCCCGGCGATGACCTCGCAGCATGCCTGCCTGTCCCACGTCCCGCGCCACAGCACCGGCACGGTATGGAGGCCGAGGAGCTGGCACCATTCCTCGGTGTCGTCCCAACCCCGGGCCGTCCCGAGCTGATCCCATATGGAGAATACCAGGAAGTAGGAAGGAAGGCCGACGTATTTGATGGAATGCCTGGCCGAGACGTTCTCAAGACAAAGCCTCCAGGCATCCGGTATCTCATGCCTGATCCTCCCCCACATCGCCCTGACCTTCGTCCTGGACGGATGTGGGCCGTAGTTAGGGGACCGGGCGTGCATGTAGTCCCTGGCCAGGGTCGTGCACTCCCCGTCCATCTTCTCGGTGATGACCACCTCCACGCCAGTCCAATGATCCGTGGACTCCAGCACCATGTCCTCTTGGGCGTCGTATCCCGGACTCCAGGGAAGATGAGGCGTTTTGGGATAACGGATTGGGCCGGACACGATGGGCCTTCCCCACTTGTCGTACCCCGCGCCCGGGTCCAGCCCCGGGGGAAGGACGACGCTGGCAATCCCCGCCGTCTCTCGGATGCGGGAGGGGAGGAATTCGGGGTCGGAGGAAGTCTCCGCCTGGAGATGGCATCCTTCGCAGAGGGTCGCCCCGTTGTCCAGGTAGTAGCCGCCATCGGGGAACAGCTTCCTGTCGACGATGTGGTGGGCGTCTGCGCCCGGCCCGCCGCACAGGACGCACCTGCCCCCGTCGCGGAGGAAGACCGCCGTGCGGAACTCGTCCCGGGATAGGAGCTGGGCGTTCATAGCCGTTTTTCATACTCCTTATGGATTCTCTTCTCCAGGTCGGCTGCCAGGAAGCGCACCATCCTCCGTCCCGCCTCGGTGTCGGGGACTAGGGGGTCGAAGTTTATCCTGCCGTCCCTGTGCCCCGTCTCCTCCACGTGGTCGAGGAGCCTTGCCGGGTCGATGGGCCCAAGCCGGAAGTCGCAACCATCGCATGTCCAATGCATCATATGATTTCTTCGGCCTGAATGAGGGCTGTGTCCTCTCTCATCCGCGCCTTAGCCCTGGGGGCCGCCTATACTTCTTCACTGCTGCGATGCCCCCCGCGAGGAGGACCGCCCCGCCAAGCATGCACTCCAATGGGAGCCTGTTAGGGAACTGTTGCCAGAGCGCCTGTCCCCCCAGGAGGACACATGCCGCCCCGATCATCGCGAAAACGATGCCCATCTTGGCCTCTCCGTTCATTGCCGTCCTCCTACATGTCCTTGAACTTCGCCTTGAGGCGGGCGTATTCCCGAACGTCGTGGGCCTCCCTGACCGCCTCCTGGTTCTTTTTCTTGGCTTCCTCCGCTTTCTGCTTATCCAAGGCCTGCCGTTCTTTCCTCCCATCCCGAAGCTTCTTTCCCAATACCGAGGCGGCCGCTATGATCCGTTCGGAGGCAACGCATTCCTCGCAGGCGACGTCGTCCCACCAGTTCCTACCGTTGACCAGGATGGTGACGTCGTAGCCTGTTTCCCCTATCTTTCTGTCGTATGCAAGGAATTTGGCGGCGAAGTCGATTGCCTCTTGCTCCGTCTTGAAGGCCTCGAACTCGAAGTCGGAACCATAGGACGCCATGAGGCATCCCATACAGAAGTCCTTACTGTCCTGCTTGTATGCCAGCACCGTGTAGGTCATATGATTTCTCCGTCCCTGGCGCAGTCGGCCTCGTACCTCGCCAGCATCTCCTCAAACGTCCCCCGGTCGCCGTTCCAGTAGGGCTCGAACCACTCTGCGAGGATTGGCCCCGGGTCCTTGTACCCGGCCATCAGGATGACCTTGCGGAACCGCTCGCGGAATGCCTCTTTCTGATCGTCGGTAGGCATCATACGCTCCCGAACCTCGCCAACGTGTTTCCCTCGTCGTCGAACACGTAGGTCACGTTCATCTCCCCGCCGTTGGACCTGGCCTCTTCCTTGGCATCTTCGAGGACGTCGAAGTCGCCCATCAGGAAGTCGTCTCTCGGCCCCTCGAACGTGTCGACGCCGACCACGCGGTATCGTCCCTTGGGGGCCTTGAGCCTCTCCCTCCCGTCCCACCCGTCCTTTTTGTGTTGTTCTATGTACGCCAGGACCTGCTCGTTGGTCAGCTTGTCGCTCATTGGGCACCTTCCTTCAATGGATGGCTCCAGGAATCCCCAGTCCGCCACGGGGCGGTGCAGGCGTGTTTCCCTGGGTCTATGCACGCACCGCAGAACAGCCCGTGGCAATGCAGGCACTCCTCGGTGGCGTCCTCATGGCACAGGTTGCGCCCGAGTGCTTCGCACTTGCATGTGCCTTTCAGGAGCTCGTCGTCCTCGTCCCGGACGACGAGCTCCTCGACTCCCCACATGCTGCGACCATCCTCGTCGTTGAGCATGGAGGCCATCTTCTCGGCCAGCTCCCGGGTGGTCCACAGGCTGTTGAGTTCCTTGGGGCTGGAGTTGGCGAACACTACTGCGTACACGATCTGGCTCATCGCTCCTCCAGGCCCGCCTCGGCGTAGAGTTCCGGAAACTCCTCCTTCATGAACTCCTTGATGCCCGGGTCCTCGCAGAGGACGGCCGCCCTGGCTCCCTTGAACATCCCGGGGAGCCTCTCCGCCGCCTCGCACATGAGCCGCCATTCGTCCCATGCCCTCATTGCCCCTCTTTCAGCTTCCTTTCCTCGCCCTTCTCGAACTCCCGCAGTTCGGCATCGAACCACTCCGGGATGGTCGTATAGCACCTCTTTTGCCCCTCGTGGATCAAGGAATACCGCTCGTACCAGTTGACCAGGTTGTGGAAGAGGGGGCGCTTTCCCGCCTCGCCCGTGGTCAGCCCGTCCCACCGCAGGCCAGCGTCCGTCTGGAACCCCATCTCCCTCAGCTCGGGCTCGATGCCGTTCTGGTAGGTGAAGGCCGACACGATGATGGCCAGCGAGTTCGGGTGGTCCTGGAGCCACTTGATGAGCTCCCTGGAGTTGGAGCCGAGCAGGTCGTTCCCCAGGCTCATCCCCCCGTAGTCGAACAGGACGAGGTCCGTCCCGGGCTTTATGCCCTGGCCGCCCTCTCTGGCGTATAATGCCCTGTAGTAGGTGATGGGGTTGAGGAAGACCTCCTTGCTGAACGTTTTCTTCAGCTCCCTGATCTCCTGTTCGGGCCCGCCGCCGCATTGCGTCCCCATCTCGTCCACTATGATGGCGCAGAGGAGCCTCCGCAGCCCCTTGGGGCGCTTCTGCGGCCTGGGCGTCTTGAGGCGATGCGCCGTTTTCATTCTGGGCTCCACAGCGGCAAGTAGTCCAGGATTCCCGCGACCTCGCCCTCATCTACTGGTTCCGTCGCCAGGGCCGTGAGTACGCACACATGCTCGCCCCCGTAGTCCGGCTGGTCGGTGTCGTAGAATAGGTAGACGGGGATTCCGACCTGATAGAGCAGCCCCTCCACGTGGAGGAGCTCCTTTATGTCCCTGGCCCCCAGGACTATCGTGGTGATGGGCATCGACACGGAGTCCCACCATTCGTCGTCGTGCAGCCTGCCGAGGCTTCCCAGCCGGTCTACCTGCTTCCTTGCCATTGCCAGCCGGGCCTTGCTGACGGCATGCGCCGCCTGGGCGGCGAGCCTCCCGGGCGGTTGGTCGACGTGCCAGCCCATGGGCGTCACGACGTGTTTGGCGACGATGCAATAAATGCGTTTGCCCTTCCAGGATTTCGGTCCCTTCCCGTTACGCCTTGGCATGTCCTTGCCCTTTCTTTGCGAGGTAGTACAACGCCACGGACGATATCTCCGAGCACAGCGCCAGGAGCCTGAATGCCACATCCCGCCTGAACGCTTTCGTCGCCGGGGGGAGCAGGCGGAGCTGGGGCTCCGATATGCCTTTGAGGCGCGTGACGATCTTCTTGAGCCTTCCGTCCACCACCTTCATGTAGCCGTCGTAGAAGGTCTCCACGTCCTTGAGCAGTGCCTTGAGCTCCTTCTTCGGCCAGTCCCGGAGAAGCGGGAAGAGGGCCTCCACGCTTCCGGTGCTGATGCATTTCTTGAGCCTTTCGCTTGGGATGCCGCTAGCCTTCTTTTTCTTCTTTTTTGCCATTGGAGAACTCCTTTACATGGTCGCCAAGGAACAAGTACTCCCTCAGCGCCCCGCATGTGCTGCATTCCTTCACCACGGAGGTCTTGGTCTTCGATTCCTCTACCAGCTTTTCCATCATGCCCGGGGACCCCCTGAAGTTCCAGGAGTCGAAGTCGATGGCGGGGGGCACGAGCTGCACGCTCCTGACCTTGTCGAAACTGTGACAGTGCAGATGGATCATTTTCCACTTCCTTTCTCCGTAGATTCCAGCGCCAGGGCCAGGGCTACCACGAGGTCCTGACGCCTTGCGTTCTTCCTCCGGTCCTGGATTACGTCGTACTCTTGGTTTTCGGCGTCGATTTCGCAGGGGCGGGCACTATGTCTTTTGCGTCGCCTCCCGAACGGCTCCATCTCTTTCCGCCTGAGCCCTCCGTAGCTTCCTTCCCGATACTGCCGGATGTGCGCCATCTCGTGCAGGGCGCAGTGCATGAACCATTCGGCCGTATCCAGCCAGTCCTCGCGGAGGATGAGGAAGTTCGGAAGGGACAGGACGGCGTATCCCGGCAGCTTGCCGAGCAGGTCGCCATTTCTCCCTTCCCGGTCCCCCGTGCCCTTCATGAACCCCCTGTAGGGGAATACCAAGTCGGCATAGGCCTCCGGGGAGGCATGCCGGGAGCGCGTCACCTTCACGCACACTTCCTCCCTCACGCCGATTGCCCTCGCCGCGAAGGAAAGGACGGCCCTGATGGGGCCGTCTTGGTGCCGGGTATGGTTGAATAGGCGTATCATTGCCATGGGGCTACTTCAGGCAGACGGAAGCCTCGAAGCAACCGCATCTCTCCCCCCGGTCCCTCAGCAATTCCGCGTGCCTGACCAGCTCCTTCCAGTCCAGGGCCAGGGGAATCTCCCGTATCCTGCCCTTGGCCTTCTCGGCGATCAGCACCATCCTGGCCAGAAAAAGGGCATCTTTGCCGCTCAATGGTTGGTCCATGCTGTCCTCCTAGAACAGGCTTAGCTGCGCCGCCGGTTCCTTTTCGCTCCTTGCCAATATCCTGCCCAGGATGCCTCGGAGTATCGCTCCCTGGCGCATCGTCAGGGCGGTCCAGCTTTCTGTCGGGCGTTCCCGGAACCTCGGCACGAGGATTCCGTTGCCCCATGCCAGCCGTGCCGCCCGGTCGTTCGGGTCCAGGCCAAAAATCCACGAGGCCCTCGGCCACAGCCGCATCAGCCTCATGATGGACCACCGGCTTATCGTCCTATTTCCGGCCTTGCTCATGCTTATGCCTTTGCGGCAAGGGCAGGATGCGTCACCCCCGCTCCGCCTTTGATCCGCCTTATTGCCCCGAGGTAGTTGTCGACGAATGCTTGGCTGGGCTGCTTGTCCTTCTCGGCCCGGTATACGTCCGAGGCCTTCACGCCCATCGCATCCGCCACCTGCACGACGCTCAGCTTTGCCGCCACGCGGAACGGGAGCATCGGGTTCCCGAAGAGCGGGGAGTCCTGCGGGGGGACCGGCTGTGCCTTGGCGAAGCGCTCGTACCAGAGCTGGAGCCTGCCGAGGGCGGCCTTGCCCAGCGCCTTGCGGGTCAGGCCCGCCACCTGCACGGGCGGATGCGCGCTCGACTTCTTGCGGCGCTTCGCCTTCTTGGCGGCACGCTCGGTCCGGGCGACCAGGCGCTTCACGGAGGGCAGCAGGAGCAGCTTGGCGATGAGCGCCCTGCGATCCCTGGTTATCGGTATGAGGGGGGTCTGGAAGTACTTGGCGTCCTGCTCGCGGTAGTCCTGGTTGGGGATTTCCTGGATGACCTCGTAGCGCCACGCCCGGACCTTTCCCTCCCTGCTGTCGGGGACCGACACGACGTCGGCGGGGTTCACCTTGATGACCATCAGGTGCCCCTCCTTGCTGTGGAACCCGCCGAGGTACGCACGGGAGCAGCAATGGTACCCCTGGGAGCAGGCTACGCTGGGGCTGCGGTCTACCTCCCTGCGGGGCATCGCCACTACCTGCCCGACGTGGTTGTCCACGGTGCCGGTGTAGCAGTCCGTGTAGTCCTGGTTCACGCGCTTGTAGGCGACGAAGCACCCGTCGTCCGTGATGGGAAGGTGGTGGAGGTGCATGAAGTCGTAGAGTTCCTGGATGGTCTTCTGGTCGGGGTTCTTGAACAGGTTGTCCATGAACCTGAGCATGTGGGCGACCGGCTTGCTATGCTCGATCAGCGCGACCATCTTCTGCGTCAGCGAGGAATCCACCCTCGATCCCTTGTAGAACACCTCGCCGCCCTTGACTTCCACGTTCCCGTGGGAGCGGTTGCTGATGGCCTGCGCCACCGTGACGAGGTTCGGGACCTTGTCCCATTGCTTCTTCCTGATCGCCTTGCCCATCGCCTTGAAGGTCGGATGGCTCTCCAGGAGCTGGTAGGGCTTCCCGTCGACGATCACGGAAATGTAATTGTCGTGCATGACATACGGTATGGCTTGACTCATGGCACTCTCCTTTTGGTCTCCCTTGTATTATACATTGCCGATGGGAGATTTTTCGGTTATTCTTCTTCCTTCGGCCTTTCTTCCCTGGCCGAATCGAAGTCCTTGACGGTCAGGCCCCCGTCCGCCAACTGGATCAGGAGGCTCTTCCCCCTTTTCAGCCCGGCATCGTATGCGGCCTCCAGGGCCTCCTGGACTTTCCGCCACAGTTCGTTCGCCGCGGCCTGCTGCTTCGGCGTCATCTGCAGGATGGCGGGGTAGATGCCGTGCGGATAGAAGACTCCGATATGCGGCATCTCGCGGACCTTGTCCCTCTGCTTGAAGCTGAGGTCCAGGTATCCCAGGGCAAGCTTCGGGAACGCCGCCTCCAGCATGGCGTAGTACGCCCCAGACGCTTCCAGGCAGCGCTCCCCTCCCGCAACGAATGCCGGGCGATATCCCTTTTCCGCAATCCTTACTAGGTTCTCCGGTGGCTTTCCCCTCATGCCCTCACCGCCGTTTCCTCCGTGATCTTTGGGTCCTCGCCGCTGCCTGCGGGCGGGAACTCCACGAGCGCAAGCGCCATGCAGTCTTTGCCGGAGGCCATGTCCACCCCGGCTACCTCGTATCCGGCGAACGTTTCCTTTGCCGCCAGCGCCGCCTTTTTCCTCCTTGCATAGTACTCCCGCTGCGCCTTGGCCTTGCGGGCCCGGTGCAGGTCTTCCTTGGCGGGCCCCTTCTGCTTTTGGGCATCCTGTTCGGTCATCCTTGCATACTCCACCAGGATTTTTATGTCATCGGCGGTGCAGGAGCCGTACCCCCTTTTCTCGAACGCTTTGAGCACGGGGTAGGCTCCCCCCACCTTCTTCCACAGCTCGTTGAAGTCTACGACATGGGCGGCCTTGTACCCCATCGTCTCAAGGATGGGGGCAAGGTGGGCGTTCGACGCCTTGGCTTCCTTCCTGGCGGCCGCAAGGGAAACGGCAAACTCCTGAAGCTGGCTTCCCGGCCCCAGGGGAAGGTGCTTTGCTATGTGGTCCAGGGCGCTCTCCCAGTCGCTCCTGAAGGGAACGACGTTCAGGCTGAGCGCGGCCTCCCTCGCGGGGGTCATGAGGCCCTTCAGGACGGTTTCCACGTGGCCCTTGAGTTCCATCCAATTGGGATCCTTCCTCAGCTTTGCGTTCTTCCTCAGTCCGTATACGGGGTTGCCGTCCTTCAGCCCGAACATCTTCGACTGGCGCAGGTGGGCGAGGAACGAGACGAATTCCTTGGCGTTCTCGATGTCGTCGATCCCCGTCTTGGCCTCCCGGTTCCTTCCTTCTATCGTGACGTAGAGCTTGATCCCGGGATTCGCCAGCTCGCTGGCGTCGGCGGCAGCCCATGCCCGCCTCCAGGTGGGACGGTGGGAGGGGTACCACGAGCCTTCCTTGAATGTCAGCAGTCCCCGCTCCAGGGGTGCGGGCCGGTATTTGGGGAAGAACCGGTCGTATTTTTCCTTGAGGGACGAGGCGAGGATGGTCGGGGGGCATCCGAGGGCGGAAAGCAGGCCTGCCGTCTCTTTTGTGACGTCCTTTCCCTCGGCCCCCTCGATCCCGGACACAAGGTACACGACCCTTTTCTCGCCGTTGTCCCCGGCCTTGTTCTGGACGAAGAAATGCACGTACCTTGTAGCCCTTCCGGGCTTCATGTCGTTTAGGACGAAGGCGACGTCGGGGCCCGCCTCGAACTCCAGGTCGTAGTCCTTCGCACTGCTCGCCCCGGCCTTGACCGATGCCCGGATGGCCCGTTGTTCCTCGGAGGTGGACTCGAACATCGCTTTCTTCTCCGCTTTCTTGCCCTTGCGCCACGTTCTCTCGAAATGCCAGACCTGGATGCTGGAGTAGTCCAGCTCGCTGACCACGGGGCGCGCCCCGTTGTCCAGGTTGAAGTTGGAGTAGGACCCGGCCAGCAGCCCCGTGTCGTACGCCTCGTTGACGATCTTGCCTATGGCCTCGTTCCGGAGGAGGTTCCACACCACCAACCGGCCCTCCCACGGGCTCCTGGCCTCGTCTATCTTCTTCTTCACCTGCTCGATGAGCCCGGAGTGGGCCTCGTCCAATGCCTTGAGGATCGCCGCTATCGTGCCCTCGTCGAGCTGGAGGGACTCGCGGCTTACGGCGGGGTTGACGTCGCCGATGGCGAGGAATATGTCGAGGGGGAGGCCGAATATCCTCTGCTGCGTCTGGTTCATCCGGCTTACGTCGATCTCTCCCACGGCGTATGCCACCCCGCCCATCACCGCCCGGACCTTGCTGCCCTGGGCCGTGACGGCGACCTCCCTCAGGCCCCACCGGGGCGTCTTGAGGGAATATGCGGGGCCAGTTATCCCCAGTTCCTTGTTGAGCTTCGGCAGGGGGTCGAAGAACTCGAAGACCACCCGGGACTTGTTCTCGAACTCCCAGACGTCCTTCTGCTCGGCGGGAAACGTCACTTCGAGGCCGTCCGGCTCCTGGGTGTCGGCCTCGAACTGCTTCTCCACCTTCGGGAACCCGTCGTCGATGAAGGCGGTGTAGGTGCGGGCCCTGCCCCCCTGGTAGCTGGTGACGGAGAACACGCCCCCCTTCCCGTTCCTCAGGAAGTAGGCGAACGGGGACTTGGAGCCGAGCCCGAACGCCCCGATGGCGTCGTTCCTCTTCGTCTTGTCCGATGCGAAGTAGGTGCAGTACAGGCTCATGACCTGCTCGTGGTCCATCCCCGGGCCGAAGTCCCTGATCCTGAACGAGGGGTCGAAGCTGGTCGGCAGGCTTACGACGAAGGGCATGTCCTTCTTTCCCGACACGACGTGGGCATCGTAGGCGTTGCAGCTAAGCTCGCGGATGACCGCCCTTATGGGGTCGCTGTACAGGCGGGAAGAAAGCGTTTCGAAGGCTATCCTGCTGTTCTGTATGCTGAACTGCTGCGGTGCGCCCATCTCCCCGCTGGTCTCGGTCTTGGTGGCCTTTGCCGTCCCGTATACCATTTGGTTTTGTCCTCCGCCTTAAGTATACACGGAGGCCGGGAATTTTCTCGGGGATTCTGCTGGCCGTTTTGTGGCCGTCAGCATCCTTGTGTGTTGCTTTTCTTTTTCGTCCAAAGTCCGGCAAGCTTGAGGGCCAGCCAAGCGATGCCTTCCCATTCTCCCGAGAATCCAAAAACTCCCCATGGAGTATGCACCCAGTGATCCGCCTTGGGCAATACGTCAATTTTTCCATCGCAATGCGGGCACCTGAGTCCGTACCCGTACTCTTCCGTCTCGAACTCTTCCTGGCAGTGTGGACACGTCCCTTTGTCTTTCATGGGTGACCTCCCCACCTGTATTATACATCGGAGGACACAAGGATGGGAGGGATTCTCGCAAACCCCTTGTCCGACATGCCGAGCATCGACCTCATGGCCTTGCCAAATGCCTAAGGGATCAGGCGCTGGCGGGCTCAATGCCTGGGAGAGGGTTTGGGGGATTGGGAATGGGAACGAACACGGGGCACTCGAAGACTGGCGTCGTCATGTCCTCCTCGACGCAGAGCTGGTACAGCCTCTGCGCCTTGGGGCAGTTCTCCGGCGTGCCAGGCTTGAAGCTCTTGCATTTCCAGCACAGGCAGTGCTCCCTGTGGGTGCCCTTCAGCTTCTCGTCCACGAAGACCTTCGTCCCGTGGTGCTCATACGTCGTTATGGCCATTGCGATGCCTCCTCACTTGTCGTCGGAATTCGGGCCGAAGCCCGGATCGTGTTTTTCCATGGGGGTCTGTGGCGCATTCCCCGTTTCTTGTACGTTCTGTAGTGCCGGGGCGGAATCCGCAGGTGGGCCCTCGGCCTCCTTGATGATGGCGTCTATCTTGTCGAGGCGCTCGAAGGTCCGTCCTCCCTCCGGCTGCCCGGAGGGGCCTTCCTCGGAGGGGACGGGCGTCCTCTTCTCCCCGCGGGCCTCTCTGAGGCGTCGGTTGGCGAGGAACGCATCCTCGTCTGGCACCAGGTCCCCCTCCATGGATGCGGAGACCGTCCCCGGGTCGTAGTATCCCAGCCTTTTCGCTTGGTTCATGTACTCCCAGAACTTCTCGTCGTCTACGACGAAGGCCGGGTCCGTGAACACGGGGGTAAGGATGGAGTAGAGCTGGCGCATGTCAAGCCGTACCCTCTCTACCTTGCTCTCCTGCCCCAGGCGCTCGGCGTTCGCCCATATGATGAAGAGCTCCTGCTTGAGCGGGTTGTGGAGTATCGCCTCCATGACGGCGGCATGGGGGTCGGCCTGGACCTCCACCTGCGGCTCGGTATAGGAGTTGATGGGCTGCTCTTCTCCCGTCTGGAGGGCGTTGCAGTATCTGAGGGCCCATTCGGATGCGCTGGACAACTGCTCTTTCTCCCTGGCCTCGAAGGGGATGCGGGTAAGGGCGGAGATGTAGGAAATGAGCTTCGTTATCAGGCCCGGCTTGTCGTCCGGCCAATCGGACTGGTAGACCATGCGGAGTAGGTTGTCCCGCTCCTCGTCCGTAAGCCGCGGGTCCCCCCCGCCCAGCGCCTTGAGCTGGGACTGGATGCCGAGGCTGCGGAGGATCTTGGCCGCCGTCGCCCGCATCGTCGCCCGGTAGGTCAGGGCCTTCTCCAAAATGTCGACCTCCAGGAAGACCAGCGGGGGCCGTTCCATGGGGTCGCGGGAATACTCGTTGTCGTGGACCACGTCCCCCGTGTCGAGCTCGACGTAGACGTCCACCAGGGGCGTCGGGGAGTAGTCGGCGATGAGCCCCACCAGGTCCGCCCGGAACAGGCCGAGCAGCCGCTTGGCCATGCCGTTGGGCTTTCCCGCCTGGTCGAAGTAGTTGGGGCATTCCTGCTTGATCAGCGCCCAGAGGGCCTCGTCCGGGGCGTCCTTGAGGTCCTCCGGCCCGCACTTGCAGCCGCCCTCCAGCCCCATCTCCACGGCCTCCAGGCATGTGCATGCGAGGCCGCCGGCCGGCGGTGCCTCCTTTTTCCTGGCGGCCAGCACCCCGGGATAGATTCGCTCGTGCCACAGGCGGACGGGGCAGTCCTCCCCGGGATGCGACAGGACCAGCCAGAAGTACCGTCCCTCGCCCAGGACCTCGCTGTATTCCTCCAGGTCCGCTATGGTCGAGACGAACATGCCGTCCGACGACATGTACTGCTTGCCCAGCTTGGCGTCCCCCCCGAACACGGCCTTCCTATTGACTATGAAGGCACCCTCGATCTTCAGGAAGCGCGGGTCGTGTATCATCTCCCATGTCTGGCCGAGGGTTTCCACGTATCCCTTGTCCCCGAACACGAGCTGGTCGATGAGCTGGCAGTACTCGAACTCCTCCCTCTCGACCTCGCCCTCGGCGAACCTGTACATGCGCTTGGCGTCGTCCGCTATCCCCAGGAGCTTCTGAATTGAGATGTCCATCTGGTTCTCCGTTTGCTAGGTTTTGCCCCTTGCTTCCTTGACTCCGAGGAGTATCGCTTCGTTGATCGTCATGGTGCTTCTCCTGTTCTACGGCGCATCGTTCCCCTCGCAGTCGATGCAGGGATAGGTCCGGCCCATTTCCTCCAGCAGGCGTTCCGTATTCTCCAGGCTTGTCTTCATGCCCCCCCGGAATTGCAGGAACCGGAGGATGTCCACGACCGGGAACTTGGAGGGGACGTCCGCGAAGATGGTGCTGATCCCGATTGCCGCCGCCCCCGTGATTCCCTCCCCCCAGTCGGTCGTCGTCTTGGGCTGCCCCGGCCATACGACCATGGGGGTGTGCCTGTCCGCCAGCCAGCCGATCATGGATCGCCTGCCCGTCAGCTCGACGAACGCGTCCAGCCGATCCGGGCGCACGTGCATCGGCACCGCCTTCCCGGTGTCGGACCTCCGCACATCCACCCGTCTTGTCTTGCCTCCCCCGAAGTACCTGACGATCTCCGGCCAGCCGAGGCCGTCCTTGCCGAACTCCAGGAGGCTCCCCCGGAACTCCCTGCTGTTGGCCTTTTCGGGTTGGTCGTCCACCAGGAAGTCCCCCTCGTCCCCGAGGAGCCCTTTGTCGTGGGTGATTATCAGGCGGCGCTTCAGCCCCGGGAGGTTGCGGAACACCCACTCCGCCTTGTCGGAATAGGCATGCGCCACGCCGGTGGGGGGCTTGGTGGCCAGCCACACCTCGTACCCCGCCCCGATCAGCTTCCCGATCCCCTCGATGGCACCCGGCATGGCCTCCATCTGGAGGTATGCGCCGTCCATCCCTTTGATCTCGTCGTCACCGAGGCCGAGCCGCTTTTTGTAGCCGTCGAAGTCCACGACCACGCCGTCCATGTCGAGGAAAATCCTGTTCACGGTATCTATTACTGTCGGGGGAAAAAAATGGCGGAAGCCGCGAAGAAGGTCGAGAGGTGGAGGAGGTCCGTCCTGGAGGCCGAGGGCTTGGGCGACTGGACCATCGTCTACGGGGAGCCCTACTGCTGGATGGGCAGCAAGAGAATCATGGTGTATCCGAGCACGGGGCACGTCGGATTCCTGCACGAGGTCGCGCACGCCCTCTACCCGTTCCCGGAAACGCTCGGCAAGGGGCAGCACTTCCATGGCAGCCAATGGGGGTCCGCCTTCGGCAGGCTGGTGGACAAGTACATGAAGCTCAAGAAGCCGGGGAAGGTGGGGGATGCCCCAGTCGAACTGCCCGGTGCATGACCTGCGGTGCGTCTCCGGCGGGCCCTCCGGGCACGGCTGCGGCTGGAGGTCCTACAGGTGCTCCCGCTGCGGCGGGTGCTACCAATGCGAGCACCAGGCCGTCTACGATCCCGCCAAGGACGTGACCTCCTGGAAATGCAGGGACGGGCAGGTGCGTCCCGTCATAGCGGAGCCTTGCGGGTGCAGCGAAAGGGCGAGGCCCCCCGTTCCCACGGAGTTCAGGCCACCGGCCAGGATCGCCGTCCCGAGCGTGGACTGGCCAATCTGATCCCGACGTCGATTCCCCACGATTCCAGGTTCAGGGCGGCCTCCTCGGCCAGGGCCCGGCGTCTCTTCCTTTTTTCCTTGAAATACTTGCCGAGGTGGCAGAGCCTGCAGCCGCAGTTCATGTTGAACTTGGACCACCGTCCCCACTGGAACGGCCTCCAGGGACGGTACCAAGCGGGGGGGACCCTGCCGACGTAGTAATGCCTGTTGTGTTCGTACGGCGGGGGGTCGAAATTTCTCCAGATGTGTTCGGCGACGAAGCGGCGGCGGGCGATCCATCCGAGGCGGACGGCGCGGCGCTCCGCCCTGGACGAGGGATGATTCATGGCTACCTTCCTTCCGCCGGTCTCTTCACCCGGCATGGGGCATGGTTGCCATGAAGCCGTCCTCCTTTTCCTCGAACCTGGAACCCCCGGTGGGAATCTGACCCACGACCTTCTCCTTAGGAGGGAGACGCTCTGTCACTGAGCTACGGGGGCGTAACCTGCCAACAAAGAAAAAGCAGGATGGCTGTTGCCGTCAAAATGATTGCGGCCTCGAACCAGGTAGGCCCTCTCCTGTTATTGTCCTCGTCGGAATCGACCCACACGGCTCCCTCCTACTTCTTTTTCTCCGGGGCCCGCTTGTCGGCGGGCTTTTTTTCTGCCTTCTTTTCGGAGGGCCTTGCGGCGGCCTTGGTCGCCTTCTGCGCCGCCCTCTGGAATGCCTTCTGCGCCGCCCTGCGGGGGTCTGCGGCCTCCTCGGCCTTCGCCAGCGGCACGAAGGTCCTGTCCCCCGTGGGCTTCCCGTCCTCGCCCTTTACGGCAGCCAGGTTCCCTACGAGCACCAGGGCGTTGAACCCGCCCCTCCAGGGCTGGCTCCGGTAGACCTTCCCGTCGTACTCGACCGTGCCTTCCGGGATGGGGACGACCTGCATGGATCCTCCTCGGAAAAATGGTAGGCCTGGGGAGGCTCGAACTCCCGACCTGCGGTTTAGGAAACCGCTGCTCCGTCCATCTGAGCTACAGGCCCGAAACTTGGCACCGGCGGCGGGATTCGAACCACGCGGCCCCTCGGTTAGAAACCGAGCGCTCTGAGTGCTGGGAGCCCCTGACGCCGCCGTTGCGTGCCCTTGCGGGTCGCATATAGCGCCCGGAGCTTTGCCCCACCTGGCTGAGCTACGCCGGTACAACCTGGGACCCCTGGCGGGATTCGAACCCGCGACCCTCCGGGTAGAGGCCGGACGCTCTGGTTTCGCTGAGCTACAGGGGCCTAACCCTTTGAAAAACGAGAAGGATGGATGGCTCACCCCTCCTTGAATAATCATTGAACGCGTCCCCGCGCAAGCACCATCGTTGCTCTCCAAGCCCAACCCTCTGCCGCCTCGTCAAGGTCGGGTAGCTGCCAGTCAGCCTATAGGGGAGCACGAAAAGAAAATGTTGCAGCCATCTTAGCATATGTCGCTATTCCTTGTCGATGACGGCGTTCCAATATAGCCATCCCTCCCACTCTTTCCATTCCGGCCGCATCCTGCGTATGTGCAGCTTGAAGTTGAAGCGGGGGTCCGTGGCCTTCGGGGCCACCGGCCTGGAGAGCAGCCTCATGCCCGCCTGCGCGGGCGTCCTGCCGCCCTTCTGCTTGTTGCAGCGCATGCAGGCGGTGACGAGGTTCTCCCAGTCCGACTTGCCCCCCTGGCACAGGGGCACCACGTGGTCGTTCGTGTACTCGTGCGTCCTGACGACCCTGCCGCAGTACTGGCACTCGGCGTTGTCCCTGACCAGCAGGTTCCGCCTCGTGCAGGGCACCGACAGCCTCTTCCGCCGCGTCCAGGCATTGCGGACGACGATGACCCGGGGCATGCCCATCTCGAAGGACTGGGAATGCAGGACCCTGCCGCCCTCGTCCTCCTTGACGATCTTGGCGCGGTCCTCGTACCACAGCTTCACGGCGTTCTGCCAGCTCATGAAGCCGACCGGCGTCCAATTCATGTCGAGAACGAGAACGTCGCTCATGGAATCCCCCCTTCTAAGGGGACGAAAAGCCGTTTATCGACCGCCCCCGCTGGCCACGCCCTTGAGACATCGCCACGCCAATTGCCAGCTTGCCGCGGCTTAGGCAGAGCGGGGGCGGCACCTACATAATACCTCGGGAGCCCCGGCACTTCCAGAAAATGTTGGAGGCCGCCGTTTCGGCGGGGGCTTTCCGGGGGCGGGGAGGCCAATCCTAAATCTCCGAGATGGGATGGAGGTACAGGGTCCCGCCGTGCTCGACCGCTAGGTGCCTGAACCCGTCGAATTCCACGACCTTGGCTTCGCCCTCGGGCAGGCTGTCCCATACCTCCCTGCCCACTATCATGACCTTCGGATCGAGGGGGAACCGCTGGACCTCGTCAAACGCCTCCGCCATGTCTTTCAGGTCCAACATTGTACCTCCTAATGATCGCCCTGGGCAGGCAGGAGGTCGAAGCAGGGTTCGGGAAGGCTCGCCTCCTCGATTGCCCCGGTGCAGGGGTTGAGCCATACGACCGTGATGATGCTCTCCGGTGTCAGGGTCCCCGTGTCCTTCGAGGTCACCTTTGTTACCGTCATGCCTATGTGCTCGCTCTTTAGTGTCACCAAGTCGCCGACTTTCATGTTTCCCTCCGTGGCCATTCGCCGCGCCTTGGGCGGGCGGGGGGTTCGAGTCCTCGCACGCATAATACTGCGAAATCTGGCAGGTGAGGAGGGACTCGAACCCCCGAAGGGCATGTAAGCCCGCTGGTTTTGGAGACCAGTGCCGTCGCCGCTGGGCCACTCACCTGCAAACGCTCTGGCGTCCTACCATTGGACGACGCCCCCCCTGCCCAGCTACCATTAGGGCTATGTCGGGCAGCCCCCGTCTTATCGGCCGATTCGGCAGGGACAAAGGAGGACGACGGGACTCGAACCCGCATCTCCAGGTTTGAGAATGCCGGTGTCCTAACCACTAGACGACAGGCCGCTGGGAGTTTTTCTGCCTGAAGAGAAGGACTGCTCCATGCGTTCTGCCCGGCGGGATTCGGACCCGCGTCTCCGGCCTATCCTTGCGGATGCCCCGCCAGCCCCTCCGTGGCCGCTGCCATCAATGCCCGGAGTTTTGAGGCTGGGGCATCCATTCAATCTTTGGTTCCGAAGCAGGGACTCGAACCCCGATTTGATGATTCAGAATCACCCGTCCTACCAATTAGACGACCTCGGAACACGAGAGAAAAGGTGGCTACCTTTTCTCTCGCAAAACGGATGTGCCGCCATTGGCCTCGGGAGTCGAACCCTTTCCCCGAAGGGACCGGTGGCCCCGGGAGTCGAACCCTACGTTCTAGCACATCCAAACTTGGTCAGGATGGAGGGATTCGAACCCCCGACCTCACGCGCCCGAGGCGTGCGCTCTGGACCAGGCTGAGCTACACCCTGACAAATCTGGTCGGGGAGCCGGGAATCGAACCCGGGTCATACGCTCCCAAAGCGTAAGCTCGACCTTCCAGCTACTCCCCGCAATCTGGTCCCGGCCGGGAGCGGTTGTCCTCCGCTGGACTTCCCGTGTCCGGGGCATTTATGGTCAGGGCGAAAGGATTTGAACCTTCGATCTCTAGCACCCCAAGCTAGCGCTTTACCAAGCTAAGCTACGCCCTGACATTCCCTGTAGCGAAACCCCCTTCCCGGGGGGGTTTCGTCGCACAAAATATCTGGTGGCGAAGGTGGGAATCGAACCCACGTAGAACGGGTTATGAGGCCGTGCTGGGACCGTCTCCAGTCTACTCCGCCAAAATGGTTGCGGGGGGCGGATTTGAACCGCCGACCTGAAGGTTATGAGCCTTCCGAGCTACCTGGCTGCTCCACCCCGCTGCAATCCCTCAATTGGTAGCAGAGACGGGAGTCGAACCCGCAATTTCCAGCTTATGGGGCTGGCGTGGTCTCCGTATCCGATCCACTCCCCTGCAATCCTGGTGCCCCCTCCCCGAGTCGAACGGGGTTCTCTCGCTCTTCAGGCGAACGCCATGCACCGCATCGGCTTAGGAGGCAAATCCTGGTGCGCCCGACAGGGGACGATCCTGCAACCTTCGGCTTAAGAGGCCGCTGCTCTGCCAGTTGAGCTACGAGCGCACGTCGAAACTTGGTGGAGTCGGCGGATTGGGGGCCCGCAGCCTTCCGCTTAAAAGGCGGCTACTCTTGACCCGTTTGAGTTACGACTCCGAACCTAGCTGGCGCAGCCCGGCTTCCACGGACATTCGCCCCGGAGCTTCGAGGACCGGGCGAGGCGTGCTCGCCTCCCTTTTCGCGCCAACATTGCCTTTCGATTTTTGGCTCCTGGGGAGGGAATCGAACCCCCAACGCTACGGTTAACAGCCGTATGCTCTACCGTTGAGCTACCCAGGAACGCTGAGCCTTCCTCCTCTTCCAATCCTTGGCTGGCACGGAGGGAGTCGGACCCCCATTCTCCGGGTAACGGCCGGGCATCCTACCGTTGGATGACATGCCAGCAATGCGTTCCGGCGGAACCAACCGGCCAGTCGCCTCCCCTGCCCCCAGGCAGGATCGATGGCGTGGCCATCCGCCAAGAACTGGTACCCCCGGTCGGATTTGAACCCACGACCTCTCCGTTCGTAGCGGAGCGCTCTGGTCCGGGCTGAGCTACGGGGGCACAACCCATTCAATTTTGGTGCTCCCAGCAGGACTTTGACCTGCGTCCCCTCGCTTCGAAGGCGAGCGCTCTTTCGCTGAGCTATGGGAGCGAATCATCCTCCTTCAATCCTGGAGGTCCCGCCCGGACTCGGACCGGGATTCTAGCCTTCGGAGGGCTATGCCCTCTCCATTTGGACGACGGGACCTCAATCTAAGGGCGGCGTCCACTGGTCACGATATCCGGGGCGGCCTGGGTTTCTCCGGGTCATGACTCCCGGGTACTTTTTAGGTCCCCGCCCAGCCTGGATCGACTTGCCAGCAACTTTCCGCCGCAATTCCTGGGATCAACCGAGTGCAGGTTAACCCGCGTCCCGCAAGGATGGGCGGCTCCTGCTGCCCGTGGGCACCGGCCCACGTCTGGAGCGCGGCTCACTTTAACCGCCCTGACCCTGTTGATCCCCCCACTGGGGTGACCGGTCGGAGTCGAACCGACTAGAAGCTGGTTCACAGCCAGCCCCCGCGCCGTTTGGGTTCGGCCACATCCTGCGCCCCGTCCTTCCCTCGGGGCGTCTTAATCCTGGAGCGGGGACTTCACGCCGTTCGGGAGGCCCGCAGTGCTTGGGTCGCCCCAGCCTATCCTGCTCACCGCCTCCCATCTATCCCGCCCAAAAGCAAAAGGCCCGCCGAAATCCTCCCGGCGGGCCTCAAATCTCTGTTCGCTTTGCGCTTCCTACGCGCTGCCTGCGAAAGGAGGCCCACCGTAGCCCGGGCGGAAATGGTTCCGCTTGGGCTGCCACTGCATCGGATTGGGTTTCCTGTTTCGCATTTCGCTCTCTTCGACGGTCGACCGGGTAACTCTTTCGTCCGGCATCTCCACCGTCTAAATACCAGTCTCATAGTCGAAGTTTTGATGCGGGCCGCTTTCACGGCCCTACCGGGCCGCCCACTCCTAGCTTCGACCCCGGCGACTCGCGGGAAACCATCGCCCGATGCGAACCCGTATGGACTGGTACTGGCCAGGATTCCTCCTGCCATCCATATAATACCTCCCGTAGGCGAAAAATTCAAGGAAATCTTTTTCGGCTAGACCAGCTTGTCGCTGAACTGGACGTCCTCGTCGTTGGCAAGCGTCGTCATGCCGCCTTCTCGCTGTCCGGGACGGGGCACCCCTCCGGGACTATCTCCTCCAGCGCCCGGAGGGCGATTGCCGCCGTCTTGACGATGCGGTCCAGGCAGTCCTCCCGCTCGGACCTGTACCAGTCGGACCGGAGCTTCGCTACCTGCTCCTCCAGCAGGAGGATGTGCGGGGGGATGGTGGAGTAGAGCTGCCTCCTGTATGCGTCCCTCGGCCATTCCCTATCCTGGGCCTCCCGCTCCCTGTCGATCAGCTTCAATGCTTCTTCCCTTTTCATTGCCTTTCCCCCCTTGTCCTTGGTTTCCACGTCTCCGTGGTCGTGCTCCTCGTACGGCCTGCCGCAGACTTCGCAGTTCAGGATGTCCCCGGCAAGCTCCGACCCGTAGGCCGCGATGGCATAGTCGGCGTGCGCCTTCCTTTGAAATCTATGGCCGCCCATTCCCGCCTTCCTCTACCGTCTCCGATTGTGCCTTCGCGACGCCTTCTGCATTTTATTCTTGGAGCGGTTCCTGGCCCTGCGGATTTCGGTCTCCTTGTTCAGGCGGTGCCTTTGCCGGTATTCCAGCGAGTCCTTTTCCGGGTCATGGTATCGCATTCTCCCCCTCCGTTCTCATCTTCATCGGCCAATGTTCCCTCAGCACTGCGAGTTTGGCGTCGTTGACGCAATACCGCAGAATCCTCATGTCCCGCATCCTCTGGAGGCTTATCGTCGGGCAACTGTACAGCGGGAGGTAGGGGACCGGCACGGTCGGCGCGGGCCAGGGCCCATTGTCGAAAGGCAGCGTGCCCGCCGCCATCACGGCGGCTGGAATTGCCAGGAACATCCCCAAAAACCCACGCCTATCCATGTCCCCTCCCCATCCTTCCGTACGCCCTCTCGATGACTGCCTCCATCCTTTTCCGGCCGACCACGTTCATGGAATGGACGTCCACGCCGTCCTTCGGCCAGATGCCGTTCTCCTCCATCCAGCACACCACGGCATAGCCTGAGTTGCCCTCCTGGAGCCCGAGGTCGTGGTCCAGGGAGGCATACGTGACTTCTCCCGTCCTGAGCAGGGCAATGGTCTCGGCGGCGGTCTTAGCCCATACGATGATGTGGTCGCTCTGCCAGCTATCCGGGGGCTTGCGTATGTCGTCGAGCCATAGTTCCAACGTTTGCCTCCCGGCTACATCCCCAGCCAATGGATGTGTTCGGGGCTCGTCATCCACCCGATGGTCTTGGCCAGGCTGTCCTCGAAGCTCATCGGGACTTCCCAGCCCATGTTCCACATGGCGTCCCCGCACAGCCCGTAGCGCAGGTCGTGGCCCGGGCGGGAGGAATGGAAGTCCACCATCTCGTAGCTCAGGTCCCTCCCGAGCACCGAGGCGATGTTCTTCGCCAGTTCGAGGTTGGATACTTCCTTCTCCCCCACTATGTTGTACTTCTGCCGGAACGACGCGTTCGCCAGGAGGAAGAGGACGGCCGAGGCGATGTTGCGGCAGTGTATCCAGAAGCGGCTGCCCGAGACTTTCCTGTCCGGGGACGCGTGGATGGGTATGGTCGTCCCCCTCAGCAGGGACTTCACGACCTTGGGGATGAACTTCTCCGGATGCTGCCTTTCCCCGAACGCATTCATGCAATGGGTCACGATCACCGGCACCTTGTAGGTGTTGGCCCACGCCAGGCAGAGCTCCTCCCCAGCCGCCTTCGTGGCGGCATAGGGATTGGTGGAATTGTACCTGTCCCACTCCTTGTACGCCGTGGTCCTGGGGGCCGGGCCGAAGACCTCGTCGGTCGAGAAGTAGAGGAACCGCCTGAGCCCGGGAAGGCGTCGGGCCAGCTCCAGCATCTCGAACGTCCCCATGACGTTGGACTCCACGAATATGCGGGGGGCCGCAATCGAGTTGTCCACGTGGGTCTCCGCGGCCATGTGGACCAAATAGTCGACGTGTCCTAGCTCCCTTTCCAGCCCCTCCCCCACCCTGGACCTCAAATCCACCGGGTATGTCCTGACCCTGCGGCTGTCGAACGCCTCGATGTCCCTGAGCCGGTCGAACCCCTCGGAGGCGTAGGTGAGCTTGTCCAGGACGACGACGTCCCAGTCCGTGGCCTTGAGGACGTGCTCCACGAAATGGTGGCCGATGAACCCCGCACCGCCCGTTATCAGGATTTTTGTGGGCATAAGTCACTCCCAGGAAACTACGAGGATGCTATCGTAAGTATGGTAAGGCGTCTCGGAGCCGCACTCGCCGCCGCTATTCATGTAGGCGGCGCTGGTGTCGTGCTCCACGCACCTGCCCTCGATGACTGCCTTGTAGCCGTCCTTGTGGAGCTTCCTCAGCACTAGCTTGACTTCCTTGGCGAACTCGAACCTCTTGAAGAAGTCCCCATAGACGGACTTGTCGCTTACCCAGTGCTCAGATACGAGGGTCCGAGAGATGGACTTCTTTCCATCCTTGACTGTATAGTCGATGGAAGCGTAAATGTGCCTGAGAAGGCTTGCATAGAAATCCTTGTGTTTTTTGGACTTCGCCTTCTTGTCCCGGAACCTGCGCTCCTCGGATTCCTTCTCCCTCTTGATGCGGGGGGCCTCCGCTGCCCGTTCGCTCGCTGCCCTGGCCGTTGCTGCTTTCATGGGTATCCTCCCGCTTCCTTTTCCTATGGCTCCACGTGATGCGGAGTCTCGCTTTCCTTCCAGCTTATCTCTTCCCACTCGCCGAAGACGTAGTCCATGATTGTGCGATCCGAGAGCTCGACGGACCTCATGCCGATTACCGGCCTGCCCTGCGATGCAATGGCGACGATTCTTTCGGTCTTGTAGGTCAGGCTATCGGGGTCGAGTGAGTATGCACACTCATCATGAGCGACGATGCGGTACAGGAACCTCTCCTGTGTCCTTCCAAGAGAGATTGCACTGCTGACGGGGTATGCTATCCAGAACTCGGTCCCTATCGGTCGTAGGTTGGTCTCTTTCATGTCCACCCCCTCAGTTTCCAATGCCAGAGCATGGCGTCCGCTACCAGCCTGCCTGCGGCCTCCCTGTCGCATTCCGGAGGGAGGGGCGAGCGCTTTTCCGCCTCCTTCAGCTTGTCCCTCAGGCTCTTGTACAGGTCCAGGATTTCCCGGAGGCTCATCCTTCCCTCCTTGATGTCCAGGAGGAGCTCCTTCTCGGGCCTCGGAAACGTCACGGTTCCCGTGCCCAGGAGCTCGATGCCTTCCATCATCCCCCTTATCATGTGCATGGCGGGCTTGCTCTTGTAGCCTTGCGTGGCGGGAACGACCGGGGAGATGTGGGTCCGCACCCAGTTCTTTTCCGTCATCCGATCAAACTGGTCGTTCCCCAGCCCCAGGAATGCCTTGGCATGCTTCGACGCCAGGAACACGCCCTTGTTCGGGAGGACGAAGAGGTCCCATGCCGTCAGGCTGTGCGCCTCCCTGTTCCTGCGCTTGCATTCGTTGTCCCCGACGAAGTCCGGGCATTCCGTCAGGCATTTCGGGTACTCGCATTGCTGCTCGTCGGTTGGGCAGGACCATATGCACTTGGGCTCCACGGACATGTCCCGGACCTCGTCCGGGACGAACAGAAACGACAGGGCGGCGGGGTTCCCCTTCAGGGCCAGGCCCGCCCACCGCCTGAGGCTGTAGGCCTTCACGTCGACGTCGTCCTTGGAGTTCTTCCTCTTGTCCGAGGACGTGCTGGCGCTGGCGTGGCCCCCCTTCTTCGGGTCCTCGCTGTCCAGGCGCAGCTCCTCGTGCGGGCGTCCTATGAACGCTCCCGCCACATCGAGGTCCCCCTCCCCCTCGTGCCTTGCCCCGTGCAAGCGGGAGCCCGAGGCGAATGCCAGGATGACGCTGTCGGGGTCGACCTTCCCGAACTGGACCATTGCCTGCTTGAGCTTGCCGTAGAGATGTTCGTTCATGGAAATACCTTGGCGTACCCTTCCTTGTAAAACAAACCGGGGTTCGACGCCCCCCAGTGCTCGTCGAGCCCCGATGATTCGTCCACCCATACAACCAATACCCAAGTGCCGTCCTCGTCCAGCACCCGGATTTCCCACGTCCCATGCGGCGTTGGCCCCGCTTCGTATCGCCCGTTTTTCTTCATGGCGAAGGTCATCCCGTCTTCGGGTCCTCCCCCACTTCCCGCTCCAGCTCATTGGCCAGGTTTCGCAGCGCCTCCGGCAGCGTGTCGCCGTACCCGCACACGCCTTCCATGGGGTTGGGGCCGATCATGGCCACGATTTGGTCCCCGTCCGCCTCGCAAAGCACGGCGCATGGGGCCGTCCTCGGGTAGGGCCGCCTTACGGCGCACCCGTCGCTTGCCGTCAACCTCATAGTTTCCTTGAAGGTCAACATTCCCCGGCCCATGTTATTTTCTCCTGAGCATGTCGCGGTTCTCCGGCAGGCCGAAGAACTCCACCAGCTTGATCAAGAATTCCTTGGAAACCTCTATCTCCCCGTCCGCATTGGCGAAGATGTACTCCGACTTGACCGCAAGGACGGTCCGGTCCTTCGGCCTCGGGTCCTGCTCGCAGGGGTAGAGCCTTTTCTTGTCCACCACTACGAACGACTCCCGCCGTTCCTCCAGCCCAAGGACGTCGTCCCTGGTGTCGAGTATCATGCCCATGTCAGCATGCCTCCTTGACCCCCCTTAGGATTCTCATGCCGTACTTTATGAGCTTCCGTTCCGCCCTGGCATGCGCCTCCCCGACTGGCCACCTATCGAACTCCCCTACGGCATGAAACGCATCGTCGCACCAGCGATAATCCGCCGAGCTCTCTGGGGTGCCGTCGATTCCTAGCAGCCCATCGGCCGTCCCGCACCTGGGGCAGAGCCCCCATGCCCTGAGGGCATTCCTTGCCGCCCCTATGGCATCGAGCTCAAGGTTCCGCCTCTCCTTGGCCCGGATGGCGGCATACTCGCAGTCGGCCTTCCATGCCCTGCGGGTCCAATGGAGCGACCATGATATCCCGAATGCCAAAACGAATCCCGCTGCCAGACCGACCAGGACGAGAATCTCCCTCATAGCTTCCACCACCTTCCCCCGCAGTCCTCGACCATGGTGGGGCATTCCTCCTTGATCGGCTGCGGGTGGGAATAGAGGGACTTGCCGCATTCCCCGCAGGGCATGTCCCCGCAGGCCCGCTCGAACGGCTTCCACCTCGGCCCCAGGCATTCCACCGTCACCCTGACCATGTACCCTTGCTTGAACTTTTCCGGGTCGAGCGGCGGGATGCGGATGCCCAGCTCGCCCTCGCAGGCGGACCTGACCATGCCCGTCCACGTCTCCCCCGGCCTGAGGGCCCGCGACGCGCCGACCTCGGCCTCGAACGACTGTCCGGACCTGCATTTGCTGCAGCCCGCGTTCTCGAAGCCGCAATTGCATTTCTGCGTGCCGTAGTTGCCGTCCATGAGCTCGGGCAAGGAGAAACAACAACAATGGTCCTCATGCCCGGTCGGGCCCTCCCAGTACGACATGTGGCCAGGAATCCCGCAGGGACCGGGCCCCGTCGTCCAGTCGTCCACCAGCTTCTTGAGCACGGCCCTTGCCCTGTCGGCATAGAAAACGTACCCCTTTCCCTGGGGCACGCCGGAAACGGCCACCAAGCTGATTTCCATGACCGCCGCCTCCAGCACGGGGTTGCCGCTCGCCGACATGCTTGCCTTTGGCTCCCTGCCCTTGGTCATCCTCGCCGCTCCTTCTTCTTTATGATCCTGACGTGGCTCCTATGGACCAGCATCCAGTTTTTCCCCAGCTTCTTGAGGGGCACGCCGTCCACCTCCGCCCGGCATTCCTTTTCCTTGCAGAACAGCTCCAGCACCTGGCGCAGCGCCCTGCCCGCTTCGAGGGAAATCTTCCGCAGGGCCTCCCGCCCGAAGGACGTATCCTTGCCGTATGTCGCCGCGGGATTGGCTCTCTGGAGCGTATAAGCGTAGATTTCCGCCGTGTCCCCTCCCCATTGGTTGTTGCCGTACAGGGCGTCGGAAAGCTGGAGCGCCAGCACGAACAACTGGGCCTGGCTTATCGTGTGCATGTCATCCTCCGTACAGCTTCTTGGTCAGCCAGATGGACAGGAGGGAGCCGAACGCCCCCCCGAGGGTGTAGGCCCCCACCACCACCCAGTCCCTCGACCTCTTGTCCTCTATCATCAGCTTGGTCACGACGATGCCCTGGAACGCTATCAGGAGGTCGGTGCTCGCCGTGTAGAGGTAATACCCCTTGGCAATCGCCCGGAAGTTGGCGGCCAGGAGGAAGTACGAGACGAGCTGGGAGAAGAAGAAGAACGCTGCCTTCCCGGCCTTGCTCTCGGGCACCGGCGACCACGGGGGCTTCTCGGGCTTCTCGGAGGTTTCTTTTTCGGGCATTGCCTAACGTCCTTCTACGTCCGTGCCTCGTGCTTCGCCCCACGTCGTGTCGGGAAAGAAGGACATGCCCTTCGTCACCAGCCTGCTCTTGAGCCGTATCATGGCCTTGACGGTCTCGTATGATTCCTCCACGATAAACTGCACGGGTTCGGTGTTTCTGACGGCTCCGCCCAGCTTTACGATGGTGTGGTCCTCCTTTTGCAGGATGTAGGCTATATGGGAAGCGCCGATCAGCACGGGATCTCTTCCTTGTATTTGGTGCAATTCCAGGAACATCGTCCCCTCCTTTTGCTACCTTGGCCTGTGGACCTTTTCCAGGAGCTTCACGAAGGCGCTGAGGCCCTCCTGGGTGTCGATGTGGTACACCCCGATGGCGAACCCCTGGCCCCAGAACTCGGCTCCGCGACAGGCACAGTCCCCCGCCACCCTGACTTCTTTTCCCCACTCCTCGTCAAACGGGATGGCATGCTCGGGGGGAATTCCGGGTCCGGTAGCGATCCAGTACCCCCAGGCACGCCGGAGCTGCCAGCGGTGCGGCAGGCCGACGACGGAGGCCGGGACCTCGAAGTACCGTCCCTTGCCGCTGTACCGCAAGGCATCATTCTGGAATATGCTTTCCTTCTCCAGGCCAGCGGCGGCAAGCTCCGCACATACGGCGTCGTCCGTTTCCTTGAATACCTTCTCGTTCCTCAGGGGTTCGCCTTCGTGGTCATAGAGGCACTTGGTTACGGCCAGGTTGGGGAATCGGTGGTGCTTGTCTTTTTCCAGCTCCGACATAAGGGACTGCAGGGGTGCCATGTCATCCTCCGTTCCGGCCTACCAGGACTGCGGATTCTTTTCCAGCTTTTTGTCACGGTGCCAGCATTTCGCCGCGCACTGGTATCTTTCGTGGGCGGTCGCCGATGTTTTCTTTCCGGCGCAGCAGGCCTTGTCGCACTGCGACTCGGGTTTGCCGCACATGCAATACCGGCACGGGGGTTCGTCCTTGCACCCTTTCTTCCCTGCCGCCCCCATGAGCACGGGGACCATCAGGATGGCGGCCAGCCACGCCCTTCTCATACTGGCATGTCCTCCGTCATGACCTGTTTGTAGGTACGGAGCAAGTCCTTCAGTAGTTCGGCATTGCCCAGTTTTTTGAAGTGATATGCCAAGGCACCTATGCACCGCCTTGCCTCCGCCAGCAGTTCCTTGGCCTCGTCGAGCTCGGTGGGCACCCGCTTGGCATGCGTTAGCTCCTCCAGTGGCGTGTTGGAATGCTCGACCAGGAAGGCCTCCGCCGACTGGCTAACCCGGTCGAACAGCCTGTCTGGCGAGCATCTGGGTGGTGCCGTTTCCGGGAACCTTGCGTAGTGGAGGCAGTGCCGGAGCTCGTTGACCGTGTGCAGCGCCTTCTTTAGTGCTTCGGCGTTGTGCATTTCATGCTGGGCTCCGGAATCTAGGGTGGCAATGACGAACTGCTGCGCTTCGTTGAGCTTTTCCCAGACATCGTGCCCCTGCACCATGTAGGGCACCAGCGCAAGGGCCACTTGCTGTTTGCCGCTGAGGGTCAGCCTGACGATTGTACAATCGCCTTGGCGGTCGGTACGGACCGCCTTGACGTCCGCCCAATGCGGCTTTGGCACGAGGAGTCTGGACAACTGCCTAGCCGCCTTGGCAGGCACCTTCTCGACGTGCCAGCGCTCGTATTCGTAGGCCCTGCGCAGGGAGAGTAGCCTGATGGCTGCCTTGCCATTCTTCTGCTTAGCCTGTTCGTAGAGGGCCCTCTGCTTGGGCGTCAGGTCGCCGTAGACTTCCCATGCGATGCGCAGGTATTCGAAGAGCCTGAGGAAGGCAGCTTCCTTCTCTTTCTGCGTTGAGAATGGGAACTGTATGTCGTCTTGCTTCCTGTTGCCGTAGATCAGGACTTGTTGTTTCATACATCACCTTGTTTATCTAGCATACCGGAGTTGTATAGTTGTGCCGTGTCCGCCTCTTCGTCCGCCTTGCATGCAGAGCACCCACACTACCTTTCGGCCTCTTCGGTTAGCCGGAGGTGCTCTGCCATCCGACGTTGGCGTGAGCACTCACACTGCCTTTCGGCCTCTTCGGTTAGCTCTTCCCCTTCCGGGTCGCTATTATCCTCCTCGGACAACCCGGGAAAGTCGTAGGCGTTGATGGCCCTTGCAAACGACCTGGGGTCGGTGAGCAGGAAGGACAGGGCGGCAGCCAAGCGCCGCAGGCTTACGATCTTGCGCAGAAGGAACAGGACGACGACGACGATGACGGCCTCGATGGCCTCGTTCAGCAGGAATCCAATGAACACCCAGAACAGTATGCCGTGGTTGTGCAGCATTGTCATTCTCCTTGGGGGCCTTTTGCCCTCAACCATACTATACATCGGCCAGAGAAGGATTCGACGGGATTCTTTGCCTCAGCCGACCGGCTTGTAGTCCTCGCAGAAGTCCGCATCGCCGCAAACCCATGTCGTTCCGTCCTCTTCGGTCACTATCCAGCTCCCGTACTTCACTTCGCCATATCCGCATGGGTAATGGACGTGTGCCGCACATGCAAAGGACACCTTTACCAAACAGTTGGGTTCCAGGCACATTCCCCTTACGGGCTGGTCAAGGAACTGGACCGCCATGACGTCCGACAACCTCAGCCTGTACTTGGCAGGGACCAGGGGGTTTGCCTTCTTGGGAAAGAACAGCCTGAGGAATTCCCTGACCATGTTCCTCAGGGCCATAACGGCGACGATGGCGGCACATGCCCATAGCGCATATTTGAATACGAAATTCAAAACCAGCCCTTTCATGGCTTATCCTCCCTTTCTCACGGCACCTCGGTAGGCTTTTGCCCCTCGTTCCAGGAATAGGCTCGAAATTTTCTCCCCATGGTGCCTCCAGCCTATACTATACCGGAATTCTACGAAAAAAGCGGAAAAATCTTGAATGGGGATAAGGGGGTCCGCCGTCATTTCCTCGTGAACTCGGCGTACCATGCCGGGGGCCATTCGAGATAGCACTCCCATGCCCACCCTCTCCCGTAGCATTCGAGGTCCAGGAGCGCCTGAACATGGCGACTCCAGTCCCTGGCCGTGGGAATCTGCAGCCTTTTCCCGCCATCGCGGGACCAGCTATAGGTGTTGTTCCAGGAGCATTCGAGGCGATGGGGCATCAGCAGGTCCGGGTCGGAGAGCATCCGCCTGGCGGCGGCGTTCTGCGCCCTCCTCACCCCGCGAGCGGCCCGCGTCTTATCGTTTTTGGCAGACGCAGTCCCGCAGCACGATGCGTAGGGCTTGCGGTACGAGTTGGACATAAGGAGTTCCTCCTTATGTCATGGTGTGCCTCCCTTCCTGCATGTTGGCGGGGTGCAGGGAATTTCGCCCAATTTTCTCGCAGTTTCGGTGACGGTCGACTCAATCCAACCCTACGCTGCTCATGCGCCTTTCACGCAGAACCCCGAATCCTCCGTCTCCTGTTTTTCCTGAGCAACGGGCTTTTGGCCGCCCACCTTACCCCCATTTCCTCAAGCTCCTCAAGGTCCTGCTCGTCGGGCTCCCTGCTGTGGAAGATCGGTGCTTCCTTCTCCGCCTCCCCGGCCACCTCGACGTCGGACAGCCAGCGCCAGAGCTCGTCCGTGTCGTCCCCATGAAGGGCTTCCTGCCCGTCCTCCCGGGCCTCGAACCAGGAGCCGTCCTTGCCCTCGTGCACCCGCATTTCTAGGCGGGGAAAATCGTTGTGCGTCCATATGTCGTCTTCCCAGTCGTGCCTTCCCGTCCTTTCGTTGTCGATGTGCCATCCCTTGCGCAGGAGGGCATCCCCCCACTGCTCCTCGGCAAAGGATGCCGACTTTTTCTTGGAGCCCATGATGCCCATGGACTTGAGGCTCTGCCTGTCGCTTTCGTCGAACTGGTACCTCGGCTTGATGGGCAGCCTTCCCTTGTCTTCCGCCCCCGATTGGTAGATGTAGCCATCGTCCCCGACGTACAAATCTGCTTCCCCGAATGCCTGCGCCGCCTCCGTCAGGGCCTCGCCCGTGGACGGATAGTCCCCGTCCCAGAATCCGGCCCCATGGTGGTTCCTGGTGAGCCAGAAGTCGTGCCCCTGCCGGGCATAGTCCTGGCCATCCTCCGTCCTTGCCTTCCATAGGAGGTCCTCGTTCTCCCTGCAGAACTTGGCGCAGTCCTCCCTCATGGCGGCGAGGGTGGCGGGGGACAGGTCGGACCTGCCGTAGTTCTTGTCCAGGGGCTCCTGGTCGCCTTCGTACAGCCCCCCCGTGCTCGACCAGAGGGCGGTGTCGATGTAGGAACGGAGGAAGATTTCCAGCATAGGGGCCTCTGTATAAGAGGCGGCTAGAACGGAATGTCCTTTTGCGCTTCCTCGGGGACGGCGATGACGCCCTTGAACTTCAGCCTTTCGACCTCGACGGGCGAGAGCGGGCAGGGGGGTTCGTCGCCCGGCTTCCATGGGGAGCGATGGTTGGGGAGCTTGTTGAGCTCCTTCGGCCGGAAGCCCAGGTACACCCATATGGATATCTGGATTGCGTTCAGAAGGTTCCAGGCCGCCTGCGGCAGGTGGGGCTCGGAGCGGTCCCCGGCGATGTAGGCCGTGATGTGGTTCAGGGCGCTCTGGAGGAAGTCCAGGATGTCCCCGCCGTTCTCCCAGTTCCGGTCGTTGCCGTCCCCCGTCTTGCTGCGCCCCTTGTTCCCCGTCTCGTAGATCGTGGAGACGAGCCAGACGGCATCCCACGGCATCCAGTGGAGGCCCCCCTTGCCTTCCCGGGTGTCCCGCTGCATGCCTGTGCTGTAGTGGTGGTCCGCCTCCGAGACCTTCTTGAAGCCCGTTTCCTTCTCTCGTTCCTTCAATGCGTCCATGACGGGCAAATACTAAACCTTAGGCGGTTTTCAGAGGGGGAGCATCAAGGGTCGTGTGGGGGTCGTCATGACGACGTCGACGAGGGCCTTTTCCAGGCTCCTTGCACGGACGCACATCACGAGCGCCAGGGCCGCCAGGGTGCGCTCGGCGGGCCACCCGAAGTGCTTTGCTATGGACAGGAGGCTCTGCTCCGTCCCGGAGACCAACGGGGAGTCCTGGAACTCCCAGAAGATGTCCCTCAGGATGCCGTCCGCATCTTTCTCCCCGGCCAGCTCCACGGCCCGTTCTACCGTCACCTTTTCAGACATTTTCGTCCTCCTGCCAATGGCGCGGAATGGAGTTCCTCAGGAAATCCCTGTGCTTCGTGAACTCGGGCGTGCAGGGGTCCGCCACCCATCCGTCCTCGGCCTTCCATACCGCCGCCCCCCGCCTGAACCGCACCGGCTGCGCCTTCCATTCGAGGCCCGCCTCGCCTACGAGCGCGAGCCTGTCTGCGGATTTTTTCCCGAAAAGCTGCTTGGGGCTGGCATGGGCGCTGGCCAGCATCGTTATGGAGTTCCTGATGGCGTCCTTCTGCCGGTCGATGAAGTAGTTCTCCACTTCGACGTAGTCCGGGATGACGAAGGCCCGGGAGTCGAACGTGGCGTCGGGCTTTTTGCCCGCCATGGGGTGGGCCTTGACGCCCTCGGGGTTGATGCCGAGGACGAAGTCCTGGCGGAACCACCCCACGTGCCGGTTGAACGCCATGGTGGCGATGCTGGCCGTGATGCTCTCGATCTTGTCCTGGCAGTTGTCGAACCACGCCTGGGTCTCCACGGAGTCGAAGTCCGTCAGGAGCAGGCTCACCTCGTCCGACTGGACGTACCCGAGCTTGCATCCCGAGACCTCCTTGCATAGCGCCAGGGCGGCGGCGTCCATGCATGCCATGAAGTCCGGGTCGTAGGGCTTCCGGAGGCCCCTGGTCCAGGTGTGGAACGCCCTTCCGTCCACGCGGACGATGACGTGCGTCCGCCGCGGGAAGTAGCGCCTGCACCGCAGCTCGTAGCTGTCCTTCATCCTGGCCGTCAGGGCGTTCTTTTCCCTTTTCATGCCTGCCTTACCCTCCGAGCGAAACGTGCATGCAGCCGTGATCGTCCGGCTTTGTCTCCACCCACCTCCACCCGGCAAACTTTGCCCGTGCCACCGGGGTGCTCCAGCATTCCCTGCATATAAAGATGTCATTCTGGTAGGGCCCCCAGATGCTTACGGGGCTGTATGCGATTCCGTTGGCCTCGTGCCCGCCCCGGTCCGTCGGGTATGCGGCCCTTTTCTTCGCGGGGTTCCATTCGCACCTTGGCTTCCTTCCCTTGGGCTCCCACGTCACGATCCCGCCCGACTGGACGTTGAATGTCGTGCCTTTGAAGGTTGCTTCCTGCTGCCAGAAGACGTGCGTGGCATACGGCCCTGCGTGCCCGGCCTTTCGCAGGCATGTGTGGTGCATGGGAGTGGAGGGATAGGAGCACTCGATTTCCGACAGGCATTTCGGGCTGCCGTCGTCGGCGAATTCCAGCGTGAAGTCCATCTACCTTCCTCCCTTCATGGAGATGGACCAGACGGCGTACAGCAGGTAGGCGAGGTACGGGGCCACGAGGCCTATGGACACCTTCGTTTCTCTGCTCAGTTTCATTGCTTTACCCCTGTTGCGGCTTTTTGCGTGCCCTTCTGGCCAAGTAATGCATTTCCACCATGTCCAGCAGCTCCACCTGCAGCGCCCGTATCAGGCTCATCGTCTGGATGTCCTTCCTTTGGACGTCCGGCAGGTCCACCAGCGGCGTCTGTTCCCAGTTGGCACGGGCGCGGTCCAAATCCCTCCTAAGGCTGTCGCGCCATGCCTGCAGGACCTCGGCGCAGTCGAGCAGCCTTTCTATCGACACGGGCTTCCGTTTTGTTCCCATGGATACACTATACCGGATTTTTGGGGATTTGTCGGAAAAATTAGATTACGTAGGAGAGAGTGAGGGCATCCCTGTCGAGGATGCGGAAGTCCTGGAGCTCGGACTTCTCCGGCACTATTCCGTCCTTGCGCAGAGTCTCGAAGGTTGGAAGGAAGCATTCCAGCATGGGGTATACCTTCATGTGGGGGAGGAGGACGCATACCTCCTCGACGAACGGCGGCTCGGCCCCCTGCTGCGCCAGGATCATGCTCCTTAGGTGCGCTGGCTCTTGGGTGAGGTACTGGAGCCTCACCTTGACGTGCCCCGGAAGGGAGGGGGCGATTCCCGCCTTTGCGGCCCGGGGCTTGATGACCCGCCTATTGCTTCCGGTCAAGGAATTCCTCCATTAGCTGCCCGAGGCTGCTTATCCTGGGCGTCGGCTCGCCTCCAACGGGTGCTTCGGGCGGCATTTCTTCCCCTTCGACGGGGATTGCGGGCTCGGTCCTTCTTTCCTTCTTCCTGATCGACATGGATTGGTTCGTCCTTCTCTCCAGCAGGAAGTCCCTGAGCCATATGTCGTCGCTGGCCAGGGCCATGCGGGAGAGGCTGCCCATCGTCACCCTGGTCCTCTTCGCGCTTTCGTTGTAGAAGGTCCCGGTCTTTACCCCCTCCCCCTCCCCAGACAGATAGGCGAACTCCATGCGATGCATGTCTATCCCCGATCCGGTAAGGGCATAGATTGTGTCGGCCGACAGGGGGATGGCGATGGCGACCTCGGGGAGGGAGATGTCATCTTCCTCCAGGGTGGTCTGCCCGTCCTCGTCCATGTACTCGTCCAGATTGTCCATCAGGTACGCCTTGGCCTCGTATATCACGCCCTGCTCGGAGGTCATCCCGTAGAGGTGCAGGCGCAGCTCGCTTACCTTCTCGGCATCCAGGCGCTCGATCAGCTCCAGCCCCCGCATCAGGGAGGCAAGGCCCTTCTCGTCTATCGTGAAGTATCTCATCTTTCCCTCATTAAGGAGGCGAAAAGACGAATTACAGGTAGCGCCCGCGCCGACCGAACACCTGGTCGAACAAGCCCCCTGGGCCGAAGGTGTTGAAGAACAGGCTCTTCGTCCTTGCCGTGGCAGGAAGGTCCGTCCCTTCCTTCAGGGAGACGATGACCCTGGTGACGGGCTCAGACGTCTTGAATTCGGCCTTCTTGCCGGAGGCCAGCCTTTCCATGAGCTTGTCGTCTATCTCTATGATCGTCGCCTTCGTGGCCTTCTCGTCCCCCGGCTTTGGGGCGTCGTTCGGCTTCGTTTCGTACTCTATCTCCACCACTTCTACGTGGCATTCCCCGCAGTAATGCCTCGTCTTCTCGAACGACTTCCCCCACCGTTCCAGCTTGTCGGGTGCCGCCACGGGGGCGACGAGGCGCTTTATGCCCGCCTGTATCATCGTCACGGCGCACCTCTCGCACGACAGGAAGGGGTAGGTGTAGAGGCTGTATCCGCTCAGCGGCTCCCGGCTGAAGAGCAGGGCGTTGATTTCGCAATGGATGACCCTGCTGTATTTCTCCTCCCTGTCCCCGAGGAAGGCGGGATCGTCGGGCATGGACATGGGAAAGCCGTTGAACCCCACCGACACCACCGTCCTGTCGGGCCTCGTTATGACGGCCCCGGTCCGGGTGGAGGGGTCCTTGGACCACGAGGACACGAGCTTCGCCATGTCCAGAAAATGCAAATCCCATTTTAGATCAATCATAGGCTGCTCCTGCTCAGATTGGCCACTACTGCCATTGTTTCGCCCGTTCTCAGGTCCGTCCAGGAATGCGGGATTACCCGCATCTTCTTGGCCAGCCATATGCCGGTACGGCTGCCCGGCTTGGGCCTGATCCCGTAGGCTTGCACTCGGAAGAAAACGTACTTTCCCTTCGTCAGTCGGTCGAAGGCCCTGGCGTCGTCGAGGCTCCTAACGAAGTGGAAGCCCGACCTGTATCGCTGCCCCACGCCGTCCCTCACAATCCCGGCCTTGGCGACCATCCACGTACCCACGGGCACATGCCTGCTCCCGCCGAGCCCGTGGTAAAGAAAGCCCAAGTTCCTACAGTCCCATCGGCCTTCCTCGTCCGGGCCCCGGAAGGCCTTCCAGCCGATGATTGTCTCGTTCATCTTCTTTCTCTCACGTAGCACCTTGGGTCAGCATGGGGCTCGGATTCCTTCACCCCGCACGTCGGGCATAGTTTCTCTTGTTCTTTGGATTCTTTCGGCGGATGCCGAAGACTGGGACCACAATACATGCAGTCGCCATCGCCATTGGTGTCCGTCCCGTTCTTCCCCGTCGCCTCCCCTTCCCGCTCCTTGGTGCATTCCCGGCATGTCCATCCGTTTCCCGGGGGGTCCCCGGGACCCCGGCTGTAGAAACACAAAACCATGGGAACGTGGTGCACCAAGCATTCCGGGGTGGTTTGGTTGATAGTGACGAAGGGGTTCTCGTTTTCAAACGTCAGGAAATCCAGGTGCCTCTTGTCCGGCCAGGCGACATTGGCGTGCGGGCACACCCTTATTTGCTGCTCGAAGGTGAAGGTCTTCGTCGCCGTCCTGGACGGTCGCCACTTCAACCACCATAGGGGGAAATATTTATCCCTGAACATGTCCCACCAAGTCAACGGGAGTTCAACGGTCTTCGTCACGAGCTCGTGCTCGTACTTGTCCCTCAGGATCCATCCCGTGAGCTCCAGGACCATGCCGCGAATGATGTAGTCGTAGCGTTGCAGGAGTTGCAGGGTGTTTTTAAGCTGGGGCATTCCGGCCAGCTCCTGGGCCTCCCTGTCCGAGACGACCCTGCGGTTTGACAGGGTCACCGGGGCGAACTCGTAATTCCTGGGCAGGAACTTGGCCTGGGCGTAGGAAAAGCCTTTCTTGTCCATCAGTATACCTCCCGCACGATAAACCATTCCGCCCGCTCTCCTCGGACGTGGGATATGGCCATCTGGATGAGCCAGGCGGAATTGGGGACGGTGCCATCCGTCATCGACATGACTCTGGCTACGTCCACGATCTCTATCTTTTCGTCCGTCATGGTCCTGGCAAGGCGATAATGGGGGTCTATCGTCCAGAAGAACCATACGACTGCCAACGGGAACTCCAGCCGGGCGAGGCGACGCCATATCGCGATGTCCAGTCCTGCCTCCTCGCGGCATTCCCTTGCCATGCCATGGAGGGAATCCTCCCCGTCTTGCAGCCTTCCGCCCACGCCGTTGAGGAGGCCTTTCTGCCATTCCGGCCGATTCTTGCGGATGAGCACGACGTCGGAGAGGTCGGGGCTAAGCACGTAGCCCACGCAGTATCGCTTGCGACCATCCGGGGCCAAGTCCCATTCTTCCATGCCCTACAATACCGCATGGGCGGGGATTCCGCGCCTTACCACATGACGGGCGATCCGTGGACGAAATGTCTCCCGGGATGAACGGGGCACGGCAGGACGATCCCCCCTGGGGGTATGACCATCAGCAGGGGCTTGTTGAGGATGCACTGGGACTCGACCTATGGGTCGCGAAAGGGGACCGGGACGGGGCGGGGCCGGGGGCATCGCCGGGGGAACATCGGGACGGGCCTCCTCGATGGGATGACCGTGATGACTGGCTGGATGAACGGGGTAACCATGGCATTCTCCTTAATTGGACTGGGCGATCACGAGCGGGTCGGTCCCGAGGACGGACGTCCCGCACCCGCACGGGGGCGCTTGGCCTCGTCCGAACCCGCACAGGGGGCAGACGTAGTCGTGCTCGGGGCAGGTACCCACCGTGCGCACCGGCGCTGGGGGAGGGAATACCGGCCATTCCGGATGGCCGCACATCGGAAAGTCCTTCATGTCGTTCCTCCTCGGACAAGCCCCCGGCCCCCGTCTCCGGGGGCCGGGGCGGCTGTACTACTAGATAAGTTCGAGGCCGGTCCCGCATTCCTTGCAGAACTTGACCCCGCTCTTGTTCGTGGTGCCGCACGTGGGGCACTTCGTCTTGGTCTTGACGGTGATGGGCCGCCTGACTTCCTTGCCCCTTACCGCCCCGACCAGCCTGAGGACGATGACATGGGACTTCGCCTCGGTGTCGAACCATTCCCCGTCCACGAACTTCTGCTCGCTGAGGCTGCCCGGCACGGTGATGCCGGGGTCCTCCGCCTGCCTGAGGAGTCCCTCAGCATGGCTGGTGGAGCAGAAGTTTGCCGCGACGGCCCCCTTGGAATGGAGGGAACCGCTGGTGTGGGTGAAGGCATGGTTGGCGGAGGCATCGCTCACGTTGTCGCTGTTACAGGCATTTCCTTGGACGCTGTTGTCCCACGCCTCTCCCTGTCCTCCGCTGGTGGTGTAGTAGGTCGTATATGGGTAATGGGGCAAATAGGGGTACGGGTAGGGATAAGGATAATAGGGATAGTAGTAATCCCAGTCGTGGTGATGGTGGTAGTGGTGCTCGACGACCTTCGGGGGCTCGTACACCTTCTCGAACTTGTACTCCACCCTGACGAGGCCATCCTCGGCCTTTATGCCTCGGTGCTCCTCGACCTTGGCACTCCTCTTGATGAACTTGAACCGGTTGCCCCGGTCCATGTTCCCGTTGCGGATGAACCTCTCCAAGTCCAGCGACTGGTTGGGGTTGACGATCAGCCAAGTGTCGTCGGTGGCGTCCTCGCCGTCGATGGACACCTTGGCCAGGGCCCTCACGGTCCCCAGGTTCTTCAGGAATATGCTGTACTCGGACCCGAACGGCACCGACACCACCCCCCGGTCCTCGCGGAGCACGTTCCCGTCCACCTTGATCGCTGTTACGAACGAATGGGAATGCATTTAAGTCACCTCTAAGCCCGCCGACTGAGGGCTTGTATGCTTAAAGTCGGCTGGATGGCCAGCCTGGCGGCTGACTGGGGGATTGCTTTTCGCCCCCAACCATAATACTGATAGTCGTGGGACTTGATCTTAGAACACGATTTGATGGGTGTCGGCAAAGCGTTTTGCCGAATTCCTGAACTCCTGCAGGATGCTCTCCGCCCAGGGGGCCCTCCCCACAATCCTTGCCTCTATGACGGGGATGCAGCCGTAGGGGGTGGCTGAGAGAAACTCCGCCTCGTCCCGGTAGCACCACTCCAGCTTCTTGCCATGGATTGGCCGCTGAGCCTCGAAGATGACCTCGTCAAAGAAGTCCGGGTCCCTGACGTCGCCGACCTCGTAGTCCCAACGAGGCTTTACCTTCTTGCGCTCCCGGAGCCAGCCGGTGACATTGAAGGTCCTGTCTTTGTACTCCACCTTGTCGCCGATGTCCGGTACCCCCACGTCGATGCCCCAGTCCTCCGCCATTCAATGCTCCTTCCCAACGGTTTCCGTTCCTGACTCCCCCATGTCGTAGATGGTGGCCAGGTCCCATCCCCGTCCTCTGGTGACCGAGTTCTCAAAGAACGAGTAGACCCTCACGACGGACACGTCCCCTTCTATTTGGTCGAACTCCTCGTACACGTGAGTCTCCTCGCCCGGCTCCAGGGTCTTCCCCCTCTGCTCGCTGTAGGCGAGCACCCTTCCCTCGGGGAGGATTTCGTACACCTTGATTTTGACCTCGCCAAGGCTGAGGGGGATGCTCCCCACGTTGGACATCCTCACGTCCACGACGAGGAGCTGCCGGTCGGGGGACAGCCTGCGGCTGGTGACGCGGTGCTCCACCTTGAGGTGGGGGCGGTTCTGCCCCTGCCTGTGGAACCACCATCCCGCCGTCAGGATGGCGGCGATGGTCAGGGCGACCTGGAGCAGGTCCAGCCATCCCTTCGCCCTTTCTCGGAACGGTAGCTGGCTCATTTGTCCTCCTCCGTGGGAGCGGGCTTCTTGGCGGGCGCATTGGCGTCCTTGAGGCGCTGCTTGGCGTCCTTGAGGTGCTGCTTGGCGTGCTGGAGGTGCAGCTTGGCGTTGTCGACGTGCCGTTGGAACGCCACGGATGCCTTCTCATGCGTCTTTGCGGGTACCGTTGGCTTCGTCTCTGCGGACGAGGCGGTGGAAGTGGCGGTGGAGGCGGCCACCGCCTTGACCTTGTCCTGCGGGAACGTTTGCTCGGCCTGCTGCTGGGCCATGGTGCCCACGGCGAGCAGGAGTATGACGGGTAAGAACGCCGCTTTGGTGATGTTCATGCTATTCCTCCCTCAGGGCGGGCACTATCTGCCCCAGGTGCCACACGACGTAGCTGTCGCCCTTGCCCTCCTTCTTGTTCCTGTACACGATGGCATCGTATCCCTTGGCGTCCAGCCATTCCCGGATGAGCCTGTATCCCGCCGTGTAGTCGATGCCCCCCGGGGCCCGGCTTATGGCCAGCATGCGGGAGAGCTGCCCCCGGTCGACGACCCCGTGCCCCAGGAGCCAGTAGGCGACCTCCTCGGGGTCCCATTCGTTCATGTCCGGCATGCGCAGGGGCTTCCCAATCTTCAGGTATGCCGGGCGTATGTTGGCCCCCTCCCCCGGCGAACCCTCGTCGCGGATGATGCCCGGGGACCGCCTGGCGGCGGTCTCCGCCTGCCCCACGGTGCCGAAGTGGACGCCGATCCCCTCGAAGTCCTCATCGGCGACGTCCTCGGGCAGGCTGAAGTCCTCGAATTCCTGCGAGGTGCCGTGGTAGACCGGCCCGACCATCCCCGGACGCCTGGGGAGCCTCGCCCTGACGAGGAACTCCGCCGCGAGCTTCAGCATCGGGCCTCCTTCCCCGGGATTTCCTTCCGCGTCATAGGATGTCGGCCTCGGTGACTTCCATGGGTGCGTTGTACCACACCGACTCGTATATCCTCAGGCAGTCCTGCCAAGTGCGCCTGGATAGCATCCACTGGTGATACAGACGTTCCTCGTCCCGCCCGAGGACGTTGGTGAGCGGCTCGGCGATGGAGTTCTCGTCCGCCGCAAGCGACCCCTTGTCGAACCTCGACAGCGGGACGCGGACGACGAGCGGCTCCGCTGGGGGTTCCTCGATGTAGTCCAGGTCCACCAGCTCGTCGTCGTTCCTGGATGCCTCCCTGTCCTCGGAGTAGTATTCGGCGACGCGCTCCGTGCCCCACCAGCTAGGCCCCCTGATGCCCTCCCTCAGGATTCCGGACAGGCGGTCCTGCGTGGTGCCGTGGTATAGGTAGGTCGATCCGAGTTCCTGCCAGCCCAGCCTGCCGTCCATCAGGCACGTCCCTTCAAGACTTCCTTGAGGTCCGCCAGCATCTCGTCGAGGCCGTGGTAGAACGGAATCTCGTAGCGTCTGGCCACGATTTGGAGGTTGCCCTGCCTGTGGAACCCGTCCTCGATGCACAGGACGGCGTCCTTCTTCGGGGCGAACAGGCCGATTTCCAGCATGGTGACGGGGCCCTTGCTGTCCTTGAGAAGCACGTAGACGCACAGATCGGCATCCTCCTGGGCCTTGAGCTCCCATTCCACCTGCCGCCTGAACTCGGGGTTGTCGGCGGACTGCTCCTATGAAGAATCCCAGTCCTCGCGGCGGGGGTTGAGGACGACGACGTCCACGTCCGCCAGCGCATCGACCACCCGAGACTGCCAGTCCTCGGCGGTCCCCTGGTCTATGGCACCGCCCAGGAACACCTTGTAGCCCTCGGGGCCGTACTTGTTCGGGGCCAGTACTTCCTTGGCCATGTTTACCCCCGTTCCTTGAGGCGGAACCTGATCCAGAGGGCGAGCAGGGCGACCTGCACCGCCGTGGTGATCCCCGTGATGAGGAGGCTGAGGGACAGCCGCCCCAGCACCAGGAATATGATGCCGAACTCCACCGTCTTGCTGAGCATCTGCCATTCCACGGACAGCCGGATGGCCCTCTTCACGTTTTCGCCCTCTGTTTAGGTATGGAAAGCAGGGATTCTAGGGAAGGGAGTTGGAGGAGGACGTGGGAATCGAACCCCCAGGTTTTGCCCTGCCCCGGCTTTCGAGGCCGGTTGCCGGCCGTTCGGCGGCGTCCTCCGTGAACTTGTAGGCGTAAGTCTTGCCACCGCATTCCAGTGTCACTTTGTGGCCCGTTGCGATGGAGGTCGAAATCTCGTTAATGAACTGCTCGTAAGATATTTCCATCTTGTGTTCACGATCTGAGCCGTGTTCATGGAGCCGTGAACACGGCAAAATGGCGGAGAGGGTGGGATTCGAACCCACGAGCCCTTGCGGGCTACACGCTTTCCAGGCGTGCGCCTTAGGCCGCTCGGCCACCTCTCCGTAAATTGGGATTGCTCTCTAAACCAATCTGGTTTAATGAGCAAATCCGCTTTAGCAATGGCGGAGAGCAGACGAATCGAACGCCCCGGTGCTACCCGGCCCTGGTGTTCAAAGCCAGTTGCCGACCATTCGGCGGTGCCCTCCTAAGCTTTGGCGGAGGGGGCGGGATTCGAACCCGCGAGGGTGTTACCCCTACTCGATTAGCAGTCGAGTGCCATAGACCGCTCGACCACCCCTCCGAAAATTGGTGCCGGGCGAGGGACTCGAACCCTCAAGGCTTTCGCCAGGGCGTTTTAGGTGCCCCGCGTTTGCCGTTTCCGCCAGCCCGGCAAATCCTGGTGCCCCCGAGAGGACTTGAACCTCCATGGCCTTTCGGCCACACGGGTTTGGGCCGTGCTCGTCTGCCGATTCCGACACGAGGGCAAACTTGGTGCGGCTGAGAGGAATTGAACCTCCACGGTGTTTCCACCACCAGGTTCTGAGCCTGGCCTGTCTGCCTATTTCAGCACAGCCGCAAACCTTGGTGCGCAGAGGGGGAGTCGAACCCCCAAGCCCCTGGTTCTAAGCCAGGGAGGTCTGCCGGTTCCCTTCACCTGCGCAAATCCTATGTTCGACGACCAGCTACTCAAGCGCCTTGGCGTGATCTCGCCTGCCACAGCTTTCGCCGGTCACTGGGGGGTCTGCCAGCTTCCGTTTCATAGAATTAGCCGAACGATCCTGGTGCGGTCGGGGGGAGTCGGACCCCCATGGCTGTTAACCGCAAGGCCCTCGACCTTGTGCGTCTGCCAATTCCGCCACGACCGCAAATCTGGTGCCAGGGGCAGGATTCGAACCTGCGGAGCCCGCAAGGGGCGGCAGATTTACAGTCTGCTGGCATTAGCCGCTCGCCCACCCTGACACAAAACAAAAAGGCCGCCAAACTCTCTGGCGGCCTGGGTCTTAAACTCGAATTGCGCTCCCTCTAGGAGTCGCCTTCTTCGAGCGACACAGGCACGCTACTAAGCAAGGACGGATAGCTTAGCGACGATGACGGGTTGCTCGACAGGTTCTTCATTTCCAAACCTCATGCCCCGTGGCCGGAACGTCGTCCGGAATTCAATGGTGCCTAGAGCCAACTGCCCGCACGGGACGCTTTCCTAAGGCGTAGGGGCTGCTGACCAGCCCCTACGCCAAACTGCTTCGAATGCCAAACTTCGTTCGTCCATATAATACCTTCCGTAGTCAAAAATTTCAAGGAAATCTTTTCAGGCCGCCCCGTCTTCCCAGTCCAGGGCGTCATAGCGCCCGACCAAGACCCGCCAGGCGAGCCGGAAGCTGCGGATCAGCCTCAGGCCGTAGAACGGCAGCGGCCTCGACGGCTGCCACCTTCCGGGCGCGCACTGCTTGGCTGTCCGCCAGGCGGCCAGTTCCGACGCCGTGTACACCGATGGGTTCCTCATTTGTTTTCCTCCGTTGTGCTATCCCGTTACCACGTGGTAGTACTGCCTCCATCCTTGGGATGTTACGCTATATTCTCCTTTGTTCTTGGCGCTGCGCAGGAGTAGTCCATCCCCGACCATTTTCTCCGCCGTCTCCGCTTGGTCCCCGATGATTTTGCAACGAGGGTCCTTCTTCAAAGCGAATATGACCATCCATTCATTGGTGCTGAGGTGATCGCTCATCTGCCCGACCTCCTCAACCTTCCGCTTTCCTTTCGGGCTGCCTCATGGCCTTCGATGCCTGCCTGGCGGCCTCTCGCCTGTCCTGCCGGGCGAACATCTTGCGCTCGTGCTTCCGGTAGTTGACCTTGGATTTCGAAAGCTTCTTCATGGATTCCCGTCCTCTTTGTCATCGTCTGGCCATATTACGTCGAACTCGGGCTCCCCTGGCCCGTACAGCCATTCCAGGAACCGGAACTTGAGCGTCCCGCTCTTTGCCACGAACTCGCCGTTGCCGAAGATCATGGAGGGATAGAACAGGAGCATCCTCAGGACTTCCTTGAACACCCCGTCCGGGGCGACCGGCCTTCCCAGCATCTCGTGGATGATCCATCCCGCAAGAATCAGGAACAAGCACGAGCCCGCTATGACCAGGAAGCTCATTGGAACTCTATCCCCAGGACCACGAACGTCGTGTTTCCGCAGTCAAGGTGCAATTGCTGGACGACCTTGTCCTTCGAGTCCTCCTTGTATTCGAGAGGCAGCGTCACCGGCACGCACTTGTATGTGGCTTTGGGGAGTATGTCCTTGGCGGACGTCGGTGCCACCCGGAGCTTGACCGGCATCATGGGCTCGATGAGCATCACCCCATTCGGGGTCCTCTCGCCCTTCCAGCTAAACATGCGCATGTCGTCCTTGGTGTTTGCTGGCATCGGGAAAAGGGCGAGGAACAGGACGATGGCAACATACCAGAAAATCGGCCTTTTCATGTCAGGCCTCCTTGTCGGGCCCCGTGCAACCGGCGTGGCTGGTGGGCTCGTGCAGCAATTGGTCGATGGGCGAGATCTTGTCGGGCCCCGTGCAACCGGCGTGGCTGGTGGGCTTGGGGATCTCGAATTCGATCACCATGTCGTACTCCGGGTCGGCATCCGACTGTGCGGAGGGGTTCGCGCCTACAGTCTTGTTGAAACGGCGTATGACGTCCTCTTCTTCCTGCTTATCCTGGGAGAGCCAGTCATCCAGCAAGTCCTGTCCTTGGTCGACGTCCGGGGCGATGACCAGCAGGCACTTCGTCGGATTCTCGGGGGCCTTCAGCAAGCTCACGCGATTCTCCAGGCGGCATAACCTCACCATGAGCCAAGCGACGAGCCCCGACAATACCAGGATGAATATGGCGTAGGGATAGAACGCAAAGCTATGCATTTCTCGCTCCTTCCGAAAGCTCAAGCATATTATACACCCCTTTCAGGGCCTCGAACGCTTTTTTCAGGTTCTCTCCCCTCTCGTCCGCCACCGCCAGCACCGAGCTCATCCTCGGGAGGATGATGCAGGTCTCCACGGTCGGGTCGTGGGCGGCGAAGATTTCCCGTGCGACCTTCCTTGAGAACAGGACTTGGTTGAGGATTTCCCCTCCCGACTTGGAACGGAACACGTAGGGGATGCCCGCGGCCACGAACGCCATGCCCTTCTCGGGGTTCGTCGTCTCGGAGTAATCCATGAGCTGCATCGTCATGGTGGGACTGGTGCCGGGCGTCCAATGCACGTAGAACGCCCTCAGGCCCGGGAGGACCTTTAGGTACCTGTCCGACCCGATCCCGAGGTTGCTCAGGTTGTTGCTGTCGGCCAGGGCGGGCGTACTGCCCTTGGGGCTGACCCTGAAGGATATCTGCGGGGTGAAGGCGGCGATGATCCTCAGCGACCGCAGGGTGCTGAGGACCAGGTTGTACCTGTCCTCCTCCTCGGTGGACGCTTCCTTGACCATCTTGGCCTTGGGTTCGAACGGCTTGAGCTTGGAGGCCTCCGGCCAGTCCTTCCTGAGCTTCTCGATGTCGGCCTCGGCGTCCCTTGCCTGGTAGGCCATGCCAGCGCAGGACTGGAGGTTCAGCATCACCTGCGTGAAGAGGCTGTAGTCCAGGAGGGGGCAGAGCTTCCTGAGGACGACGTTCCTGTCGTGCCCGGTCGGCTCCCCCTTGACCTCCGGGCCCGCCTCCAGCCACGCATCACGAAAAAGAAGGTAGATTAAGCCTCCCCAATGATTTGTCCTGTCAAAAGGTAATTGGGAAAAGTATTTTAAGAACCACTCTTTGAGTGACTCTTCCGACTCAAAAACGGAATTTGTCCGTTTGGCGAAGGCAATGGTCACCCTGTCGTACATCTCATCCAATTCCATCAGTCCTCCCGCCTTGCGTCGCTGCGATCCTCCATCGCGAAGGCGCAGCCATGCAGCATCATGACTTCGCCCATGCTATCCGCCTTCTATGTTGACCTGCCTGATGGCGAACCCGGCCTTGACCGCCTCGGCCTCCTCGTCCTCCAGGCGGAAGGCCTTGACGGGCTTCACCCACCACCTTTCGATGGGACGCCAATGGTAGCCCAGCGCCTTGGCCTTGTCCCTGTCGTCGTAGGAGACGAGCGCCCTGACCGTGATGGTGGGGGACCTGGCGGACTCCAGGACCTGCTCCAGCAGCCAGCGATCCAGTATCTCCAGCATTACCATCGCGTCGGACAGAGCCCCATGGGCCCGGTAGTGGAGGATGCCGTGCTCGGCGGCCAGGTACTTTAGCTTGACCGACCATTCCTTGGGGTAGGGTATGTCGACCATGGTGTCGATCCACACCTTGCCCTGATCCCCGGGCTCGGCGCGGCCCATGCGCTCGCCCCAGTTCTCGTAGAAGGGCCTGTCGAAGGCGGTGCCGTTGTGGGCGCAGAGCACGTCGGCCTGCTGGTAGAACCCGACGACCCGCCCGAGGGCATCCTTGGCGGGAAGCCCGTACAGGTTGCATCGCTCCTGCGTGATGCCGTTGACCGCCGCAGCGCCTTCTTCCCATACCGCCTCGGGGTCGTATACGAGGAATCCCTCCGACCTGACGGGTCGGCGCAGCTCGGTGTCCCACAGCACCAGCCCCGCCTCGACGACGGAGTGCACCTTGGGATCCCGGCCCGACGTCTCGAAGTCAAGCCCGCCGACTACCATCGTCGCTCCTCTCGTCCAGCTTCGTTCCTATCTCCTCGGCCAGGGTGGCGAATGCCTTCATCAAATCGTCCCCCCCTCCCTCCAGGCAATGCTGGGCGCTGTAGGAGATGGCGTCGAGGCATTCCTGGTAGCAGTCGAGGAGGGCGTTCCGCCCGTTGTTCGTCCTGAGCCGCTGGCCATATTTCTTTTCCCCGAAGTCTATCCGCTTCTCGTGGTCCCTGGCGGTCCATGGCATCCCCCATTGGGCGAGCTTCGCCACGACGAACTTCCCCACGTCCTGCTGGTCCTTGCCCTCCTCCGGAGGCGTGGGCATCCCCTGCATCTGTGCGGCGTCGATCATCTTGTCTCTTCCTTCGTCCTGAACCTTCCGTCGTGCTCCGTGCCTCCGTGGCGCATGGCCGCCACCGCCGCCTTGCTGGACGCATAGGACCCCCGCATGTTGCGGAAGTAGCTATGGTAGCTTCCGGCGAAGCCGCAGGGACACTTCACGGAGGACCACAGGTTGTGGTGGACGATCCTTATGAGCGGGTTGTTCACCAGCCTTCTCGTCCTTATGGTTCCTCGTTTCCCAATACTGCTATTCCACCCGGTCCGTCCCCTTCAGGGACTCCTTGTACGCCAGCCAGGCGGGAATCTTCCTTCTCATCCTCTGGATGACCTGCTCCGCCGACACGGGATGCATGCACCATTCCGGGACGTCCACGCCCACGTCGAAGGACAGGAGGTGCGGCTCCTCCGGGAGGTTGTTGTGCGAGTGCCCGTAGAGCTGCCAGCTTCCCTTGTGCGAGCTCTGCCACGTCCTCATGGCGTAGTGGCACAGCACGACCGTCTGCTTCTCGCCCAGCCACGGCGGGCCTATCCTGATGCTCTCTAGCTGCCTGAACCAGACGAACGCCCCTTCCTTGGCAAGCTTCCTTGCCACCTGGTCGTGGTTCCCCTCGATGAAGTAGAAGTTTCCGACGAGTCGCCTCCGTATCTCCCTGGCCCGGTCCACCTCGATCTTCAGGAACATGTCCCCGAGGGAGTATACCAGGTCCCCCCTCCTGACCACCGCGTTGTGCCGGGCGATGATCGCCTCGTCCATGTCCTCGACGGTGGCGAACTTCCTGATCTGCTTCTTGATGAGGTGGTCGTGCCCGAAATGCTGGTCGGCGGTGAAGAACAGGTTGGGGCATCCCTTCATTATTTCCATTGTTCGTCTTCCGCCCATTCGACGACCGTCTTCCCGTCGTGCCCGTGGATGGCGATGGCGTCCTCCATGGTCCGGTGTATATCGAAGCTTGGCCTCCCGCCCGTCCACCGGACGACGACGCCACCATCCGAGAACTCGCAGCCCTCGGCGACGTAGCCGGTCCCGCTGACCCCGCTTGGGTCCTCTTTCCTAAACAAGTAGAAGGTCCTCATCGCAGCATGTTCTTCACGATTTTCTCTATCTCCGTGTAGGCTTCCTCGAACGTCTTTACGAGCACGTCCGAATGCGCCAGGAGCCATGGGCTGGGCTCGGGGTCGTCGCATACCACCACGACCCATTTGTCATTTTTGTAGGCATGGATGATCTCCATGGCGGTGCCCCAGCTCGGGCGGGGGCAGTATGCCAGGATGATGTCCGACCTGAGTATGTCGAACTTGTCGCGCTTGACCAGCCATTTGGCGGCATCCCGAAGGTCCATGTCGGGACGGTATTGGAGCCTCGTGGGGATGACGGTGATGACCGTGGAGCCTATGCGGTGGTAACGCGCCCTCACCTTTTTCCTCCATCCGTAGGCCTCTTCGTCCGTAAGCCCTGCTATCCCCCCGGAGAGGTATATCGTTGTCATGTGCCTCCTATCCTTGTTCTTCTCCCGTTTGCCGAGGATCGACTTCGTTTCCCACGCCCGAGTCGGTCAATATGGGCCTCCTTTTGGCATACCTTTTCCCGACCTTCGGGATGCGGGTGCCCGCCGCGCGACGCTCCGACCTCCGGCTGAGGACCTTCCATCTCGTCCTGCCGATGGCCCCGTTGTGTCCCTCGCCCCCGCAACTATGGGCCCCTCGCCGCTCCTTGCGACGTCGGTTCCGGTCGTTCGGGGTCTGCCGGTGGTCGACTTGGTTGCTCATGATTCTTAGGGTTCCTTCGCCACTCCTAGTTCTTGGCCTCCCACCTGCCGTTGTCCCCGATTTGATATTTTGGATCGTTCCATACCCAGTCGAAGATGCGGCATTCCCTCCCGCCCCTAACGACCCCGTCCACCCTTCCGTGCCTGTAGAACATCAGGGTCATTCCCTTGAAAGGAGAAACGTCCATGAAGGGCCCGCAACAGTCGGGATCCAGGCTTGCGACGAGCTTGATCCATTCCCGTTCATCATTTGCGGCCAACAAGCGAAGACGGCTTTCGAGGTCCTTGCTCAGGTGGGTCGACCCGCTTCCCCAGTACCCCCCATGGATGGAGTCGGCATCCTCGGCGGCCTTGGCGACGGCATCGTATGCTTCCTTAGCCTCGGGCAATGCTTTCGCCTTCAGCCATTCGAGCAGCTTGATGCAATACCAGTTGACCGCACTCGCCCTTCGTTCGTCCCGTGCCAGGTCCGTCAATGCGTCGCTCATGGTTGCCTCGCTTGTAGGATATACTAGCGGCTCATGTTTTTTACAGATTACTTCGTATGTTTCTATCCACCCGCCTTCTGCTCTGTTTACCTTCTTTATGCAATTCGGGCATAGACTGAGTTCTGTCATGCTGGATTGCGTAAGGCATTTCATGAGTTCTCTTTTCGCATTACAGCCCGCAGAGCTCCTTTGCCAGCCCCAGCAGCTTCGGGTCGTCGGGGCAGAGCATCCTCAGCGCCTCCGCAGGATCCGAGGTCTCCACTCCCTCCACGGCCTCGTCCATCCTGGCAAAGAAGTCCTTGACCTCCTGGGACTTCCCCACCGTCCTGACCCCCTTGTCGGCCGCCGCGAAGGCCTCCTCCAGCGGCTTGAGGGGGACCGGCATCTCCTTGCACAGCGTCCCGGACGTTGAAAACGACAGTATGGCCAAGGATACCGGCCTGTCCACTTGGTCGGTATCGAGGGCCGCCCTGGCCAAGGAGCCAAGGTGGATATGCGTCGTGTTCCCGACCTTCACCGTTTCCTTGCGGCTGTGGTCATGGCCCCAGAGCATGAAGTCGAACCCCGCCTCCGCTACTTGGTCGTACCCGATGGTCTTCTCGGCCCACGACATCCCGCCTCCGCCCGGCTCCCCGTAGGCATGGACTATCGCCACCCTGTTGGTGGCGTCGGGATGGGGCTTGGACGCCAGGATTCTTGCCAGCGTCCCCTCCGCATGGTCGTAGGGAAAGGACTCGACCGTCACCCGTATGATGGTGTCGTCGGAGCTTACGAACATCACCGGCTCGTCCGACAGGTCGAAGTACGCCCCTGCGGCAATCAGCACGCCGAGCGGCTGCCCGGGCAGGGAGTCCATGCGCTCCCCATACCCGAGGTCGTGGTTCCCGACCGTCCCGTATACCATCCCCGTGGGGAAGGTGCGCAGGACGTGCAGGACCCTGATGAGCATGCCGAGGGAGTTCGCCGGGTGCCTCGGGTTCTTGATGTGGAAGGCGTCCCCCCCGCATAATGCCACGCCGCATACCTTGTCCGCTATCCTCCTTACGAACCCCAGCTTCCCGAGGATGGCGGCCTCGTAGTCGTCGCCGCGGCGGCCCGGGGGGACGGCGCTCAAGTGCCAGTCCGTCGACCATACCAGGTTCACCCGGTCATGTCCCAGTTTCACGGTTTTCATATATGGTCACTGACAAAACCCATCGGATGGTTAATACCGCTTGATTTGATTCAAACGGATACGCAGCCTTCTTGGGGTTGCCTAGCCGTCCAGCTCTCTCCAGGAGCAATCCCTGGGGGTGTATTCCGGATCGCCGTAGTTATGCGTGCTCTCGAATACCGGAACGGGCGCATCCTCGGGGGATGTCTTCTTTATGACCAAGACGATGACGCCAGCAGCAAGAAGGTCCTTGATGGGAATTGGATGGCCCCATGTTTCGTTGTCTTGCGGATGCGTCATTTGGAGTTTCTCGTCATAGGGGGTCAGGTCGAAATGCCGAAGTTTCTCGAAGTTCATGACATAGACTATCCTTTGCTTGAGAAAAACGTAAAACAGCCCATGGCACTCCGTGAGGTTATGGAGCCAGCCGCGCCGTTTGTTCCTCCTGTCGCTCCACGTTTCGATGAATAGATTCCCGAACTTGTCGGAACACTCGGTCTTAATTTCGATGTTGTATGTCCCCCGTTTGGTGGTAAGTCTCACATCCCCGCATCGCAACTGGAATTGACTTTCAAAATCTTGGGCTGGGTCGAAATCAACCAATTCAATCTGCGCGTTCTTGTCCTGACCAAGGTACTCCATGACCAGCCTCACCCCAAGCTTGCCCGTATTGTCAGTGTCGTCGGTCATGGGGCCACTTCATTCGTGATTACGGGAGTGTCCGCAGGCTTGCTGTTGATTCTAGTTATCAGTTCGGGCAACGTGTCCCTGATGTCCCCAAGGTCCCCTGGTGCCTCGTTGCCAAGAACGGTCCAACCGTCCCGTTTCTCCCTAGCAAATATCTCCAAAAAAGGACCGGGAAAGCTGGTAGGAACGACGCCAAGGATGTCCCCGTTCTTGTCCTTCCTGGTATAGGGTTCCCGCCTTTTTTCAATTATTTCATGGAGGGTGGCGGGCTTTGTGGAGTGCCCTATCCTCGGATGGATGATGAGGGAACTTTCTCCAGTTCGAATGGACGGAGCGGCGGCCCTCTTGCCCACCAGCACTAGCTCATGGTTGCCCCGGAACCAATACCCGACCCCCAATCCTTTGTCGCTCTTGCACCAGCACAACTGGGTTTTCGGGATAAATCCCCACGCCCTCATCAACCCGTAGGCATCCTCGGTAAAGGAGCCGGTCGTCCAGAGGAATACGTATGCCTCATCTGGGTGCATGACATCGTTGATAGGAAGTTTTTTTAAGTCACTGATGGTGAGGGTCTTATACTTGGAGTTTCCTTCCTGGATTACATACCCCGAAAGTTTGCTGTTTCCCGATGCCCTTTCGTATGGCCAGGGAGGATCAATGATGAGCGTTTTGAACTTTTCCATAAATCGCTAATCCCCCTGCCTTTGATACACCTGACCGGCCGCCACCTCGGCCTCCCTCTCGGGGTGGCCCACGAGCCCGGGGGAAGACGAAGAATCGCCAGCCTCGAACCCGGCCTTCGGGACCTGCGGGAACGAGAACTCGATCATGAGCTGGTTCGCGGAGTCCATGAGGTATTCGGTGTTCCCGGCCTTCACCGTTCCCTTCCGGGTGTCGCCCCCGACCAGGTAGAGGAGCAGGCGCTCGATGGCGGCCACCACGGAATTGCAGTTGGCGGTCGTGCTCGGGTTGTCCCGCTTGTATTTCTTGACGATCCCGCCGAGGGCCGCCTTGACGTCCCTCAGGAACTCCTTGTTGTACCGGCCAAGGTAGTTCGCCTTGTACTCCCCATAGGAGTAGAGGGCCGTCTCCATGCGGTTGGTCATGCCCTCGATGAAGTCGAGGTTCATCTGGTCGTTCATGCTTACTATGGTTCTTTCTGACATAAGTTACATGCCTTCGATGTTGAGATGGCTGGCCGAAGCCCTCCGGGAGCACCGTCGCCCAGCCTTCCTTCTGCGGTTACCGCCAGCGTCGCGCTGGCGATCCGGCTTAACCAACCATTCTTCGGCTTGACCTGCCCGGCGGGCGGCGCAGGTTCACGAACCCCGGTTCCATGCCGAGCGTCCTGATTATCTCGACTGCCGCCCCGTTGGCCACCCCCTCCAGGGCGCAGAGGACGATGTCCTCGTCCGCCCTCACGCTGGCCGATTTGTTTATCAGCAGCGCGGCGCGCATGGCCGTCCTAACCCGGGCCTTGACCCAGCACTCCTGGTCGGGGCCCACGATGGTCGGCCAACTGTCGTGCTTGCAGCCCGCCTGCTGCACTTGCTCGTTCGGCGACAGCTCCGAATACACCGGCACGCCATGCTTGGCGACCATCTCCGAAGCCCTTTTCTTGGCGTTTCTTTCGTAGCCGATGTTCATGGCATCATTCCTCCGTCTTGTCCGCGAGGGGCCCGAGCCCCGAGTCATCCACCATCGACCTCAGCATGTCGGCGATGGTCTGCGCCCTGGCGGCTGAATCCCGGATGTGCGCCACGTCGTAGCGCATCCCCGTGAGGACCTTCACCGCCCTGCCTACGTTGCCAATACTCCACGAATCCGCCATCTTTATCCCCGATGCCGCCTCGAACTTCTCCACGTCCTCCCGCAGCCTCCGGGATTCCCTCCTGGCCATCTCCTCGCCCTGTTTCAGTCCCTCTTCGTACTTTTCCCGCAATTCCTTGTTCGGGCACTGGGCCTGGTTACGGAGCAGGGAGGCCACGAAGTGCCGGTCGAGCGGCAGGGCCTCCAGCTTGGGGGCCTCCACGTCGCACTTCAGCACGTTCCCGTGCATCACCAGCAGGCCCCATGCGGGGGGAAGCTCCCCGGAACGGACGATATTAGCTTCCTCGTCTCCATATCCTCCCGCTATGACCAGCCACCAACGGTCGCAATAGCGGGCTATGGAGTCCGCCTTCTCGGGATTCCTCAATTCGTTGAGGAAGTCGCTGCGGTTAACCTTAACCTCGAAGCCATGCACCTCCATCCCCCTCGATGGCCAGAGGTTCATTGCAATGGCATCCGCCGTCCTCAGGGAACTGATGTATCCCGTACCGCTTCGGGCCTGGGGGAAGAACGCCCATTCCGGGTCGGGATAGCGCTTGGCCAGGGCGATCACCACGTCCCTTTCCGTCCAGCCCACCTCGGGTTTCTTGCCCATCTTCCTGCGCATGCTATGCAGGCTCCCCGGTCAGCCTTTGCCTTGCCGGGCGCAGGCGGATCAGGACGTCGGCGTCCATCGGGCTCGCCTTCCCGAGGAGCACGTCCGCCGCCACCCTCGCCAGCACGGGCTGCTTCCCCTGCCGCACGGAGTCCGCGGCGAGCTTGACCACCAAGCTCCTGGTCGCCGAGGGGCCTATGCCTTCGGAGAACGTCTTCCAGTTGTACGCCTTCTTGCTGGCCAGGGCGTTCCCGCCTCCGCCCAGGATCCTTCCCTCCATCTGGAGGGCGGCACCGAGCATCCCCGCCGCCGCGCCCATCTCCTCCATCCCCGCCACGCACAGCACGAAGTTCCTGTTCCCGTGGGACTCCAGGAGCTTGGTTTCCTCCCTCGTCCCTCCCCATCTCACCCTGAGGGGATCGTCCGGTATGTCCTGGACGACGGGCTCAAGCTCGGCAATCGTGGGCCCCCGGAAACCGGGGTCTACCTCAATCTTTACCATAGTCTGGGTTGAAGGACTTGATCAGCCGGTCCATCAGCGACCTGAGCCCGGACGGAGGGGGGGTGTATGGCTCGTCGAGCTTCCAGCCGCAGTTTGCGCAGTAGACCTTTGAAGGCAAAGCGCTCCATCCTATCCCACAGCGTGGGCAGCGGACGTCCCATGGTTTCGGGCCCTTCCTCCCGCACGTGGAGCAGAAATTCCACACTACTATGCTTTTGCAGTTTTCGCAGTACATCGCCCGCTCCTTTCGGATTCTTCCTATCGCACGACACCCAAAAACGGGGGCATCTGGCAGACCACGAAGTGGAAGGTCACTGCTTGGTCGTCGGAAAGGCCCGAAGTCAGGGTTTTGAGTTCCCGATGCATCAGTCGTGCCGGTATGCCCTCCGGGCAGCTCCACATCTCCAAGTAGGGCCGGGTCCTTCTCCATTTCCCGGGGTCGTCCTGGAAGGGACGGCGACTGGGCATTGCTTTCTTGCCCAACTTTGCCTTAGGCATGGACATCCTCCTCTATGAGATGCGTTGGCCTGGGGGTCCCGGCCTTGAAGAACGTCCCCTTGACCTCGACGGGGGGCGACGCCGCGGGTGACGACACGTAGGCCGGTAGGTCGTCCGGCACTTCCTCCTCCGTTTCGAGCGCCTTCCTGTCCAGGAGCCTGCCCGGGTCGTCCCTGGAGATGTCGTCCCCGTCGTTGAACAGGGGCATCTGGCTGGTCCATGCGGCGTTCACTTGGTCCTTGCCCAGGGAGTACTTTTCCATCTGCGTCTTCTTGTGCTCCTTGATCTCCATCTTGAGGAGCTTCACGGCGCTGAGCATGCTGCCCAGCGTCACGTCGAGGCCGCCTATCAGGCGGGAGAACTCGGAGTCCGCAAGGCGGTTGACCTGAAGCGAGGACAGGCGGGCCCTGGGCTGGGCTAGGTCGTTGACGACCTGGTTGGCGGCAAGCGCATACCACGCCTCGAACTCCCCGTGGAGCCTTTTCAGCTTTCCTGCGGCATCACACACTCTGGACTCAAAGTTGCTTATGAGCTGGGACACCCGCTCGCAGTCGTCCGCAACCTTCTCCATCGCCATGGTGAGCTGGACGGTGTATTGACCCTCAGTCCCCGGGGCAACGCTGAGGTCCAGGCCGAGCCTGGGCAGGGCGTCCACCTCGGCCGCCAGCCGGGCATACAGGTCGTCGTACGACACCGCGTCCCCGTTAGACGTGTAGGAAAGCTCCCACCTTATCTTTGCGATCTGCCCGAGGACGTGGGAGCCCTCCAGAAGGGACTCCGCCTTGAGCGCCTCAAGCACCGGGTTGCTGTCCATCCACCCTCCTCAGGTAGCTCTTTACCTTTTCCGTCTTTGCAACGGCATCCTCGAACTTTGCCTTGAGGTCTTTTCCGCCCATGCATCCATGGGCGAACTTGCTGCACAGCAAGGATTTCCATGCGGCCAGAAACATGTCGAGGGAGTCCTCGATAACGGAGCCGACGCCCTCCAGCGTCACGCCGTCCTGGTAGGAGCCCTTCAGGTTCAGGAACCTGCCAATCCCGTTCCCGTACTCCTTGTCCGCTAGTTCGATGCTTATCGTCACCGACTGGATGATCAGGTTTCCCATGTCGTTCCTCTCCTTCGGGACTGCCTTGGGGCTGTGTCCGGCACGTTTCGCATGCTCATAGCTCGCCATCCTCCTCCACGGCTGCCCATGCTGCCTTATTACCGTCTTCCCGTCCTTTTTTCTCGAACCCCATGAGGTATTGGTCCCCGGACCTGGCCTCCAGGATGAGGTCCCCCTCCAGGAACCGCTTCATCGAGGTGGTGCGCTTGTGTGCCTTGCGCAGCATCTCCAGCTTGAACTCCTCGTCGGTCCCGCATTCCATGCCGCTTTCGAGGTCCAGCTCCCCGCCCTCCCCGAGCAGCCCCCCGCTGTGGCTCTCCCCGAGGATCACGTCGAACACGCCCTTCTTGCCCTTCAGGACGTCTATCGTGTACTCGTCCACCGTGCCCCTGGCCACGAGGATGTGGAGGGTGCAGGTGGTGTGGGGGGAGGCGGACCTCACCATCCTGCCCACGAGTTGGAGGAGGTCCCCCCACGACCACGGCAGGTCCAGGCACACCATGTGGGCCGCCTGCTGGAGGTTGAGGCCCTCGATGCCGGCCGCATTGATGAATATCAGGTCGTGATCCGGGCTCTCCTGGAAGAGGCGCTTGGCCGCGTTCCTCCGCTTTTCGCCCTCGGGGCCCGTTATGCGGAGGAACCTGCGGGAGGTGAACTTGCCAGCCTGGGTAAGGCGATCCAGGCGGTTGATGTGCCTCAGGAACTTCGTGAAGACGATTACCTTCTCCCCCTTCAGGTCACCATCCAGGAGGTCGAGCAGCGCCTCCTCCTTGGGCGAGAGCACGGGGGAGAAGAACCGCTTTTCGTCGGACGGGTCTATGAGCGCCCAATGGTTGGCGATGAGCTGCTGGACGCTCAGCATCGTCATCGCGTTGCTGGGATTCCGCTCCTTCTCGAACACCTCTCCGTGCACCCTAATCAGGGAGGGCGGGAGGACGTATGCCCCGGAGGGTATGTCCTCCAGGAGCAACTTTGCCTGCCTGTCGTCCAGGTCCACGGGATGGTAGGTGGTGTCGAGGACCGGCAGCGGCTCCTTGACCTGCGCCTGGCTCCGGCCGAGGTAGAACGGGCGTATCCCCCTCTTGAACTTGTCGACGTTCTTGTACCCGTCCAGGACCCGCTTGTTGATGCCGTTGCCGACGTACTGCTTGTGGAATATGCAGAACTCCTCCCCGAACTCCCACATGTTCCCGAACGGCCTGACGCCGAGGGCGCTTATCGCCGCGTAGAACTCGTCCAGGGAGTTCTTCATGGCGGTGCCGGTGAGCCCCCATGCCCAGCGGCATGGTCTGTTGAGGTATATCACCAGGGCGCGAGTCTGCGTGCCGGGCGTCTTGAACCGGTGGGCCTCGTCGAATATCAGGGCGACCCGGTGCCCGTCCGCCTTGAGTATCTCGGCGAACGTCCTGATCTCCCTGGAGACCGCCTCCCTTTTGTTCCTTACCGGCATCCCGTCCTCGTCGAACTTTCCCTCTATCCTCTTGCGGGTGCCGATCATGGAGGAGTACTTGGCGATGAGCACGTCCTTCTTGACGCCGGCCAGGAAATCGCGGAGCTGCTGGTACCTCGCCTCGGAGCCCTTCAGCCCCCGGTAGCGGTCGCGCATGACGAACGGGCGGAGGAGGCTGAACCGGCGCACCTCGTCGAACCATTGGTACGTCGTCGACTTTGTCGTCACCACCAGCACCTTGAGTTCCTGGATTCTGTCCTTCAGCCAGCAAGCGGCGGCGATGGCGTCGCTGGTCTTCCTGAGGCCCACGCTGTCGCCCACCAGGAACCGGTTCATCCTGACGAGGTGGTGGATCGCCTGTAGTTGGTATTGCCTCAGGACGAGGGGCTCCTCCTCCTTCTCGGTGTCGAGGTTGAGGATTTTCGTGCGGAGCAGGGAGGGCCATTTGAACGGGATGGGATTGTCGTCGCGGACGTCCCACTTGCGGACAAGGTATAGTTTTTCAAGGGTTTTGGGGTCTATCCCAAGCTGGCTGGTGTATTCCGTTACGAGGGGGCAGGCTGTCCGTTCGTCATTCATCCCACCAACAAAATACCGAGTCTTCCGCCTCTTCCTCTTTCTTCTTCCGCTTCCGGTGCCCTACGATGTGCCCGTCCTCGCCGACTTCGAGTTCCTCCAGGAGGTAGTCGTCGTCCCTCTCCTCGTGGCCCGTCGGCTCCGAGTCGTCCAGTTCTTCCTCGTCCTCCAGGAAGTCAAAGATGCCCACGTCGCAACCCCCGTCCCATCCCCCTTCCAAAGGAGCCAATAGTTCTGATGGCGGCTCGCCCAGGTCGTAGTCCTCGGGGACCTGGTCGTCGCGGAACATGATGGCTTCGAAGTTCACGCCATTACTTCTTGGCCCGGGGACTCGCCGGAAGCCAGGATGACGACCAGTTCCTGGAGGGTCACGAGCTTCCAGTCCCCATAATCCCCGTACCTCACCTCCACCCTGAACCGGGGCATCCCCGGGACGAGGTTCTCGTCGAGGGCTATCTCCCCCAGGGACGGGATGCTCTCGGTCGGCGGCACTTCGATGACCACTTCGGGCCTCCCGAAGGGGCAGCCGTCCTCAAGCTTGTTGCGCACCCACGCCTTGGATATCTCCATCCCATTGACCCGCAGGTACATCTTCAGGGCCATGTCCGTCTCCCTTCCTCTAGCTAAAGATACTAATATCGCAGGTTTTGGTCAGGCGGGCGGGAACAATATCGCCCGGAGGGCGGAATTGCGGCGGTCGTACCACCTGGAGAGGGAGGAGGGGCTCTTGTAGTCCTTGCGGGGCCTCCGTCCCAGCTCCACCTGAAGGTCAAATAGCGGCTTGGGAAGCCACTTCAGGTCCCCGGAGAACTTCCTGTATTCCCCTATGCGCTTCCTGGCGGCCTTTTTAAGCGCCTTCCACGCCGCCTCCTTGCCCCATGTCCTGGCGATGGCTTCCTGCCTTCTGGCGTCCCTGTGGGAGGCCCATGCCACCCCTTCCAGGAAGGCTTGGCTCGCCTTGAGGGCGGAATGGATTCCCGGATTGGCGGCCTTGAAGATTTCGAAGCAGCACTTCCCTATGGGCGCATTCCCGAAGGGACCCTTGAGTATGAAGACGAGCCTACCGGAAGGCCTGCCGCAGAGCCCGCACCAAACCCCTCCCCCCTCCCCGGCGTCGTAGCACCGGCCTTTGTAGGTCAGGGTGGCCAGTCTTGGATGGGTTTCCATGCCCATATTATACCTTTCTCGGATGCCTTTGGCAAGGGATTATGGAGAGGAAGGGGAGACGCCGCTTATCGCCATGACGGAGTCGCATATGTCCTCCCGCATCAGGTACTCCCCGATCAGGTAGGCTATGGCGTATGCAGCAAGCCCGGGCCCGTGGGCCAGGCACGGCAGGAGGTATATCTGGATGGAATTGGGGTTGGGGGTTCTGTGGTGCCGCAGCAGCACGGAAGGGCCGTACGTCCCGTCGCGGGAGCCCTTCAGGTCGACGCGGGAACCCTTTCCTGGATGGGTGTCGATCCCGGAAGGCATGGAAACGGCGAACACGGAGACACCCGAGAACCTCGAATCGTCCTGCATCTCGCATGCCACGTTCCCGCCGGTCCCGATCCCGATCAGCAAAGAATGGGGGGCGACGCCCGGGGGCATGGCTATCGAGGCGGGCGGGAAGGGCCATTTTCCCGGAACGAAGCCCGCAGGGTAGGGAATCCCCCCTTGGAAGAACAGGTCCCTGGGAAAGTGCTCCTTCAGGATTCCGGCGAGCTTCACCGTGAACTCCGCTGACGAATCCTGGAAGTCGTTGAGCAGGTAATGCATAACGAACCGGCTGCGGTTTGTGCTAGAGTCCTTTATTTGAGCCATAGTCCATCCCATCCCTCTGCGTTGTAGGAAAGGTCAAAACACGGTCCGGGTCGCATGGACTTGAAATCGTAAAGGCGCATAGATGCGCACTTTTCGCATGACTGTTGGGAATCGAACGGGGCCGGGTAGGGCACACATCCGAGGGTTTTCGGTTTCCCCCAAGCATGGCTCCTGCACAAAAAGACCCATATCCATAGCCGTTCGACTATGGTCAGCTTCCGCAAGCTAACTTTGCTTTGTCCCATGCAGTCCCCTCGCCCACGACCTGGCCAGCCTCAGGAGGCCCAGCGCCTTGTATGCCCAGTGCTTCCACCAGACCATCGCCATCCCCGTCCCTGCGGCGACCGCCGCTGCCGCCTGCGGTCAAAGCTGGCACATGGCTTATCCCTACCTTATCTGGACTTCTGAAAGCCCGTTGGGCATGAACCCGTAGTCAAAATAAGTATCCGCAGTTCAACATTTAAGGTTACGGACACAGATTTACCAATGGCTTTGGGGGCCTTGGTTGCTTTTGGAAGCACTAGGTTCGCCGGAGCGGAACTCTTGGCATTGTTCATTCCAATTGTCATTTTGGTGTATGCTCCCGATTCTTTATTCCCTGAAGCCCTCCAGCGTGGCGATTGCGATCCTCGCGCCCAGCCCGGGGTCCTTGAACCGCTTGACGCTGATGTAGGGACCGTCCCCAAAAAGGCCGTTCGAGGCGGAAAACCCGTGGGCGACGCCCTTTCGTATGGCCTCCAGCGCCTCTTCCTTCGTCCATGCGTACTGGCCGGTGGTCGGGTTCCGGACCTCCTCGGCCTCTCCGACCCAGTCGAAGAAGTTGCCCTCCTCCTTGAGGGAGGAAAAGCTGAGGGGCTCCTTGTGGTAGTACTTCCAGACCGGCCCCCTTTCCTCCAGGACGAGGTCGTCATCCTTGGCCGAGGTGTCCCATCCCGCCCCGACCTTGCTCGAAATCCGGTAGGCTGGGAACTTGGAGCCGTCCAGGCATTTCGTGGCAAGGTGGTGGTAGTCGATGCCCACGACCTGGAGTATTTCGGGCCTGCAACTGGGGGGCATGTGCTCGTAGATGCTCACCACCCCCGACGTCCTGGCTGCCCTGACCCAGTCCATCTCCCAGAACGGCGTCTCCGGAAGGTCCCGTAGACGCTGCTGGGTGCCTTTCCAATAGTCGGGGTCGAGCCGCAGCGCCTCCCGGTAGGCGGCAATCCGCCTTTCGGACTCCTCCTTGTCGGCCAGCTCGATGCGCCCGGCGAACTCGGTGTGCTCCTTCCCGTCAGCGAAGCGGAGCCTGACCCAGAATTCGTTGACGTACACTCCTGGTGCCCGCCCAAGGAGGCGGCCATGGTAGGTTTCTTCGAATCCGACGACGGTGGCGGTGGTCCCGTCCGGACAGGGGTTGTATCCCCATTCCCGGCTTTCCTTCTCGATGGTGATCGTTACGGAGTCTCCAGCCTTCAAGAGCGAGCCCAGCATTTTCTATCCCTCCCCCATGACCAGGATCGGCGCATGGCAGCCCCCTTTGGGCTTCCTTGTCGTGAGCAGGACGTCCTTCGCCGCCTTCTCGGCGATGGCCTCGCACTTCAGCACGTATTTCCGCTCGAAGCCCCGTCCGTCAGCCCCGAGCGACGCGAGGATGCTGCGCATCTGGAACAATACCTCGTTGCCAGCCCGGAGGGCGAGGTCCCGCTCCGTCTCGGCCTCCCTGAGCCTGTCCTCCATCCGCTTGGCGCACTCGTCCCATCCCTGGCGCTGCCCCATGCGGACGATCCTGAACAGGGACGCGTCGCCGGACATCCCCAGTTCCTCGAAGGACGGGAAGCACATCCTGAATTCGCCGTCGCTGTCCATCACTCCCCCTTTCCGTCCTCGTAGAACCTCTCGTCCTTGCCGTGCGGCCTCACGGTCGCCCACAGGTCGGCATACGCCTCGGGAACTTTCCCATAGTACAGCTTGTACGCTACCTTGACGGTCTCCTTGTCGAACAGGGCATTCATCCTGTCCAATATGGATTTCTTGTCTCCCGTCAGGTGTTCGAGGCAGTTCTGGGCATCCAGCGCCATCCTCAAGTTCCCGTGGAATGCCTGCGTCAGGCCCGCCTGCCAGTTTCGCACCCACTGGGCGAACTCCTTCGGGGTTTCCCTGTTGTCTTTCATTTTTTTCTCCGTCAGATAGATAGCAGAGTTCAGGGCCTGGGATACGGCATTGACGACTTCCCTCCTGATTTCGTTGAGCTTTTCCTCGTTGAAATGGACGATACCTCTGAGCTTCTCGTTCTCCTTCCAGCGCTCCGTCTCCTCCCATTTCTTGACCAAGGACTCGGTGATTTCCTTGCAGTTGGTGCGGACCAGCAGGTTGAGCGCCCCGCAGCCATCGTCATAGACGATCTTGGTGTTTGCGAGCCCATCTGCGTTGGTGCCGACAAGGTAGATTGTCCGGGGCGTTCCGCAGTACCACACGATGCCGCTTATATGACACCAGCGGTTGTTGTGCTGCACCCCGCATTTTCCGCAGGTCCATTGAAAGAACCCGTCGCAGTGATGGGTATAGGAGCCGAGGCAGGTTACCTTCTCTGCCGGTACGGGCTTTCCATGATCGTCCTCGTATTCCTTGTCCTGGAGATTGGTCATTGCCCCTTCTTCTCGTTTCTAATTACAAAGCAGTCGCCATGGAAGCCGTTGACTTTAACATAGGCTTTTAATGACGGATAATCGGAGAATGTCTTCCCCTCGCTTATCGTCCCGCCATCCGGAGCGAGGAACCATCCCACGGCCACCTTGTTGCCCCTGGCCAGGGCCCGCCTCAGGGTGCTAAGCGTGTGGCTTTTCATCGGAGGCCACCTTTCAGGAATCGTAGTCCGGCGGCTCGCCCAGGAGGCACACTATCCGGTCCCCCGCCCGCGACGCCCGGACGACCCGGCCGCTGCCCATGTTGACCTCCGCGATGATGCAGTCGAGGTGGACATAGGCCACGACCGGTATCGGCTTCGTCCCGGCGCAGTTCGGCACCTCCTGGGAGAGGCGCAGGAACAGGCCGCCCTTGTTGTGGCATGCCGCACACTCCACCGCTTCGGTGAGCTTTACGACCTCGACCAACGCCTCGGCGGCGATCCTGTCATGCTTCTGGTTCTTCATTGTATCCTCCCGAAAAGAATAGGATTTCCTCGTACCACTTCCTTGACAGCCGCAAGTACACCACCCTTCCCGTGGCCCCGTTGACCGCCCTGACGAGGACGGTCTCGGGGGAAGAAGATGGTGGCTCGCTTTCCGAGATGTGCAATTCGTTTCCTGCCATCAAGCCTCCCAGTAGTATCTGGCGAGTGTCGGAAAGTTGTGCTTCATCCAGAGGTACTGAAATAGGAACCGGCTGCGTATGTACAGCCAAGTGTTCATCGGGTACGACTTGCCATTGATAATCATCGAGAGTTCCTCGAAAATTCCTAAAAATCCTCCAGCGCCCCGCATCCGGGGCAGCGACGCCAGCCCTTGCCGTCCGCCTCGAACGGGCACGTCGCGGAATGCTCGATGGTCCCGCCCACGGGGTAGGCCTTGATGCCGTTCGCCCTCCATACCTGCTCGACGACCTTGGGGCGGTCGTCGATGGCGAAGGCTATGCGATCCTTCGGAATCCAGGCCAGGACGGCATCCAGGATGTTCTGCTTGACGATGTGGTCCGAGACGTCCGATCCCGCAGGCCGCATGAAGATGAAGTCGAAGGGGGCCCGGCTGGCCTCCAGCCAATCGCAGGTGTCGGCGCAGCAGGTGTCGTGCCGCCCGCTTACGATGATGATGTTGTGGGTCGGGTAGAGCGCCCTGAGCCATGCCGCCACGGGCTCCCGGCACCTGTCCAGCAGGACCTTGCTCTCGTCGTACTGGTCCCTCACGCCCTCGTGGTCGGCAAGCGTCCCGTCCACGTCGCAGAACACGACCTGGGCCTCGGGGAGCCGCAGGACGAGCCCGTCTCCGGTCCCGGTCGCCAGGAGGGCCTGCCAGTCGCACACGGCCCGGTTGAACTCCACGATCTCGTATCCGGCGGGCACCACGGGCGCTTCCCGCAGCCTCTGGAACTGCCGCCTTATGGCCTCCTCGGGGACGCACTCCTTTCCCGTCCTCCCCTTGTTCCTCTCGATGCATTCCTTCTCGGATGCGTTCATCAGGACGAGGTCGAACGCCGCCCTGGACGCCCTGGCCATCCGCTCCCATCTGAGGCGGCGGCGGGCGGTGCAGTTGGTGTCGTCCACGATGGCGCTGAGCCCCCTGCTCAGGGCCAGCCGCACGCCATTCTCCTCGTACTTGCGAACGAAGTCCTCGTTCCTGTGGTTCCACGGGGAGTCGCCGAACAGCATGGAGCGGAGGGAGTCCCGGTTGAACCGTATGACCTTGCCCTGCCCCCAGTTGACCCATGCCTTCGCCACAGTGGACTTTCCCGACCCGGCGGGCCCCACCATCACGGTGAGCTGCGGGGGGTTCTTCCTCCCCGCCGCGTAGTCGACGAACTGATGCGAGAACGATTCCTTGCTCATTTTCTACGCCTTCTCCACAGCCTTTGCCAGGGCGACGACCTGCCTGAGCTCGTCCAATTCCAGGTAAACGTTGTCGTTGTCCTTGGAGGTAATGCGGACGTATACGGATTCGTCAACGGTGCGCCTGTTGGCCTCCACCTTGTTGGTGCCGATTTACTTCGTGATCGTGGTCATGTTTTCCCCCAGCTAGTCTTTTGATGCCTTTATCGCATTCTCGACGTTAACCCTGAAGTGGAAATTGGCAAGGTCCGCAGCCACTTGGCCATTCATGAGCGCCTCGAAGAACTCGGTGGAGCAGTCGAACTTGTCCAGCTTGAACAGGAGCGCCTGCCCCTCGCCGCGACCGATGGAATAGAGGCTCTCCGGCGGCTTGGCCAGTACCCTTATCTCGGTCCAGCTCAGGCCCAGCGGCCCGATGTAGACCAGGAGGTACAGCTTAGGCTTGGGCTTCGCCTTCGCTTTTTGGGGCTTCATTTTTCTCCTTTTTCGGACCCTTCTCGCATACCACCGTGAACCGCTTTCATTGGGCTTTGCAAGGCAGTCGCCGAGCATTCTGACTCTTTAGTCGCCTAAGCGCCGCTCGCTTGCATTGGCGGGTGGTTCTGTCAATAATCAGCTTGCCCAAAAGATGATCGTTTTCATGTTGCGCGCATCGTGCGACCAATCCGGATAGCTCCAGGATTTTCATTTCACCTGTTAATGGGTCGTGGTACGTCAGTGTACATTGGTTTTGCCTATTCACTGGCACGTTGATTCCCGGTAGGGAAAGGCATTGTTCGTTTTGCATCTCGTACTTCCCAAAAGGAGCCACCATTGGATTGACCGCTATGATAACTCCCTTGCCTTTGCTTTCAATCTTTTTAAGGTCCATCACGAATATTTTCTTGGATATGCCGACCTGCGGACCAGATAGCCCTATCCCGTTTGACCCCAAACTTTTTAGCATCCTCTCTCCGAGGTCTTTCAGGCCCTCCCCGAACTCCTCCGGGTAGACCGGAGGGCAGGGCGTGGACAGGATGGGGTCGTCCCACAGGACGATGGACAGCGGCCCGAAGGACGGGCCGGGGACGGAGAACGTTTCCTTGGGTTCCTTAGGCAAGGCCCCTCCCGATCAGGCGTTCGACCTCCGCCCTGCCGATGGGCGTCCATTCCGGTTCCCCGTAGTACCGCATGCGGCATTTCTCCGCCCCGAACCCGATCACGGAGAAGTCCTCCCCGCGGCCCCTTCCCTCGTAGCTTTCGGGTGTGTAGTGCTCGATCAGGACGGACGGCTTGTCGGCCCCGCGCTTGCCGAAGACGTGGGAAAGCTTGAGCAGTTCCTCCGCCGCCACGGCGACGTACTCTATACCGTTGGTGATGCTGAGCCCCTCGTTCTCGGGAATTTCCGTGGCGACCAGCACGCGCAGGTCGGAGCCATCGTATACGGAGAGGTGGCATGCGGCACTCTTTTTCTTGAAGTGCCCATCGTAGACAAGAATCCCGGAATAGACCAGAGTCAGCGGCTTGCTGGCAGGCTGGATTTTCAGGTAGACAAGCGTTATCATGTGGTCCACGTTCGTCCTCCGCTTATACTATACCGCGAAGGAGGTCGGTTTTCGGGGGTTTTTTGAGGTCACATAGCATTTCATACCGTCACAGCCTCCCCTCGTGCTTCCCGAATACGGCCTCGAACACCCTCTTCCAGTTGATGTCGTCGTCCAACGTTCCGACCAAGTAGCGGAACACGTCCCGGACCCTCCTGCCGCCCACGATGCAGGGGTACACCGGCGTATACTCACTCTGGTCGCCCGCAAAGGCGGACCAGAGGGTCCGCCTCCCGTAGTCGGTCTGGCAGATGTCCTTCGCCAACTCGATCACCTGCCCCTCGCATCCGCACCTTATGTAGGCGTATTCCCCTCTGCCTCCGTACCTCCCGCCCAGCGGCTCCCCGCAATGCCCGCACTTCGGCCTGTCCGGCATGCTCAGCTTCCCTTCCTTTCCGCAAACCTCGCAGCCAGTTCCCTGACTTTGTTCCTGAACCGGTTGAACAGCTTCTGGTCGATCCCGATGGCGTGCCCCTCGTGCAGCCCGGACCTGATCGCCACGGTGTTGGCGAGGCCCTGGCAGGTCATGCACCAGAAACGCCGGGCGTCGGCGAAGCTCCCCCCGGCCTCCTCCACGGCGTGCAGGAAGGGGGCGACCGAGGGCTCCCTTCCGGCCACGAAGTCGATGAACTCCGAGGCCAGGATGCGATCCTCCTGCTTCTTGAACAGCCTCTGACTGCCCTTCGAGAGCCACGCCGAATGCTTGTAGACGTACTCGCTGGAGGCGTTCGGGCCCTGCATGTCGTTCTCCCCCTCGTCCTCGCATGTAAAGGACATGTTGTCCCTATGGCTCAGCGGGTTCCTGGAGAACTTGCTCCCGACCGTGCGGAACTTGTTACCGAGGCAAAAGTTGATGTAGTTCCTGAACCTCCTTTCGGAGGCCCCGTACTGCTTGAACGGGTCGAAGGTCTGGATCACGTCCTTCTTCCCGGCCTCGCGGTGCTTGGACTCCGAGGGAAGGAACTGGAGGTGGATGAGGAGGTCCTGGGCCCAGTCCTCGATGTCCTCGTCCGAGGCATGGGAATACAGCCTTTTTTTCACCCAGTTGCGGACGTAGTTGGGGAAGCGCTCGTAGAACTCCCCGAAGTCGCACGGCACCGTAAACCCGTCGTCCCCGACGAAGTGCCCATCCCCGGACACGTAGAACGCATCCCCCGAGTATCCTTCCTTGGCCGCCGCCACGGCCCCCTTGGGAGGGGGACGGACGGGGGCGAACGCTATTTTCAGCGGTCCGCCCCGAGTTTTCCCGCAAAATGAAGATTTACCTTAAATGCTTATAAATAAAGTAGTTAGCCATCCTCCGGAACATCCTGGGCCGAGCCTTCCTCGTTTTCCGGGGACGCCGTCCCCGGGATGGTCCAGGAGGCGGGCCTGGGAAGGGGGGGAAGCCCCTTCTTCCTGCGCTCGTAGTTCTTCTGGTCGAACTTCTTTCTGGCCTTGTACTCCGGGGAGCCCCTCTTAGCCTGGGGAGGCCTTTCCTCCTTCTCGGGAGCGGCGGACGGAGCGGGCTTGTCCTCGGGCGGGGCGATCTCGTGGCTGGGGTTCTCCGCCACCGGCTCGGGGACCAGCTCGGGGACCGACTCGGGGATTGGGCGAGGCGAGCTCGTGGGCTTGGCCTCCTTGTCGCCAATGATCCCAAGGGAAAGCAGTATGGCCTTCAGCTTTTCGGGCTGCTCGGCCAGGATGTCGAGGAGGGCCTCCGCTATCTTCCTGGCCATCCTCCTTTCCTGGGCCTCCCTGCGGTCATTGAGCTCGTTCACGATGTCTTCCAGCAGCTCCATCTTGTCGGGAGCTATCTGCAAGAAACGATTGGGTTTGTTTGGAGCTTCTTCGGCCTTTTCAGGCTCCTTCTTCGAGGGGATTGACGGAAGGGATGCTGGGACATTGCTACGGACGTCGTCCATTGTGTGACCTCCAGTGGGTTGATGAAAGGTGCCGGGAAACCTGCCGTTCCCGGCTACGGACAATACCACAAAACCAGAAAAATCGCCATTTTAGAAAGCCCCCAGTGGTCATTTCATCTTGCTACGGAGCCACAGTCCTCCGACTGTGGATAATCCGACCACTATGAACACGTCGCCGATGCTCAGGCATGCGTTGGGCTTCCCGATGATGTCCGCCAGGAACACCAGATGGGCCTTGCTGCTCAACTGAACGTGCAGGCCATCGGCCAACGGCACGCTGGATAGGGCTGGCATCAGCCAATGATTGCGGGCGCAGACAGCCATGTTCAGGGTTACCCCGAGCATCGTAAGACGCCAGCCGGTCCGCCAGGGCGACCACATCGCTAGGCAATAGCCGTTGGGTATCAAAAGAAGCCACACAAGCCACGGTAGTTTTGTACAATAGCTATATGGTAACAGTATCCAGAGCAGGGTTAAAACCGCTGCTGTCGTTTGGATGATCCGCTTCGTATTTTTCATCTCAAACCCTTGAAAGAACTAGGGATGTGAATCCATTGTTTTCCGCAGCAAGCAATCACATCCTGCCGCCGTCCATGCACGACCTGAACTCCTCGAATGCCTTCTCGCACCTTCCGGTCGCCTGGCTGACGGACTCCGGGTACAGGTCGATGCCCACGAACCTGCGGCCCAGCAGGATGGCGACCTCGCCCGTCGTTCCGGTGCCCACGAACGGGTCGAGCACGATGCCGGGACCCGCCAGGGGCTTGTCAGCGTGCGTCCAGCCCAGGGTCTTGGGATACCTCGGTATGTACTGCCGGGCATAGTCCGCCCTCCCGGCCTTCTCCCTCGTGGCGGCGTCCCTCTCCTCCGCCCCCTCGCCCGCTGGGGCAGGGCTCCCGCTGTGCTCGTTCAGGAGCGAGTACTGACCGAATATCCTCTTTCCCTTGCCCGGCCCCTCGTAGTACTCGGTCTGCTCGACGATTCGTTCCCTGGGCCTGATCTCCCCCCCGTCGTCAACAAGATACTCCGGGCACGTCATGGCGACGGGGCGCTCCACGAGCTCCCTGGGGAATGAGGAAAAATGCCCCCTCCCGCTCCTGGAGGTGCCTATCTGCCACACGGACGAGGGCACCCTGCCCTCCAGGGAGGTGACGCACCTCATGCTGGCGCTGTACCGGTGCTGCTCGACGGGAAGGCCCGTCCCCCCGCCCCCTTTCGGGTCCTTGCCCACCATGCCCTCGGTGCCCTTGTGGAAGAACCTCTTGGCGTCCCTCGGGATGCGCACGGCGCTCACGTCCGACCATGCCTTCCCGGGATGCCTGGCGAAGCGGAACAGGGGCTCCCATCCGTTGCCGTTCAGCCTCCCGCCCGCAGGGTCCGTCATGCACCTCCCGACGCTCGTCCCGTCCGCCAGGACCACTTCCTTGGCCCATACGACCTCGTCCAGGAGGAAGAACCCCGCATCCCGCATGGCGACGAAGAACCGGTCGGGAACGGCGAGCAGGGCACCGTCCTTCCTCTTGTCGCCGATGTTCACCCATACGTTCGCCCACGGGCGCAGGGGCACCTCGCCGAAAAGGCCGACCAGGGAGGCCACGAAGGAGGAAACGTCCGGCTCCTGGCCAGACTCCCTCGGGTCCTTCCCATACCTTCTCTGCTGGTAGTACGGGGGGCTCGTCACCACGCAGTCGAAGAGGACGCCGCCCGCCGCGAGCCGCCGCAGGGTCTCCATGGCATCCCCCTCGTAGATTTGGTAGGGCCTTGATCCGAAGTCCGGGACTATGGGTTCTATCACCAGCCGACGCCCTCCGGCCACAGGAGCTGGAGCAGGATTTCCTGGCTCTCGCTCCTTCCTTCCCCCTCCGCGTTGCATCGGGGGCACACCTGCCAAATACCGTTCGTTTTATGGATGAGGAGGCAGCGGTACCGGGGGATGCGGGCCATCCTCTCCCGCCCCCTCTTCTCCGTGTCGACGTACTCCCACCATGCCTCGTTGCTGGCGTCCTTCATCAGCTCCACGGTCGCGTTCGGGGTCTGGAAGTCGAAGCTGACCTGGAGTATCGCATGGGGGGCCCTGGCCTTGCGCTCCTCAACCGAAACGGTGGGGAACGAGAACCTGTAGGGGTGCCCGGGAACGGAGTCCTCGACCCACGGGGACGGGCCCTCCGCCCCCCTCACCTCCGCCTCTATCGTGGCGACGGCGGAGAGGAGGCCGAGCTTGCGCCCCCTTTCCCCGAAGTAGACCAGCATGTCGCCGTGCTCGTAGAAGTCCTCCTGATCCCGGAATCCGATCTCCACGCCCCGCTGCAGCAGGAACTCCTCAAGCAGGTCCTTGCCGTACGCGTCGCACTTCTCGTGCATCTTCGGGTCGAACATCGGGTTTCTCCATGCTGTGGCGATTTTCTGCATTGTCATAATACCGCGAATGCGGAGAATGGTTGCGCTTTTCTTTCGCCCGTCACAGAAAATAGGGTTTGGAAACGAAAAATTCGACTAGCCAATCGTATATGTGAGGATGGGCATGGGCAGGCTGAGGATGCAGGAGCCGTTCGGTATGGGGGCCCAGTGGCCCTTCGCCCATGCGCCAGGCGAGCCGCTGGGTGGGGAGGCCATGAGGAAGGCCGCCTCCATGGGGCTCTGGAGGGTCGCGGGGAACGCCTTCATATGCGAGTCCAAGAAGGACTTCTGGAAGATACGGGGGAACAGGATAGTCAGGCTCGTCGGGGACGAGGTGGACAACGGCGACAGCCTGGCCGCCGCCCCGGAGGACGATCCGGGCGAGTTCCTGGACGGGCTGCTGGGGGACTTGACGTTCTGAGGGAAAAAGGGGCTTAAAATGGCTGACAAAGAATACAGTTCGATCATCGACGCCATCTTGGACGAGAGGGATCCTTCGTGGGAAGACGCGGGGCTCGCCGATGCGGAGAAGTCCGGGAAGGAGCAGCTAGACCGTACGCACCAGTACGTCGACGAGGGCTTCCTCGACGAGATCGCGGAAGGGTCCAGCCGCCATACCCAGCTCCCCAGCAACAGCAAGAGCGCTGTGCTCCTGAACCGGCTGTCGGAGAAGGACGCTGCCGCCCCCCGCCTGGGGGCTGGCCAGAGGGCGCGGACCCGCCTGGCCGCAAGGCCCGAGGACTACGAGAACGAGCGAGGGAGCGACGAGTCCCTGTTCGAGGAAGTGACGATGTCCCTCGGCAAGGCGGAGAGCGAGGCGTCAGTCGAGAAGAGGAACGTGACGGACGAGGAGGTCAAGAGGTACGTCCGCGACCTGCTCAACCAGGGCGCGCCCCCGGCCAAGGTGGCGGAACGGCTCAAGAAGATAGGGGAGATAGAGCTGCTCAACAAGAAGGACAACATGGGCATGAGCTACCTCAACCAGAACGCCGGGCTGCTGGGTTTGGCCTACCTGGAGCCCAACGCCTACATGCCCTACCAAAGCCCGACCTACGAGCGGGAGAAAGTGGGTGGCATCGGGAAGCGGGCGATGAACATCCAGCCCGTCACCGGGCCGCCGTTCTACGCCGAGTGCATGGGATGTGGCGAAACTAAGCTGTTTGGAGAAGGCATCGAAGGTGTTTCCGGAGAGCAAAGGAATGCCATCGGGGACTTCGCCGACCTGGAAGGCGAGCCGTTCAAGGCCTACTACTGCAACGAGTGCGCCGCGAAGTTCCGCACGGCCTCCAAGACCGCCGAGTCCAAGAAGGACCCCTGCCCGCACTGCAACAAGGACGTGACGCCGGAGAAGCGGGAGGGGAACCACTACTGCCCCGAGTGCAAGAAAATCCTGACCGTCAAGCCGAAGACTGGTTCAGTAGCCACCAGCGCCGACTGCGTGCGCCAGCACAATGCCTGGAAGGCGGCGGGCATCGTCCCCCGCGCCCAGAGCGTCAAGAAGGTCGCCGCCTGCGAGGGCTGCGCCTTCTTCAGGGACAAGACGTGCAACCTCTACCACCTGCCGGTGGTCTCCAATGCCGCCGAGCTGGCCCCCATCGTCAACAGGATGACGGCCGGCGTCCCGGCAAAGTCCAAGCGGGCGGCATTGATCCAGATCGCCAACCGCGAGCCGCAGCGGGCGGTGGCGGCAACGCCAGCCCCGCGCCCCTTCGCCAAGACGTCGCAAAGGACCATCGAGAACGTCCGGGAGCTCCGCCAGGAGGCCTCGGCGGAGTTCGATCCCGAGGCGGTGGAGGCGATGCACAAGGACGGCGCTTCCCTGGACGAAATCTACAGGAAGGGAAGCCTCAAGGTTGGGTCCGTGCAGGCGGGCCGGGCGGTCAAGGCGTTCGTCGCCTCCCTTAAGGAGAAAGGCACCAAGGTCGCCCTGTCCCAGATAGACTGCAAGTTCCTCAAGGGAAAGCTGGGCATACGGAACGCCATCATGGGGGCAACGAAGTGCGCCGACTGCACCTACCGCTCCGACATGCACTGCGGGCTCACGGGAGGCACGCTCCTGGCATTCCCGGGGATGGAGAAGACGGGCAGGAAGACGGCGTCGGCCCCCCCGGAGGACGCCGCGACGACGCTCAGGGAATACGACCTGGTCGACAAGCCCGAACAGGCCGACATCGACCTCAACGAGGACAGGGAAGGGATAGAGATGGGCAGCAAGCCCAGCGCAGGGGACCTATGAGCAAGGCGACGGGCGTGGCGATGGAGCAGGAGATCAGGATAGGGGAGGACGGGAACGTGTCCCGTTCCGGCCCCGTGTTCGCGCAGATAGGCCCGGACGGGGAGACCACCACGACACCGCTCGTGCGCCCGGACACGACGCGGCTGGACGCCATCTACACGCTGATCCAGGACACCGAGGCCGACCCCACCGAGATAAGTCGCCTGATATCGGCGGAGCTCGCCTGCATCACGAAGGAGATGGCGGAGCAGCGGCGGGACTACCTGAAGGCGTACCAGCAAAAAGCGTATTCCGACCTCATCAAGGCGCTCCGCGAGATGGGCAAGCAGCTCATGGACACGGAGGTCCTGAACAAGAAGGACATCCTGAGGTTCGACGGGGAGAAGTTCAAGTTCGCCCTCGGCCAGATCGTTGCCCTGTTCGACAAGGCGCTGAGGGAGGCCGGGGTCCTGGAGGACCAGCGCACGAGCATCATGAAGCACTATAGGGACTTGATGACCCTTGCCGAGCCCCAGATTCGCCGTGAAACCGACAAGATAGGCGGCAAGGGAAAGCTGTGAGGCTCGGAAGACGCATCGTCGAAATCTACAAGCATCCGGTCGGACCAAAGAGGCCGGGTGCGGCAGGGGGTAAGTGACATGGCCGTAAGCGGAAACAGCATTTCGGGAAAGGGCTACCAGGCCTTCGTGGTCAACGAGGGGTTGCTCCAGAAGATCGTGGAAGCGGTCAAGAAGGGCGAGAAGGATGCCCGCTCCTCCGGCGACGTGAAGAGCTTCGAGGTCTTCTACCACGGCTTCAGGCAGAACGTCTGCATAGGGCGCATCTTCGTCGTCCCCGCGTCCGTCTGCGACAAGCCGGACGACTTCCCGGTCGCCCTGCTCTACGGCACGGTGCTCAGGGAGCTCGGGCTGGGCGAGGAGATGGCCGACCTCGTCTCCCTCAAGTCGGGGAGCGAGTTCGACGAGCCGGAGGACGCCAAGGCGCACCTCAAGGCCCTCAAGGAAAGGTGCTTCACCGTCGACGGAAAGAACGTCTCGCTGGTCCTATTCGCCCCCTCCTGGAGCGGGATACGGGAGTACGTGTGCTTCAAGTTCACGGACGACGAGGCGAAGCTGGCGGATCTCCTGCGCCACCTGGTGTTCGGGTGCTACTTCAACCCCGCGGTCTCCAGCGGCTTCGACGCCCTGATGACCAACGTCGACACCACGAAGCTCGACGTGACCGACGTGACGCCCAAGCTGACCTACCCGGCCCTCACGGAGAACCCCCTCAGGGCGTACCCGGAGCTGAGCAAGGTGGGCCTGGCGAAGAAGAAGGTGTTTCTGGACGCCAAGACGGCGGACGCCATAACCAAGGAAGTCCTGGAGCCGGCCGAGATGGACGTGTTCGACGCCCTCGGGGACGCCCTCAAGGGCACCCTGAGGCCCGAGACGAAGAGTCCCGAGGAGGCGGCGGACAGCAAGTACAAGAAGCCGGACGCCAACGCCGAGGTGCCCCGGGCCGACGATGGCACCGGGCCGAAGGAGGCGTCGGCTTCCCCGGTCGCCAAGGCCGCCGACTACGAGGAGGACCCCAACGTCCTGCACTGCAACCAGTGCGAGATGATGAACATCAACGGCCTGAACTGCCACGAGACGGGATGCCCGAACAGCGGCAAGGCGTGGGACCCGGGCTCCCAGGGATGGGTAACGGACACCAGCGACGACGAGGAGCCGCTGGAGGACCAGTACCTCGACGAGACAGCCCCGCACGGGAGCTGCCCGGCATGCGGCGGGGAAGGCACCTACCTGGGGGCCCTGGGCACCCGGCAGCACTTCCGTTGCCGCAACTGCGGCATGGACTTCAGCCACGACGAGAAGGAGGCCTCGGGCAGCTACGTGGTGAGGCAGGACGGGAAGGTGGCCGCGGGCCCCGCCTCGATGGAGGACTGCATCGGGTGGATCCTGGACAAGCAGGCCAGCGGGATCGGCCTCAGCAGGGGCGGGTTCGACATCGAGAAGTTCGGGGGCCGCCTTCCCGAGAAGGGCTCCCCCGAATGGCACCGCCTTCGGATAGCCATAAAGACCCTGCGCATGCCCGACACCATCGCGGGGGTGATGGGGCCGCCGACCAAGGAGGAGGCAAGGGAGACCCTGAGGCGCTACGGGATCGACTCCCGGAAGTACGAAGGGACGTCCAAGACCGCCGACACGGCGGACAACCCGGCGAACGAGGCGGGCGGGGAAGCCAACATCATCCATCCCAAGACCGACGCCGAGAAGGCCAACACCCGCGGGACGGAGCCCGAGAAGGCCCCCGACCCGAACCCCAAGACGGGGGCGGCAAAGTGCCAGAACCCGAACGGCAGCAGGCCCTGCCCGAACGACGCGACCGAGCAGTACACGGACTCCAAGGGGAAAAAGTGGGGCCTCTGCCGGGCATGCTACACGAACTCGCTGGCGGCCCGGGACTCGAAGAAGGCCAGCGACGCCAAGACGGCGGGACCGTGGGCGAACGACGGCGCGCCGGGAAGGACCAGCCTGAGCTACGACGAGTTCTACGCCCCGACCTGGCGGGAGCTTGCCGGAAAGGCAATCGGCCTCCCCCCCAGGAAGAGGGCGGCGTTCGTCAAGGTCTCCTACGTCGAGCACTGCAAGGGCCACAAGAACTCAAAGGGCGAGCTGGCGGAATGGTGCGTGAAGTCCCACGAGACGGGTAAGATACTCTCCAGCCACAAGAGCGAGGAGGCGGCCAAGTCACACCTCCAGGACATGCACGCCCACAGCGGATCGCTCAAAAAGGCGGCCGCCCATGCCAAGGGCTGCGAGTGCGGCTTCTGCAAGAACAAAGGGAAGCTGCCCGGCACGAAGGATGACGAGAAGAAGGATGACAAGAAGGAGGCGAGCAGCCATCGGGCGACGTGGGAGGATCGCCTCCAGAACGTCTACGATGGCGGGTTCGAGGAGTTCAAGGCATACTCGGACACGTGGGGCCTTGCCAGGCGGCTCGGATACGAGAGCGCCGAGGCGGCATGGCAGGACAATCCCCTGGTGACGGGCTCCGTGGACCCGAAGGACTACGGGGTCGTCGGGGAGGGCCGCAAGACCGCCGACACTGTGGACAACATCGCCAACGAGAAGGGCGGCGAGGGGGCGATGGACCCCAAGACCGACAAGGAGAAACCCAAGACGGCGAAGGCCGCGTCGCATGCCGAGGTCCGCAGGGCCGAGACGGGGCACTCCAAGCTGGTGCAGCAGAGGGCGGAGGCCAGGAAGGGCGAGGAGGGCACCGCCGACGCGGTGGCTGAGGAGATCGCCCGCCCGCTGGACGGGGACGAGGCCGCCGTTTCCGAGCGCTCCAGGGCCGCCTCCGCCAGGAGGGAGAAGGCCCTGAACAAGAAGCGCTCCATCCAGGTGCAGTCCTTCGGGAGCATATGGGACGACGCGTTGGAGCACGCCGGGATCAGAGCCTCGGAGAAGGCCAAGGACGACCCGGAGGTCGCCATCGCCATCTCGGTGGGGGACGGCAAGGCGAAGGTCAAAAAGGCCGACCAGGACGTCGCCCCGGACGTCGCTAAGGCGAAGTCCGGGCTGGAGGGCAAGACCAAGGCCGAGCTGGCGAACACCCCCGTCTCCACGCAGACCGTTGATGCGGAAAAGCTGGCCGCCAAGAAGGCCGACCAGTCCGTGTCGCCCGACATCGCCGAGGCCAAGTCCAGGCTCGACCACGGGGCGAAGGACTCCATCGCCGACAACCCGGACGCCACGAGGACGGAGGACCCGGGGAAGTTCGCCAAGGCGGCGGACGGGGTGGCCCCGGACGTTGCGAAGGCCAGGTCGGAGACCGACAAGGGGGCGAAGTCGTCCCTCGCCGACAACCCCGCCGCGACCCAGACGGTCGACCCGGCGAAGCTGGCAGCTACGGACGAGGACGGCTTCCCGGCCGGCTCGGACGTGCCGGGCGAACTGCGCCAGTCGGTGCGCGAGAGCGACCAGGAGCCCCCGGAACGGGAGGGGACCGTCGAGAAAATCGAAGCCGGACGCAGTGAGGACGGCTCGGAATACTCGTGGGTGACCATCGACGGCACGAGGTATTTCACGCTATGGGATGCGGCGGACTTTCCCCTCAAGGAAGGCGACAGGGTGCAATTCTGGAGCGGGAGGGCGAGGATTCCGGAGCTCCACTCCGATGCCCCCGATGGCAAGTTCGACTATGCCAACATACTGGGTCCCGCCGCTGGGCCGGGCGGCCCCGCCAGGCTTGCCGCCAAGCAGGCCGATCTGGGCACGTCGTCCGACGTCGGGCATGCCGGGCCCGAGGCGGGACCGGTGGACAACCCGAACGCCTCCGGCACCGTCGACCCCATCGACGCGGCGAAGGTGGGATGCGCCGCCACGGGCGACGACCTGGACGAGGAGATGGGGATGGGGGCGATGCTGGGCGACCTGGCGGACCTCGCGGCCAACCTTCCGGAAGTGACGGGGGAGGAGCCCGCCAAGGCCCCGCAGGCCGGTGAGGGCGGGCTGAACAACGAGCCCCCCGCCAAGAAGAAGGCCGGGCAAGGAGCGCCCGCCCCCGAGGGGGAGGCCGACGTCGAGGTCGAGGACCTGGGCTCAATCGTCCTGCTGAGGCCGAAAAGCGACGCCGCCAGGGAATGGATCGACGAGAACCTCCAGCTCGAAGACTGGCAGTGGTACGAGGGCGGGGCGGCAATCGAGCACGGGTATGCCGACGCCATCATCGAAGGGATGAAGGACGACGGCCTGAACGTCGTGGGCGGCCCGGGCCTGGAGTCCGAGGCGAGGAACGTGATTCCGGAAGAAAGCAACATGAGCATGGAGGACGAGCAGAAGCTGATCGAGAAGGGGATAGTGGCCCCCCCGGGAAAGAGGGCAAGCGAGGGAGGGCTAACGCCCGAGGGCGAAATGAGGCTCAGGCTCGCCCAGGAGCTCATCGACAACGACGACGAGCGCATCTACGACGTGGCGGCCAACGTCGGCCAGATAGTCGGCAACGTGAAGCACATGAAGTGGTTCCTGGAGGCCGTGGCGGCGGACCTCGACGACGACGAGGTGCTGGAGTATTATGCGATGAGGCCCGAGGGCGAGGGCGGGGCGCTCGACGACATCCAGGAGCACTTGCCGACCCAGGCGGGCTGGAGATAGGATGCTCAAGAAGGCCGACTTTGAAGGCTGGACGGACTGGCAGACCTGGTACGTCAACCTGCTGATCGGGAACAGCCGCTCGACCCACGACGCGGCCATGCTGGGCGTCCGGCACGCCATGGCGTCGGGGGCGTCGAGGGGCCTTCCGAAACAGGGCATCGTCAACCTTTGCGCCAGGAAATTCGCCGAGCGCTTCAGGGGCATCAGGGACCAGGCCAAGCGGGAATACGAGGAGAACGCCCTGGAGGCCCGGACGGAGTCCGGGGAGTTCGAGGCCAGGCAGATCGAGGGAAAGAAGCCCCCGAGCACGGGAAGCCGGGCGGGGGACGTCCTCGCCGAGGCGATGGACCTCATCCGCAGCGACATGGGCGGGCAGTCGGGATGGCTGGAGCCCTGGACGGAACCGAACTGGGCCGAGATAGCCGAGAACTGGTTGGACGAGACTGAAACCCAGGACAGGGCAGTGAGGGAAGAAAAAAGGGAAGCGCCCAGGGGGGAGGGGATGCCGGTGGAAAACAGCTTCGACAAGCGGTTCATGAAGGAGATGGGCATCAAGGCCAGCACCGGGCTGACCTATTTGTCGGTCCTTGCCGACTTCGGAGGCCCGCGACCCGCTTCCGGCGGGCCGGAAAAATGCGGCTGCGAGGAGGGCGCGTGCGTCCTGCGGCATGCCGCGGGGGAATGCCCGCATCCCGCCGCCGTGCTGGTGGAGGCGCTCGGCATCGAGTCCAGGCTCTGCCAGGAATGCGCCGACACGAAGAGGAAGGGAGCCCCCGGGGAGGTCAAGATCCTCGGGACCATCGGGCCCGACGAAGGCGGGGCGGCGGGAAGCGCCCCCGGCGGCAGGCTGGTCAAGCTGACCCCCGAGGAGGAGCACGCATAGGACTTCGCCTTGTTCTACGTGGACGAGGGGAAGAGCGACGACGAGGCGGCGGAGCTGGCATGGAAGGACCTCCAGAAGGAGTTCCCGAGGCTGAGGGACTTCGAGGGGGCGGAGCCCTGAGGAAACGGATGGATGCCATCGACAACACGGAGGTCGGAAGGCGATGGGACGGCCTGAAGCTAGGCCACCTTCGTATCGGATGGCTGAGGACGCAAAGCCACAGGTTCCCAGTGGATTTCTTCGACCGTCCGTGGATGCGGCTGGCGGACGACGAAAAGGAACAAGTGGCTTCCATGGCCGATAATGTGTCGCAGCCGGGATTCAACCACAAAGAGGCCGTGCATATACGGAAATTCAGTGGTAACAAGGAAGATGCCTTGAACAAGGTCGTCAAAATCCTCGGAACCAACGGCGTGGGCACCCTGGTCGTGGGGGCAATTGCCGTGCAAGAGCACGGATATGCCCGCAACACCGAGGACATCGACTTGTCCGTGTCGAATGCCAGGCAAGCGAGGTACATCCTGATCCAGAATGGGTATAAGATTCTCAATCCGATAGCAGTTTCGGACCCCGAAAACAACGTGAAGATAGACATAATCCAAGGCGGATGGAAGATAAAAGGGACTGACGTTCCCAACCCCATACCGCAGGAAATCAACACGGAACCGAAAGTTTGCGATTTGCCCACCTTGTTGGATTTGAAGATAGGGAGCTTTATGGGCAGCTACAAGGGTGCCGAAATCAAATTGCAGGTACGAGGCCAGGATATCGTGGATGTAAAAACATTGGTCATAAACAACAACCTGCCTCGTAATTTCATGAAAGGCAAAGTGCATCAAACGGAATACGAAAAAATATGGGACGGCCTGCACGAGCCCCCGCAAAAGGTATCCCGTCAGAGGGCATTGGAACTTCTTGCCGGGGCGGAGGAAGACGAGCTTTTCGCTTTCCATCAGTCTAATAGGGAGAAGAAAATGGCAAAGGACAACAAGGTCGAGTTCGTGCTCAAGGGCAAGAAGCGGGAGGCGAGCTTCTCGTCCCCCGAGACGGCGGAGGCTTTCATCAAGGCCGCGGCCGAGAAGTGGGGGCCGGACTTCTCCGCCCCGGGCTCCGTCGCCGTCACCTCCGACAAGAGCTACATCGACGGGGAGAAGCCCGAGGGGCTCAAGACGGCGGACACGGACAAGCTGGAGGAATGGGCCATGAGGCCCGAAGGCGAGGGCGGGGCGCTCGACGACGTCAAAGAGCACCTGCCCGAGGATATGGGGTTCACGGGGCGGCTGGTGACCCTGTCCACGGACGGCTACGGACGCCTCCAGGTGTCCGCCACGGACGAGGGTCAGAGGCTGGCGGCATCCCTCGCGAACGAGGCGACCGTCGACGCCCTGCACCACCTGCTGGCGGAGGCCACGGAAAATGGCTGGAGATGGGAGGCCCCCGAGGACCTCGGGGCGCTGACCGACGCCCCCATCATCAGCGACCCGGACGGGAACGTCTACTGGCACCAGAACTACCAGGTCGAGGACCCGGTGGAGACGCTGGCCAGGGGCGGGACCGTGCAGTTCGACTCCGGGGGGACGAAGGAAAGGGAAATGGGGCCAACGGAGGGCGGGGTCGTCGCGTCGAAAAAGGACGTCCGCAAGGACGGGAAGGCGGGGAAGGAGGCGGGCTTCAACTTCTTTTTTCCCGGCCAGGCGCTCAGGGAATTCTATCCGGACCTCCAGCACGAGCTGGTGGACTCCCCCAACGCCACGAACGCCCCCATGGTAGATTCCGGGGTGGACGTCGCCAAGGGGACGAACGAGTCCACGATAGGGGGGATCGTCGGGGACCCGCACGAGGACCCCGAGCTCGACATCGCCATCGAGGCGTCCTTTGACGGGATGAAGAAGCTGGGCTACGTCAGCACCTCCCCGGGGGCGGTCGGCCTCGGCAGGGACTTCAAGCCGCAGGTGCTCGAAGGCAAGCCGTTCCGGACTGAGGACGAGATCAGGGGCCCGATGTTCCAGGAGGAATTCTACCAGAACTTCGACATGGGCCCTGAGGGCGGGGCGATGAACGTGGTCGCCAAGCAGGCGGCGGCGTTCGGGGGCGAGAAGGAGCAGTTCGGGGCGTTCCTCAAGAAGGTCATGGCGGAGGTGGCGGCCACGTTCATCAGCGCATGGAAGGTGACCAGCCGGCCGCCGCTGGACAAGGTGCCGGGGACCGGCTCCCTCCAGCTCGACCAGGTGGAGCAGCGGGACTTCTCCGGCATGTCGGGCCTGCTCATGGGCCAGGAGGGGATGGGCAGCCGGGTAAAGCACCTGGTGGACAAGCTGAACGACAGCGAAATTCAAAGTTGCATCAACGATTCGTGGGCGCAAAGTGCTGTCTGGAATAGCACCCTAAATGGAGGATTTGTGTATGAGGTATTTGTTAGGGCCGAGAGCTTGGACAGTGAATCTCTACTCCTGAAGTATCGTTTCATTACTGGAGTCAGGGATTCTGACATTAAATAAAATGGAGAAACTAAAGGACTTGAAGGGTCGTAAAACCATCCTTGATCTATCAAAGGAAAGGATCGGGAGGTTGCGGCCCGTAAAGGTGGTTTCCTACAAGCCCGTAACTTGGGAATGCCTATGCGATTGCGGGAATGTAGTGACCGTACCCATTGGCAATCTTCACGGAAACCACAGGAGAAATACCATCAGTTGCGGATGCTATAGAAGGGAGAATGTGTCGAAACTGACACGAAAACGCCCATATGAGTCCCTTTACAGCAGCTTTCTCTATGTCTGCAAGGTTCCGGGAAAGGGAACTGACATAACCTACGAAGATTTTCTGGAGTTCACAAGGATAAACAAGTGTCATTATTGCGATGTGCCCATCATATGGACTAAGCACAACATCCATTTGAGATCCCCAGGACATCGACAAGCCTACTACCTTGATCGCAAAGACAACCTGAAAGGCTATACCAAGGACAATGTGGTTGTCTGTTGTACTCGCTGTAATCGAGGAAAGTCCAACCTGTTTTCTTACGACGAATGGGTCGAAATCGGAAAGTGCATCCGAACCATGAGAGAGCACAAAGCAGTGAGGGTTTTCAATGCGACCACAGCTTAAAAGGGCGGGGCAGGCGGTGTCCTTCCTCCCGTGGAAGGAGTTCATGGCGGGGCTGGCGGACGACTACGGCCTCGACGAGCGCACGCTCGTGGACCGGGAGGAGGAGGGTGACCTACTCGACTGGCTCCGGGACGCGCCCGAGGACGACGAGGAGGCGGCCTGGGAGCCCTCCCCGGACGCCCATAGGCCCGTCCTCGTCCGCCATGCCGCCGCACGGGCGGCGACCGCCATCCCCACGTCGGCGTCCTACGGGGCGGTCAGCATCCGTTCCTTGATTTGAACTTCTGAAACTGTTCCGGAAGTCGACCCTCGCCTATTTGACCCTTCTTTTTTCGTTGAGCCTCGACCGGTAGAGGTCCCCGACCCCCGCCCCCGTCCTCTGCTTCGACGCCTCCTGGCCGTCCTTGTCCTCGCCGCTCCCGCACATCGCCGACAGCGGGCCCATGCCGCCCCTGGCCTGGGCACGGTTGAACCGCTCCGCCTCCGCCCTGTCGGCGGTGATCTCCAGGATCATGCAGTGCTTGCCCTCCCAGCTCACCTTCGCCATCACCAGGGGGACGTCCTCCCCGGAGCACGATGGGCAGTCGTTGGCGTTGCCGGGCTTCCCGGGCATCAGTACGAAGTTCTTCGTGCATTTCCTGCAAGTCCTCGGCTTGATTGGCATGCCGCCTCCCTACCCCAGATGATAGTATACCGAAAAACTTGAAAAATTCCCGAAAATTGCTCGTCCAACGGTGTATAGTAAGGACGGGAGGATACATATGCTCAAAAAGGCGGAATGGACGAAGGTGACATGGGACGGGACGGAACTCCGACTGCATGCCGACCGAATAGATAGGTCGAAGTCCAGACAATTTTCATCGGGAACCATTGCGTTTTTCCCGAAAACACATAAATTGTCCATCGGTAGCGGGAGGAACAGGGCCGTGCTCGACTCCCCCGTGGCGATGGACGGGATGGTTGAAGCCGGGCAACAGATCGAGATCGTCCTCTATGCCTCCGAGACGCCCTACATGGTCAACGGAAAGGCGTGCCAACGCCTGGCGACCTTCAAGCAGCGAGTGGCGACCAAGAAGCATCCCGAAACCGTCTTCGTGATCTCCGGAAACACAGGGATAAAAAGAGATTCGACCTCCATATCGAAGGGTTGGCTGATGCCCATCTACCTACACCATGTGGGCATAGCCACCAGTGAGATTCCAGCGTGGCTAGAAGGCGTCAAGACGAGGGTCAGAAAGGCAAGGCAGCACATGGCGTACATGTTCAAGGAAGCCCTTCGGGCATGCACGCAGAGCATCCCGGCCGTGGAACTCGGGACATTCGCCACTCACGTGGTCGAGGTCCTCGACCAGTTCAACATGCGTCAAGGCAAGGGCCGGAAGTTCTCCTACAAGAACGAGCTCAGCGAAAAGGCGAAGACGGATTTGTCCGCTGTCTCCTTGCGGATGGTTGCCAGCAACCTGCGGCACGACAAGAAGCACGAGCATCCCGTGCCCGAAGGCCTCTTGGAGGAGATTGACAAGTTCCTCGCCCAATATCCCACCGACTTCACCCCGCTCTTCCGCATGATCAACCACTGGGACGAATGCTGGCGCAACGACCCGGACGTGCGCGCAGGGAAATATCCGCTCAGGGAGATGGTGTTCGACGACAAGGAAGGATGGAAGCAGCGGCCGAACAAGGCCCCCAGCCTGGACGGGGTCCGGCAGATGTTCTCCTCCCTGCCGGAGCGGGACGTCGTGTTCGAGAACATCAAATGCACCTTGAAGCAGCGCATAACCAACGACGAGAAGCCATGGAAGGGGCTCCCGAAGCTGCGCTACGAGGAGGACGAGAAAAGCGGAAACATCACCCTTGCCAACCGCAACAAGCAAGGGAACTCGGAGGCCACCACCATACGAAGCTTCCTTGCGGGCCAGGAAGTACTAGGCCTGACGCTGGGCCCTCCCGTAGACCCCCAGGACAGCGGGCACGAGGAGGCGGGCAAGGGCCGGGGAAAGCGCTGGAGAAACCGGCAGCTACGTCCCCTGACATTCTCCGGCGGAAAGGGCCTGAAGCCCTTTACCGTGGGGGTCCTAATAACGTCGAACCTCGGGGAGAAGGCCGGAAGCCATTACATCAAGAAATGGTGGCTTTCCTTCAAGGAAAGGACGGGGAGGATTTCGCTCTCCCTATCGCTGGAGCTGCCCGCCCCTGCGCCCGTGAAGGGGAGCACCGCAGGCCTCGACCTGCGATGGAGCACCAGGGAGAACCTGGCACAGATCGGCACCCTGAGCCTTCCCGCCGAAGGCAGGACGATGGCGATCTTCGCAAACATGAACCCGAGGCCCCCGATGCTGGCATACGCCGTCGCGGGCGTCCTCGGCGAGCGCCCCGAGCTGCGACATAGTTTCCTATCGGCTGCCGAATGGAGCGGCATGACGGGCAAGTGGCTTGCTTCCAGCGGCCTGCCGGAAGGGGGGACCGAGAGCGCCTCTGACTTCGAAAGCAAGATGGACGTCCTGGACGCGGCCTCCTCGAAGATGCTAAACATGCGCATCGTGACCGAGAAGGAAACAGGCGTCAGGCTCTTCTCCTTCGACCCCGAGCCCTTCGTGGCCGAACTGGGCGAAACTCGGTGGGGCAGGCGGAACCGGGAGCATGGCAAGAAGGAAACCGACACGTTCGAGTACAAGAAGGAGATGCAGGCCGAGCGGGACCTCTGCGAGGATCGCCTCAAAGAACACCTCATGGAGGAGCTGGGCGACGATGTTCCTCCCTGGCTCAAAAGAAGCCGTTCCTCGGGCATCAAAAGCCTGCTCAAGGACGACATCCTCATGGCGGCGCATCCCGAGGCCAGGGCGGCAATCGTGAAATGGGCGACCGAGGACGCCAAGGCCGGAGAGCTGTTCAACTTCATCAGCGGGCGCATTACCGGTCGCCGCGAGAAGGAGTACGAGAAGGTCTGCACGCTGATCATGCAGACGCTGGCGGACAATGGTTACGGGAAGGTCGTAATCAAGAACATGGACGTCAAGGGGATCGGGGAAAGCCGGGAAAAGTCCAAGAAGACGGAAATGTTCCACGAATACAGGCAGCGGCTGGCCCTGGGGGACTTCACCGCCATCCTCAGAAACATCGGACGGAATCACGGGGTGGAGGTCGCAGTCACGAAAGCGGCGTCGCTCGAAGTCGTACAGACGTGCAACTCCTGCGGCTACTTCGGCGCATTCGGCGTCACGAAGAACAACAGGCTCGAATGCCCCAACTGTCACGCACGCTTCAAGAAGACGGAGAATGCAGCTAAGAATCTGGCCGCCGCCACAAGCGCCTGACGGCGGACAAAGGGTCGCCTGATTCGTTGCATGGGCGAAACAAACTAATGGGACTGACGATATCCCCGCTGCCAAGGTTGGTCGGAAACTCGTTCGTCTCCCCGAGACATTTCAAGGGGGGAGACAGGCGGGGGACTCTCCTCATCACGACCGGCCCCCGGTCAATCCCCGTTCCTGATGGGCGGGTCGAGGTGCTCTACGGCGTGCAGTGCCCGTGCGGGGAGAAGAATTGCCTGCACGACGCCGACGCCACGGATCGCTACCTTTCCGACGACTCCAATTTCCTGTCCTCCCGGTGCCTCCTCCAGTCGGTGGACCTCGTCACGCTGGAGGAGCTAAGGAAGGCGACAAAGGGCCTCGGGCAGACAGCGGGGCTCGAAGAAATCTCGGAACTCCCGACCGAGAGGTACGGATGGCTCCTGCAGAAGGGCATGCTGCCCCCAGGATCCCCCAAGGACCCGACAACGTACCCGAACTGGGAAGGATGGACCGACCTTTTCGGGGTGCCGTGCTGGTCGGTGGAGGAGATGGCGGAAAAGATTCTTACCCTGGGGCACATGTTGCACGGAAAGAATCCGGCCGACCTCATCAGGCTGCTGGCGCTCGACGGGTTCCTTGCGGCCCTGAGCAGGAGATGGAAGGTGGGAAAGAACGAATGCGTGGACCTCCTGCTCTCGATGAGCCCCGAGGAGGCAGCGGCGCTGGTCAACGACCCATCGGGACCGAGGAAGGGAACGGCAAGGAGCTGCGAGGCCCCCGGGATCACTACGGACGGGTGCATCCTGGAACGCCTGAGGGAACTCAGGAAGGCAGCGGAAACCCTGGAGGGGTTCTGGTCCAACCAGGAATTCGTCAGGGCCTCGGAGATCGACCACATCTCCCTTCTCTGGAAGGCCCTGAGCCATGGGGGGACGAAGCTCCTGAAGAAAGGGATGAAGGAAGCAGTTCCAATGTTCCGGGACAGCTTTCTGAGAGAATGGGAGGGGGCCGAAAGATACGTGAGGAGATACCACGGGGACTGGATGGTAGCCCACATCGTCTGGAAATCCTTCGAGGCCCTGAAACGGGACCGCATCCTGTTCAACCTCGGGGAGCCAGGAATAGGAAAGAGCCGCACCGTGTTCGCCCTGGCCATGGAACACGAATTCCGGAACGTCCTGGTGCTGGCCACCAAGTCCACGCTGGACAAATTCACGAACAGGGAGAGGGGAAGGGAAAGGACGAGGCAGTGGGAGGCGCACGCCAGAATCGTCGGGGAGGGAGATGCCAATTTCCTGTTCACGGACTGCGACGATCTGGAGGGCATGGAAGAGGGGAAAAGGAACTACGTGTTCGTGTCCGAATATGACGTGCAGAACAATCCGGATGGGCTGGTGAAGCGGCTTGCCGCCATAGGATGGGACATGATGGTGGTGGACGAGCTCCAAAACTGGACGGGAAGCAAGGGCCTGGACGAGGCCCTGCTTGCGGAGAGAAAGAAGGAAGGAAACCGGTTCAGGAACCTCTCGTTCCTGCGTAAGAGCATGCCGCCCGAATGCCTGTTCTATCTCATGACCGCCACTCTCATGAGGATAAGCCTGAGGGAGGCATATAGGATGCTGGAACTATTCACCGGAAAGAAGTATACATCCATGGACGACGATGCCTCGGCGGCCCTCAAGCTCCGGTACGAAACCCTGTCCAGGGGATCGCGGTTCTACATCCGGCCCTCCCTCCTCCCCCCGCCGAAAGCCGTCGACTGGAAGCCCACTGGAACGCTGGTATTCGAGCAGCACGGGCAAGAGGATGGTGCGGACTCCGTGGGGACCAGAATCACCACCACTCATTACCTGCTGGGCGAATCCCTACTGTCCTCGCTCCCGAGGACCACCAAGCCGACGCCGCAGGCGGAATGCGTGCTCATCAAGGGGGCGCTCAAAGAAATAGAGGACAGCCCACTGCTGATGCGGCTCCTCCGGAAGGCGTCGAGGCCCATCCTCTATACCCATTTCGTAGACGGTCCTGTGGCGCTGCTGGCGGGATGGGCGAGGAAAAAGCTGGGAAGAAGGGCATACCTCTATACCGGGGAACTCAAACAGCTCGACATGATGGAAAGGGACCCGAAGTGCGTCATCGTGGCGAGCGCCCCAATGACGACGGGGATAGACGGAATCCACAAAATTTCCGACATGGAGTTCATCTTCGGGATGCCCTGGCACTATGCCCAACTGGAGCAGTTCGCCCGGAGGATCGTGCGCCCCGACTCGGCGTTCATGGAAGGCGGCGTGCTGATAGTCAACTTCGTGGCGGACAACATTCCGTATAGCCACAACCGCAACGGGAGGGTGCTGGGCAGGAAGAAGACGCACTTCCTGGTCATGAACGCAGACGTTCCCCGAGAGCTGCGCAGGGAGGTGCCGGAAGCGGAAGTCAGGAAGATGCTGGACAACCAAAGGAAACTGGCCGGGATGTCCATTCCCCTTGAAGATGCCCCGGCAGGAAGCGCCGAGCCCCAAGACAAGAAATTCTGGGCCCTCCTGCACCGCCTGACGGACAGGACGCACAACCTCTACTCGAACTCCGATTCCGCCAAGCTTCTGGCCAGAAGGGAGGGAGACTTCCTTGCAAGGGGGAAGGAAATGATATTCCTGCCTGACTACGAACGGGAGAACGAGGAATTCGAGGGGAGAAACGGGAACGTCAGAGACGTGTACCTCAACTACGTCCTGCCAACCACAGGCAGGCGCATCCTGGACATCGGCTGCGGGACCACGGGCCCCGCCGAGGCCTACAGGCTGGGACTGGACGGCATCTCCTTCGCCGATCCCTTCCTGTCCAAGCAGGCATGCCAGAGGTTCCCGGAGGTGGAGGCGAGGGATAGGAACGCCACGGGATACGGGGACAGCTCGTTTGACTTGATCGTGAGCTGCCTCTCCATGTTCGCCAAGAACCGGAGAAATTCGGTATTGGAGATGGCGAGGCTACTGGCCCCCGGGGGGATGGCGGTGATCCGGGAGCCCCACGGCAGGCGGTGGGTGAGGGGGTTGGACGCCCTGCTTGAAAAGGCCGGGCTGATCGTGGAATCCCAGGCCCTGCCGGGGACGGGAATGATGGAGATCGTGGCAAGAAAGAAATTGGAAGCGGGCAGTAAAAAACGAAGTAAAATTCAAAGGAGGCACCAATGAAGTCGAAATTCATCATTGAAGTAAAGAAGGGCATTCAGTTCCTCAAAACGGTCGCCGGGACGATCCTGTTCGAAGGGAAGCCCCGCATAGTCGAAACGAAGTTCGGGACGTACTTGGTCTTCCCGAGAAGCCACAAGGGTGGGGAGAAGCTGGTGGAGGTAAAGGCCCGCCACCGGGTATTCTCCGAATTCAAGGTCGAGGATGGAAGCGGGGCCACGGTATACCGGCAGGTCAGGAATACCCCGGACGGCAAGCTCAAAAAGGGCGATTGGCACGTCAACGCAAGCGACGTAGCCTTTGCATAGAACGACTCTCGGAAGTGGGGCCAGCCGCCAAAGGGCGGTGGACGGTCAAGCGTTCTTTGACAACTTGAAAAGGCCGCATAATTGTGCCTTTGTCCTCCTCCTCAAAAAATTGGAGGTCCCGCCCTGCGGCGGGGCCTCCAATGGTCGTTTTTTTGAGGCAAGTTCGAGGCTAAGTCCAGCGTCTACACTATGCTAAAAGGAATCGGGTGAAGACCACCCTAGTTCATCGGGTAGATGAAACACGGCGACGCCCACGGCGGCGGCGACCGTCGGTGAAGACCACCTTAGTTCATCGGATAGGTGAAACACAACTCGATTGCCGTCGACACCACGGGATGGTGAAGACCACCTTAGTTCATCGGATAGGTGAAACCACTCGAACAAGAACCTCGACAACGTCCCTGGTGAAGACCACCTTAGTTCATCGGATAGGTGAAACGCCGCCCGAGTTCCAGCCGGATGGCCTGCAGGTGAAGACCACCTTAGTTCATCGGATAGGTGAAACCGATAGGGCCCACGGGATACACGGGGCCAAGGTGAAGACCACCTTAGTTCATCGGATAGGTGAAACGCAGATCGACCAGTGGTCAATGGTGTAAAGGTAAAGACCACCCTAGTTCATCGGATAGATGAAACTCCTTGGGAAATGTCAACTGCCTGCCGATTGGTGAAGACCACCCTAGTTCATCGAATAGGTGAAACAGCTCATCCGGGGGAAGAACTCGAAGAGCAGGTGAAGACCACCCTAGTTCATCGGATAGGTGAAACCATAGCTCGGTTGGTTAGAACAGCGGACTCGGTGAAGACTCCCCTAGTTCATCGGGTAGATGAAACTCCAGGTGGATAGTCCAGAGTTCCTCAATCGGTGAAGACCACCCTAGTTCATCGAGTAGATGAAACCACGTACCGGCGATGCGAGCACGCCATCGTGGTGGAGACCACCCCAGTTCATCGGGCAGATGAAACTCTTCAAGCTCGTGGCACCGTTTCTCCATTTAATAAGACCACCCCAGTTCATCGAGTAGATGAAACCATGTCCATGTCCATGGGATTCACGCTGTGGCGAAAACCACCCCAGTTCATTGAATAGATGAAAGTCCAGAGAATTCACGCTGCAGCAAAAATCACCTCAGTTCATCGGGTAGATGAAACCATGACCTTGCTGTTCAGTACGGACCACTCCAGTTCATCGGATAGATGAAATTTGACGAATGCTTGCGCCTGCTCCAATGGAAACCACCTCAGTTCATTGAATAGATGAAACAGTTGAGGGCTGTTGGCGAAGGATTCACTCGGTGGGGACCGTCTCAGTTCATCGGGTAGATGAAACTCCAGGTGGATAGTTCAGAGTTCCCCAATCGGTGAAGATCACCCTAGTTCATCGGGTAGATGAAACGAATGCTGCTAGCGGTAAGGTAAAGGTCATTCCAGTTCATCGGGTAGATGAAATTTCGTGGCGTGCAACAGCCTGTGACACGCTGGTGGAAATCACTTCAGTTCATCGAGTAGATGAAACGTGTTTGAGTGGCTGCGTCGCCCCCAAAGTGACGGAGACCATCCCAGTTCATCGGATAGATGAAACGGAAGCCGCAAGGCTGCGCCCGACAGCCCATGTGGAGACCATTCCAGTTCATCGGGCAGATGAAACCTTAGCTTCCCGGATGGGTAAGACCATCTAGTTCATCGGGTAGATGAAATCGAAAGCAGACCCTTGTCAGCATGGGAGTGGCAAAAGACCACGCTAGTTCATTGGGTAGATGAAATACTAACCTCACCCGTTCGCACAAGGGTAAAACAGGGGATGAACGAAATTTCAAGAATCCTTGAAATATCAGAATACACCGAGGTATACTACAACTGGAGGACGCATGATACGGAAATGGCCTATGGGCTTGGACGACAGTGGATTCCTTTTGAAAGTAGGTATAGCACCCTGTGTGCTGGAGGACCCCCATCCCGGGCCGGTGCCCGTCGCACCGCCGGAGACGATGCCCCTGATCGACGAGGACCATGCTTGGCTGGCGGACCTCAAGGTGGTGTGGGACGAGGACCCCGAACCGGGGTTCGTCCTGCCCCAGACCCTCGGCGAGTACTTGACCAGGTATCCGGACGAAATCAGGGAGGCAGTAGACGAGGCCGACAAAGATATAGGGTTTGCCACGCTGGCCAAGGGCAAGGACGCTTGGGCGAAGGAAGTGGCGGACATGTTCGCGGACTTCCTGGACGAGGGCTTAGAGGATGCGGTGGCGATGTACTCGACGTTTTCCAAGATTCGACCAGGTCAGCGCCCGTCCGAGCACACTTCCATTCCTACATGAGAGCAAAGGTGAGGTGGGGACTCCAGGCGCTCACAAGGGACCTGACGGTGTAGTGGATTTTAAGATTCTCTTAACTATCTTCCTTTCACACAATTTGAAGAGAGTCGGGTCGAACCCCGCCCTGCGGATGGCGGACTTGGTGAACTCGTCCGTCACCTTCTGGACCTCCAGGACCCTGCGCTCGGCGGCCTTGACATCTTCCTTCGCTATTTCGAGCTCCTGCTCGGCCGCCTTGACATGCCGGGTCGCTTCCTCCACGCCGCGTGCCGCCTCGTCGGCCCTGTCGCCCAGGAAGAACAGCACCTCGGCGTCGACCTCGCTTATCGTCCCCCCGTCCTCGGCCCCAGGGGCCTTTGTCTCCTCGTCCAGCTTCAGCGCCGCCTCCACCGGAATCCTCTCCCCGTCATGCTTGCCCATGTTCCCTCCTTCCCTCGACCCGTGCGATCCACTGCCCGACAAGGGCGGGGACGACGAAGTTGACGCTGTTCCCGCAGGCTCGATATCGGTCCATCCAACGGGGATAGCCATATACTGCTCGCACAACTCCGGCGTAGGCACAAGCCTCGGGTTCCGCTGCACCACCGCCCTCACCGCCATTTCCTGGAGCCAATTCATGCTTCCTGTCTTGCCACTGTTTGCGCGTTTCCGCCAGCGCCCGTTCCGCTGCTGAATGAAGTTCTCCCTCGACCATTCCATGACCAGGATCGCCTTCGTCGTCGGGGTACTGACCAACGGGAACAGGGGAAGCCCATTCCCGGCAGACGAGCCATGTCCTTTCGCGGATGTGCGGGGCGTCGAGGACTTCCACGTCCAATACGAGCGGCCAGCAGGCGTAGCCAGCTCCCTCCAGGTCGGAGAGCACCCTGTCCCCGTCCTCCGTGCGCAGGAGACGAGAAACGTTCTCAACGAGTATCCAGCGAGGTCGTAGCTCTCGGATGATGCGGCTGTACTCGAACCAGAGGCCGCTCCGCTCGGTGGGATTGTCCGGAGTCCCAAGCCCCCGCTTCTTCCCAGCGATGCTGTGGTCCTGGCAGGGGTAGCCTCCGCTGAGGAGGTCGACGGGCTCAAGGTTGTGTCGTCCACATTTCCTCACGTCCTCGAATCTTGGCACGTCCGGCCAGTACTTCTCCAGCACCTTGCGGCAGAACGGGTCTATCTCGACCTGGAAGGCGGTCTCGAACCCCGCCATCTCCAGGCCGTAGTCGATCATCCCGGTCGAATGCCCGAGAAAAGGGATCCATGTCTCAGCCTTCTCTCGGGCACTCGGCACCTCCTTCGGCCGGCTTCCCGGCGAGGTCCTTCAGCGCCTTCACGTACCACAGGTCCTGGATGTCGGCGTCGGTGATCTGGCGGAGATGCTCGGGGCCCTCGATGGTCCCCCACCAGGACTCGCAGCCCCACACGACGCGCTTCAGGTCAGGCACGTAGAGCGCCGGGTTGGCATGGGGGGCGATGGTGAGCACCTTCTCGCGGGTGTGGTAGTAGTGGTCCACGGAGACGGTCAGGTCGCCGAGGTATACCCCGAGGTAGGTCTTGTCGTCCTGGCACGGGCGGACGCTGCACCAGGAGCCGACGGCGGGGGCCCCGGGCCTCTGGCCTTCGAGGGTCCGCACGGAGGACACCTCGATGGGGAACCTTATCTGGCCGGGGACCTTGACGTACTTGACGAAGTCGTCCAGGGCGCTGCTGAGCTCCTCCATCGCATCCTTAGCCAGCTTCTTGCGGAGTTCCTTTGCCATCGTCGCATCCTCCATGCAGACCAGCGTTCGCTAGCCTGTCATTCCTTAATACTCCTTGGCGGCGGCGAGCCTCACCATGGCCTGCACCTTCACCCTTTCGAGGTGCTCCAGGCTGCGGGCGAGCCTCTCCGCCCTGTCCCCGGAGACGCCCGCCCTCATCCTTCCGAGCCTGGACCTCACGTCGAAGTACGCGCTGACGACCATCCGCCTGGCCGCACCGAGCGCGTCGCCCTTCGCCCCGGCGAACCTGGCGACCAGGGCCTCGCAGTCCTTTGCGAACATCATGGCGGCCTTGTAGGCATCCCCATGCCCGACGTGGACCTTCCCGCAGGACGGGCATTCGTACGCCTCAAGCCCGAAGAGCGGCCTTTCCTCCAGGGCCCTGATGGCGGCCAGGGCGCTTTCCCCGGAATTGTACGAAACCTTGGCTATGCAGGACCATCGGGCATGGCGGGGATGCCTGAACAGGGACGACGAGCTGGCGGGGCGGAAGGGGATGCGGTCCCGGGCCGAGAGGCGCTGGTTCATTTTCCCCCTCCCGTGCCCGCCCGGATGCGCCCGTGCCGTCCGCACGGGTCGTCCTCGCGGCAGCAGTCGGTGATGCCGATCCTCCTGCCGAGGCCGTCGAGGCAGGGCCTGAGCCACACCCTCTCGCCCTCGTAGTTCTCGACGACCGTGTCGGCCCTCCAGCGGAGGCCCTCCAGGACGTCCTCGTGGTCCTTCCTGCTGGGCGTCTGGCCCATGCTACATCCCCTTCCTGGCATACTGCTGCCAGACCTCGGTGTCGAGCTGGCGCACGGTCTTTTCCCGCCGCCTGGCCTCGTCGACGAACGCCTTCTCCAGTTCGAGGTACCGCCGTCCCGTGGGCGTGGCCTTGGGGGCGTCGTACCCCTGGGACCGCAGCCACTTCAGGACATGGGTGTCCAGCGGCACCACGGAGGCGTCGGGCCTGGAGTAGAGCAGGATCATCCTGGCGGTCTTGGGGCCGATGCCCGGCACTTGCTCCAGCGACTCGACCCACAGGGCGTCCAGGTCCAGCCCCACGGCGGCGGGGAACGCCCTGCGCAGCAGGGAGTACTTGCCGAGCCGGTGCTTCCTGAGCCTCTGGAGCAGCTTGCCCTCGGACATCAGGTACCTGACCCGAGCGAACGGGGTGGAAAACAGGGGCACGGACTGGTTCCCGCTGGCCCTCGGCACCGGCATGTCGGCCAGGAACGCGTCCAGCTTCGCCTCCGTCTGGTCGGCCCGCTTCCCCGCCACGCATATGCCGAACAGTATCCACCATTCGAGCTGCTGGCGGGTCATCCGCCCGGAGATGTCGAACGGGTCCACCGATGCGGGTGCTTGGCTCATCCTTCGTCCTCCTCGACGGTCTTGTCGTACTCGCCCCTGAGCGCCGCCTCGCACCGCCGCCTGGCGATCTCCGAATAGTGGGGATCGACATCCACCCCCACCACCTCGTCCCACCCGGCCAGGAGGCAGCCTATGACCTCGCTCCCGCTGCCGGAGAAGGGCACCAGGATTCTCCTGGGGCTGGCGCTCGGCGGAGGCAGGAGGAGCGTGGCCAGGTATTTGGCCAGGGCTATGGGCTTGACGGTGGGATGGTTGTTCCTGACGCACTTCGCATCCTTCCCGGTCTTGGGGTCGACGTGCTTCTGGCTGCCGAGATCCCCGCACTTGTGGCAGGGGACGAAGCCCAGGAGCCCCGTCTCCCTCTCGCCGCGGGACGCCTTGGCTTGGTAGAAGAAGCGGGAGGGGCCTCCCGCATCGCCGAAGAACGAGCCCGGCAGCCGCTTGTTTGCCGTCGAGTATATGCCATGCTCGCCCATCCGGGTGCTCGGCTCGTTGCCTTGGACCGGCGCGGAAGCGCCCCGCTCCCCGGCCTGTTCGTCGAGCAAATAGCACGGGCACGAGGGATCCGTATGGATCGCAGCCTTGCCCCCGACGTACCGCTCCTCCTGGCCCGTTTCGATGGGCATGCCCTTTCCGCCGCCGAAGATCGGGGTCTCCTTGAACCGCGAGGAGGGGAAGTGCCCCGTCGCTGGCATGTCCACGATTTCCGTGTGCTTGCACGTGCATCCCAGGACGAGGTTGGCGGGGTACCTCCCCCTGGCGTCGCCGCCCCTGGGACCCGGCCTGACGGCGAAGTCCGTCGAGCCCTCCTCCGCATAGCGCCTGTCCGCCGACGCCTCGCCCTCCCTGCCGCCTCCCTCCTGCGCTCCGTCGTCCGCGGCGACCCTCGCCCCGTCCACGTTCAGCGCCCCGCTGCCGAACCCGGTCGCCAGCTCGGCGTAGGTCCTGCCGCCCATCGGGGCCTTGAAGCACAGGACGGGCTCCCATGCGGGCTTGAGGCTGCACGTCTTGTGCCCGGACCACGGGGCGGACTCGGCGGAGGCCGGGGCGGTGATGGTGGCCCCGTTGTCGGACCGGTCGCTGGGCACCTTGCCCGCGTCGTCGTACCCGGTGTTGTCGACCCTATTGGGGCGTGCCCGGGACGCGTCGTACCCGACGACCCCGCGCTCGTCCTTGTTCCTCTTGTCGATGAGCTTGGAGACGTCCAGCGCCTTGGGCATCCCCTGGCCATAGAGCCACATGATGGTGTCCCACATCTCGAACCCGGCGTCCTCGATGCCGCCCGCCAGACGGTGCCACATGCGGGTACCGCCGAAGAACAGCGACACCGCCCCGGGATGGAGCTCGGGCAGGAGGACCGCCGCCCACTGCTCGCACCATTCCTGGTACTTCCTCTGGACCTTGCCCTGGCGGGCGAAGCTGGGCTTGTTGCCGTCCGCGAACCCCCCGAGGTTGCCGGGCGGGGGCCAGGCCGCTGGCCTGCCCTGGGGGGCATCCTTCAGGAGCTCCTGGGGGGAATCCCATTTTTTGTTCATGAATTCAATGCCGTAGGGCGGGTCCGAGAGCACGGCGTGGAACTTCGGGCCGTCGTACAAGGCGGCCCAGTCGATGATGTCGGCGGTGACGATCTCGAACTTCGGCATGTGAAAGGACGGGCGTGGCCGGAATCCCGGTGGCGTGGCTTCGCTCTCTACGCGGTTGCTGGCATGCCCCGCTCGTCGCCCGGAAGCCGCTAGGACAGGCACGGTGCCCCGTTTTCTGTCTCGACGGCCATCGCGTTCTTCGTGCTCGCCGCATCGCGCCGCACGCCCGCCAGTCCTTCAATACTTACTTGCCGACCGTTTTTCCTCGGGGGCCGGTCGCTTTGTCTGGAAACCAAGCCGGGCCGTTATTGGCCTGACCTCGCTCCTCGCCCTGCGCCGGAGCAGGAGGTCCGCCCCCTCCCGGATCAGCGCGTACGGCTTCTTCCAGTCGTGGTTGTCCACGCCGTTCTTCTTCTCGTTGGCCCAGTCGGCCAGGACGGCGAGGTCGTGGTCGCTGAGGTCGTTCCCGTGCTCTTGCAGGTAGTCGAACAGGCTTCCGCTCATTTTCATCCTCCGTTCATCCGGACTCTCCCGGTGGTCTGCGTGCTGCTACGCCCGGTCGGCGGCCCTCGCCTCCGGGAACTCCCTGTACGTCTCCTCCCGGCAAATCTGCTCCGCCTTGGCCCAGTACTCCCGCCTGGCCTCGTCGGCATCGGGGCCGTCCATCGGCCAGGAGCCCAGGCATCCGAGGACGAGCTTCCTCAGGAGGGGCAGGCCCTCCTTCGCCCAGCGCCTTTTCATGGCCTTTTCGCAGCGGAGGATTCGCGCCCGCCTTCCGGGGGACAGCCTCCTCCACCGTCCGGTTCCGGGTACGGCGTCCCACCACTTGCGGCTTTTCGCCTTCGCGACCATAATGGCTAATACCCTTGCTGGTGCATGAGCTCCATGATCAGGTCGAGGGTGCGATGCCTGAGCCACCCGTACCACCATACGATGAAGGCCGCGTTCTCCAGGGCGGCGGCGAGGATTCGCCAGGCGTCGAACCACAGTGGCAGGGAGGCGAGCAGGGCGGCGAGGGGCCGGTCCGCCCGGGCCCTCAGCGCCTCGTACAGGAGCCAGATGAACGGGGCGTAGAACAGGTACCCCTCCAGCTTCATGGCCACCCCCGCCCCCAGGACGAACTTGTGGGTCAGGGGGAGGCTCGCGAGCGGGTTGCCCTCCCGCCAGACGGGGACCAGGGCGCTGGCGGCATAGGACGACGCCAGGTCCAGGAAGTCGGCCGCCACGACGGCGATGCACGCCAGCCACAGCGCCCGGAAGGGCCCGCCGATGCCGTCCCTGACGGCCCTCCATAGGAAGTCGAGCCTTCGAGTCGTCATCTGTTGGCCCTGCTCACGAACACCTGGTCGAAGTCCGGGTTCTCTATCGGGACGACGAACTGCCCCAGGATGTCGGAATCCTGCCTGAATATGTGGCCTTCCTTCATCAGCTTGCGCTTGCTGTACCCGGACCCCACGGGATTGCTCTTGTCGATCAGCGAATGGACCCACGCCCCTATCGCCGCCTTCTTGTTCTCCCTCGACTCCATGAGCGTCCGGGCCGCCCGGCTCATCGCCCGGCGCACGTCCGGCCTGTGGAGGCCCAGCGTCTCCGAGACCTGCTGGAACGACCGGCACCTGGCGTACTCGGCGACCGCCCTCGACAGCCCCCCCTTGAGCGAGCCCTCCAGGCTCGCCTTCGCCAGGACCTCGGCGAGCGCCGCCTCCGTGGGCTCCCCGAAGATCAGGAAGGCCCCGATGACCCTGACGGCCATGCGTATGCGGAAGCTGCACACCGTCTGCGTGGACTTGAATATGCTGGCGAGCGTGGTCTGGGTCTTCCCCAGGATGTAGTAGCTCAGGAGCATGTCCCCGTCCTCCCGGCTCAGGTAGCGGAGCATCCTCAGGAAGCTGGGGAAGTTCTCCTGGATGTAGGTGAATACGTCGTCCTCCTGGAGGTCCTGCTGCGTCTCCAGGCTGATGGTCGTGGCCCCCTCCAGGGCGTCCTCCTCGTTGAGGAGCATGGCTCTGGCCGAGGTGACCGAATCCATATAAGGTGTTGATTCCAAAGCATTTACCCCCAATCCCAAGGAAATTACCCGACTTGACGACCTATCTGGTCGCCCAATTTATGAATCTCTGGCCATAAAAATCCTGGCCATAATGCCTGCCGCAGTGCCGGAACCTAAGGATTCAAGAGGGAATTTTCCATGTTTATCGAGAAATTTCGATGCCTTGGTATTGAGGTATTAAGGGGGAGTGTGTCCAAAAATCTCATGGTGTCCAATACTGCGGCCACGGAAAAACGAAAGGGCGGGGCATGTGCCCCGCCCTCCCACGTTCGCGCAATGCTTGGCCCTACGCCAAAGCCACCGCCACGATGCCCCCGACGTACTTGACGGGGTTCCCGAATCCCGAGGCCGCCACGGCGGCGGTCTGTACGGTCCCCTGCACGACCCAGGACGAGCTTCCGGCGGGGAAGGACCCGGAGTCGAGCAGGGTCGCCGTGGAGGCCGGGACCAGGGCCGTGCTGTCCATTAGGATCGCCGCCTCCAGCAGGAACTCGTTGATCCCGGTCGGGGTGAGGGCCGCCACCAGGGGGGTCTCGTTGGAGGTGCCATGGGCATGCTTGTCCACGGATATCGAGGTCGGCTTGGCGATCTCGTACACCACCGCCTCGATTCCGCCATCGAACACCGGCCTCCCGTACTCTATCGGGGGCGCGAAGGGCGGGGACCCGGCGTTGCTGTTTCCGGGGTCCACGATGGTGACCTTCTGCGCTCCCACGGTGGCGGGGGCGGTGAAGACGTAGACGCTGGGAAAGTATCCCGAGACGTCAGGAGAGACGATAGGCGGGCTAAGTGGGGGACTGAAGGTGCCCGATTCCTGGGAAAGGTTGACGACCTTGTCCTGGAGGGTGAACGTATCGGTCTTGTCGTCGAAAACGTTCGGGGCTATGGTTTCTGCGTCGAGGTAGAGCACGTTGAACGAATCCGGGGTCCTGTGGGCGAACACCAGGACGGCGAGAAAGCTGTTCGCCGCCACCGCGTTCGGCAGGATCACGTTCAGCGGGATTTCCGGGTAGATCGTGTAGTTCTTGGCTTTTTGCCTGATCGATAGTGCCATGTCGTCCTCTCCTGTACCCCTGTTGGGCGGTCTCTGTAATAAGGACTAGGAAGTCAAGAAATCCTGTCTTTTGCTTCTTTAGTATAGGCAGCAGTTTTTGGAAACCCATCATGACCTTCACGGTCTACAGAACGACCAACCTCGTCAACTCCCATTATTACATAGGGGTACATAAAACAAGCGACCCCGAAGACAGCTATCTAGGCTCCGGAAAGATTATAAACGCTGCCATCAAAAAGTACGGAAAGGCAGCGTTTGTTAAGAGGGTCCTCTTTCAGTTTTCAGCCTCGACAGATGCCTACGCAAAGGAGATAGACCTCCTCAAAGAAGCACGTCAGGACCCACATTGCTACAACATCCACGAAGGTGGAAAGGGCGGGTTTGAATATATAAATGCAAGCGGAATGAACGGGACAGGGCGACAGCTCATTAAAGACGGTCAAAAATATTGCCCGGCATGCGAAAAGTGGCTTCCCCTTGATGATTTTGGAAAATGCAAGTACACCCTAAGCGGCAAAAGAGGCAGATGCCATAAGTGTCTAAAAGAGCAAAACGCCCCACATATGCGTCGGTACATGCGTCGGTACCAAAGGGGAATCGACGATGCGGGACTCCTGGCCCTTGAGCAAAAGCAAGGAGGTTGCTGTGCCATCTGTCGCGATACCCTCTCATCCGAGAGTGACCAAGGTCGTCATATTGACCGTGATCGGGTGACGAGGGGAATTAGGGGCTTGCTTTGTCCAAAGTGCAAATGGGGGCTCATAAACTTCCGGGACAACCAGGTGCTCATACTTCAGGCCATCAACTATCTAAGGAACTTTGAGATAGAACGTCGCGAGCGACGACAAAAAGAAGGAGGTCTTGCATGCTTGTCTCCTGCCTGACGCCGACCGCCGACCGGAGGGAGTTCTGGCCCCGGTGCATCCGGTGCTTCCAGTCCCAGGGCTGGCCCCGCATGGAATGGATAGTGGTGGACAACGGGGCCGACCCCATAAAGGACATGCTCCCCGAGGACCCGAGGATAAAGTACGTGAGGGTGCCGGGCCCCCGGCTGCTCCACGGAAGGCTGATGAACCTGGCCATGGGGCACGCCGCGGGGGACGCGGCCATAGTATGGGACGACGACGACTGGTACGCCCCCGACAGGGTGGGGAAGCAGGCCTCCGTCCTTGAGAATCCAGCCCTGGACCTGGCGGGCACGGGGAGCCTGTACTACTACCTCCACGGGACGCGGAGGGCGTTCCTCTACAGGAACCTGACCCCGAGGAGGTGGGTGGCGGCCCCCGCCTTCCGGCGCTCCCTATGGGAGGCCAACAAGTTCGAGGAGATGCGGCAGGGGGCCGATGCGGTATTCCTATCCAAGGTGCCGGAGCACCGGTGCCTGGACATGCACGACCTCGGGCTGCTCGTCTCGGCCATCCATCCCGGGAACGCCGCCCCGAAGAGGGTGCCCAACGCATCGTTCGCCGAGGTGCCGTGGGAGACGATAGAGGGGATCACGAAGGGGACGCTATGATTTGGCATGGAGGGACGACATGAAGAAAGCGCTGGTATGCGGGGCAGGGGGCTTCATCGGGGGCCACCTGGTGAAGAGGCTCAAGCTGGAGGGGTACTGGGTCCGCGGGGTGGACATCAAGGAGCACGAGTTTTGCCCGTCGGCGGCGGACGAGTTCCTGCTGCGGGACCTCAGGGACACGTCGTCCTGCTGGGCGGCGCTCAACGGCGGGTTCGACGAGGTTTACCAGCTTGCCGCCGACATGGGAGGGGCGCAGTACGTGTTCAGCGGGGACAACGACGCCGCCATCATGCACAACTCCGCGACCATCAACCTGAACATGCTGGAGGTCGGCCAGAAGCACTGCGTCGGGAGGTACTTCTACTCCAGCTCGGCCTGCATCTACCCGGCCCACAACCAGGTCGACCCGGACAACCCCAACTGCGCCGAGGACTCCGCCTACCCGGCAGCGCCGGACAGCGAGTACGGGTGGGAGAAGCTGTTCAGCGAGAGGCTCTATGCGGCCTACCACAGGAACTACTACGTCCCCATCCACGTGGCCAGGTTCCACAACATCTTCGGCCCGGAGGGCACGTGGGAGGGGGGAAGGGAGAAAGCGCCGGCCGCCCTGTGCCGCAAGGTGGCGCAGGCCCCCGAGGGGGGCGAGATAGAAATCTTCGGCGACGGGAGGCAGACCCGGTCCTTCCTCTACATCGACGAGTGCGTGGAGGGCATCAGGCGGCTGGTGCGGTCGGGCCTTCCGGGGCCCCTGAACATCGGCTCGGACGAGATGGTCACGATAGACGAGCTCGCCCGCATGGTCATGAAGGTCGCTGGCAAGGACCTGGGCATCCGCCACGTCCCCGGCCCGCTCGGGGTCAGGGGACGCAACTCCGACAACCGCCTGATCCACCAGAAGCTGGGGTGGGCCCCCTCGGCCCCCCTGATCGACGGCCTCGGGAAGACCTACGCATGGGTGACGGCGATGGCCAGGGCGAAAGGATAGGCATGGGCCCGGGACGCACCCTCATAGCAATCCTGAGCTGCCACAGGCACAGGCGATGGCAGGACGCCCAGAGGCAGACCTGGATACGAGACGTGCCCCCCTCCTCGGAATGGGACTGCCGGTTCTTCCTCGGGAACCCCCCGCCGGACCGCATCTGCGTGGACGAGGTCTTCCTCGACGTCCCGGACGACTATATGGGCCTGCTCCTGAAGACGAGGGGCATCGTGGGGTGGGCGCTGGGCCAGGGATTCGACCACGTGTACAAGGCGGACATCGACACCCTGGTCGTCCCGTCCAACCTCGCCAGCAGCGGGTTCGAGCAGCACGACTACGTCGGGGGCGTGAACCGGGAATGCCCCCCCGTGATCTTCGCCAGCGGGGGATCGGGATACTGCCTGAGCAGGAGGGCGATGGAGCTGGTCGCGGCCGCCGAGCCGTGGCCGGGAGGGGGGCCGGAGGACGTTTTCGTGGCGGACACGCTGGCGAAGCACGGGATATCCCCGCACGACGACGCAAGGTACCAGTTCTACCCGGGCTCCGTGCCCGCCAAGGACACCATCTCCTGCCATCTTTCATCGGTGGGTGGATGGAAAAGGGCGTACCTTCCGGAACAGATGTTCGATGCCTACAAGGAGGCAAAATCCCTATGGTAGTCCTGCTCAAGGGCGGCCTGGGCAACCAGATGTTCCAGTACGCTTTCGGAATATCGGTGTCCAAGGCCAGGGGCGAGGCGCTTTCCTTTACCCGGGACATCCCGGATTCCGACCTGAAAAGATGCTATGCGCTCGGGGTGTTCGACGTCCCGATAACCTTCGTTTCCGAGATGCCCGCTCCCATTTTTTACGAATGGAATCATACATATGCCTTCGATCCGGGAGTCTACGACAAGCAATGGGCATCCTTCGACGGGCAGTGGCAGACCGAGAAGTACTTCGACGTGCCGCTGGTGAGGGATGCATTCTCGCTCCGCAGCCCGGAAAACCAACTGAGCGGGGCATCCCAGGCCGTGGCAAGGGAAATCCTCGGCTGCGAGGAAAGGAGCGCCTTCCTGCACGTCCGCAGGACCGACTACGTGGGCCAGGAAGAATACCACACCAACCTGGGCATGGACTACTACTCGGCCGCCATGTCGATAATAAAGGAGAGGGTGGGAAACGCCGAGTTCTTCGTGTTTTCGGACGACCCCGCATGGTGCAAGGAGGCGTTTCCCGGCCTCCGGGTAGTCGACCACAACAAGCCGGGAGGAAGGCTGTTCGGGTCGGACGTGCCCGGCAAGGAGCACGAGGACATATGGCTGATGGGCCTCTGCAGCCATGGCGTGATCGCCAACAGTTCCTTCTCGTGGTGGGGCGCGTGGTTGGGGGACACGAGGCCCGGAAGGACGTGCATCGCCCCCAGGCGATGGTTAGGCCCGGCCGCGGCGTTCCTTGATACCAAGGACATTGCTCCGGAAAGATGGATGAAGATAGGGTAGGAAAGATGGAAACCATGGCGGGCTTCTATTCGCAGTTCATGGGCCGCGATGACCTCGTGTTCGACATAAGGGCGAACATCGGCAACCGGACGAGGGTCGCCCCCAAGCGATGGCTGGCCGATGGCTCCCCGGAATCCCCGGACAGGATACCGGAAAGGTGGACGAGGGCATGACGCCGCTTTGCGAGATTGCCGCCAAGTGGGGGACCGACAAGGTTCCCTCGATTTGCCACGGCTACACGCCCTACTACTACGAGATGTTCAAGGGGAGGAACGTCAAGAAGCTGCTGGAAATAGGCATCGGGTACCCCGAAACCATGTGCTACACGGTGGGGGAGAACTACAGGTCCGGGGCGAGCCTGTTCATGTGGCAGGAGTACTTCCCCGAGGCGGAGATATACGCCCTGGACATCCGCGAGGACATCCTCATCAACGAGGGGAGGATCAGGTCGTTCCAGTGCGATCAGGGAAGCGAGGAATCCCTGCGGTCGGCGGCGGCCAAGCTGGGCGGGGGGTTCGACATCGTGATAGACGACGGCTCCCACCTCCCCGAGCACCAGGTGCTGTCGGCCGTCGTCCTCATCCCCCTGCTGCTCAAGCCCGACGGGCTCTACATCATCGAAGACGTATGGGCACCGGACAAGGTGGTTCCCAACCTTCCCTACAGGCACGAGCTGGTGAGCTTCAACCTGGAAAAATACATCAGCGACCAGCTGATAGTGATAAGGGGAGAGACCATAGGAGGCGGACCCCCATGTCAAGCATCTGGCTGAATTCGCTAAGGAGGAACGTCACCAGCCAAAGCGGGGAAGACGGCGTCCTGGAGGCCATTTTCGAAAGGGTCGGCGTCTCCAACAAATGGTGCTGCGAACTCGGGGCGCTGGATGGGGTGACATGGTCCAATACCCATGCCCTGGTAGCCCAGCGCGGGTGGTCCGGAGTCCTCATCGAATGCCAGAAGCGGGAATTCGACCAGCTTGAGAAGAACATGTCGGCATTCAAGGCGACCCTAATCAACGCCCTCGTGACGCCCGGCAACTTCGAGGAAATCCTAAGGTCGACCGGACTGCCGAAAGACTTCGACCTGCTGTCCCTCGACGTGGACGGAGACGACTTCTTCCTCTGGGAGTCCCTGGAATCCTACCGTCCCCGGGTCATGGTGATAGAGGTCTTTTCGGCCGTCCCCCCCGGAGAACGGATGATCCCGGAGAAAGGTCCAACGGGCGAGAAGGGCGACGACCGCAGGGGGGCCTCCATCTCGTCCATGGTGGAGCTGGCAAAACGCAAGGGCTACGAGCTGGCCCTGCACACCGCAAGCCCAAGGCCGCCGGAGGTGGCCCCGTGCTGGGGAGGGGGCGGGAACGCCATATTCGTACTGCGGGAGCTTGGCGACAAGCTGGGCATCGACGTAAGCAACTGGCAGGAGCTTTTCGACCCGAGCTGGGTGTACAGGGGGATATGATGATACCGACGGACAGCGGGTTCCTGATTACCGGGGGATGCGGGTTCATCGGGACGAACCTCCTGCTGGAGCTGGTCAAAGGGGGGTTTTCGAGGATCGTGGTAGCGGACAAGCTATGCCGATGGCGGGCGGGGAAGCCCCCGGAGGGGGTCGAGTTCCTGAAACTGGACATCCTCTCGCCGGAGTTCGAGAGGGTCATGGGGACGGTCAAGCCGTCCATCGTGGTACACCTTGCGGCGCTCCACTACATCCCCTATTGCAACGAGCACCCCGAGGAGGCGTGGAGGACCAACGTGGACGGGACCCAGGCCGTCCTCGATGCCGCCGTAGCCAATGGGGCGGAGCGGTTCTTCCTTGCCTCCACGGCGGCGGTATACAAAAGCTCCCTGACGCCGCATGTAGAGACCGACAGCCTGGGGGCGATGGACACCTACGGCCTCTGCAAGATAAGGAACGAGCAGCAGGTGCAGGAGGCGGCCTCCCGGAGCGGATGCAGGTTTGCGGTCGGGCGCATCTTCAACGTGGTGGGGGCATACGAGACGAACCCGCACCTCATCCCCGAAATCCTGGAAAGGCTGAAGGTCTCAAGGCGGATCGAGGTCGGGAACCTGGAGTCGAAGAGGGACTACGTACACGCCGGGGACGTGGCGAGGGGAATCGTCCGGATGGTCTCGGGAATAGGCGACTCCGTCGATACCTGCAACCTGGGGACGGGGAGGGCGTGGAGCCCCGTCGAGGTGGTCAAGGTGCTTTCCGCCATCCTCGGGGAAAGCATCGAGTGCGTATCCTCCCCCCAGCACCAAAGGGCGGTAGACCGTCCCATGCTTGCGGCGGACAACTCCAGAATGCGGCACCGCTATGGATGGCAGCCGAGGGAAAGCCTCGAACAGGCACTGAGGGACGCGCTGGCGCACCCCAGGGCAAAGGAAAAAGACCATGACAAAGCTATGTGAGCTTGCTGGGAAGTACGGCACCGACAAAGGGCCGGATGGGCACAACTATACCCCCTTTTACGCCGCGCTGCTCTCCCCAAGGCACGTCGGGCGGCTTCTGGAGATAGGCGTGTACAAGGGAGCCAGCCTAAGGATGTGGGCGGAGTACCTTCCCGATGCCGAGGTATTCGGCGTGGACATAGAACCGTCCTGCCTCTTTGATGAAGGGAGGATAAGGTGCTTTCGGGGCGACCAGTTGGATTGTAAGAGCTTGGAGGCAGCGGCCAGAGCAATGGGTACAAACCTAGACGTAATCATTGATGATGGTGAGCACGAGCTGGAGCACCAGACCCTCGTCGCCCTCGCCCTCATCCCGTTCCTTTCCCCCAACGGGCTGTATGTGGTGGAAGACGTCCGCCCCAAAAACATGGAAAGGCTAAAGGCAGCCATTCCTTATGAGTCCTTCCTGGTCAAGTTTCCCCTGTCCAGGCACCCTGCCGGGAACGACGACAGTTGCCTTCTGGTGATTCAGGAGGAAGGGCTCCGTGGGAGGAGATAGAGAGGATTACGGGAGGGACACTGCTGTAATGACACCAAAAGAAAGGTATGACGCCAATCTTAATCACTGGACGGACATGTGGGACTACTCTCCTTGGCTCCTCGAACATGCCCGTGGCGACATATTGGAGATAGGCGTCCAGAATGGGGTTTCCACATCCGCCTTCCTCCTCGGGGTAGAGCGGAACGGCGGCCATCTGTACAGCGTGGACATAAACCCGAAATGCGGGGCATTGTCGATGTTCGAAGGGCATCCCGACTGGACCTTCATACTCTCCGACAGCAGGGAGAGGGAGGCGGTATCGGCGAAGCTCCCGCCCCTGCTGGATATCCTGTTCATAGACGGCAACCATAGCTACCCCTTCGTGAGCAGCGACCTGTGCTATTCGGATCGGGTCAGGCCGGGGGGCCTTGTCCTCATGCATGACGTTGCCCCCGAGGTATCCCCCGAAACGACCAGGGGCTACGGGTGGGAATGGGGGGACCCCAGAAGGGCATACGACGAGTTTGTGGCCAGGACGGGCTGGCAGGCGGAGATACTTCCGGGGAAGTTCGGCCTGGGGGTCATAAAGAGAAGCCTTTAAGGAATGGATCATGTGCAACGTCTCGTCCTGGGACTTGTTCGACACGCTCGTGGCGGGCAGGAACCCCAAAGTGGCCGCCGGGAACCAGGAAGGGCACTTTCCCATTGCCGAGAACATAGCGATGGTGCGCCCCGAAGACATCGTGGTCAGCGACTACTACGACCCGGCAAAGGCGGAAAGGCTGCTCAGGGAGGTGGCGGGGCTTCCCAACCGCCTCTTCGTGACGGAGGGGGGGAAGCGGGACGGCTCCATATGGAAGACGCTGCCTCCGGTAAGGCAGCACACGGGGGACAACCTCCTGTCCGACGTACAGTCGGCGGAAGGGGCGGGAATAAGAGCGATCAGGGCCACCCAGGCCGGGATGACCCCGATGGAGGCATGGCTGGGGGAGCATGTGGGTCTCGAAGGGCTGGCGAGGTGCTGCCGGGAGGGCAGGCTGACCATGTACAGCCCCGAATACCGCGGGCACGAGCTGCTCCAGTCCCAGCTCAACTTCCCGTTCCTGTTCGCGGCGAGCGTGCTCCTGCACAGGGATGCCGGGAATGCCACGGACCTTTTGATGTCCAGCCGGGACTGCTGCCTGTGGAGCAGCCTCATGGAAAGGTTCGGAAGGCTGGCGGGGGGAGGTTACCGGGTGCATTACTACCTTACCAGCCGGATAGCCAGGCAGAGGGCCTCCCCCGGCCACATAGCCTACACGGAAGCCATCATGGGGGACCGCCCGGTGATGGCCGACCTCGGCGGGTTCGGGAGAAGCCTGGCATACCTGGCAGAAAAAACCAGGCACCCCGATGCCCCGATACGCATCGTGGCAAGGTACCCCGAGTCGGGAGCGTTGCAGCCCCTGGCCGGCAACGTCCGGTTCTTTGTAGGGGTGGAGGAAACGTCGTCCTCCCGGCACCCCGGCTACATGGAGGGGATAAACAGCGCCTCCCATCCAAGGGTGCTGGACACGGACAGGGCGGGCAACCCCATCTACGAACCCACCGCAGAGCTTTGGGGTTCGCCCCACATCCTGAATAGCCATAGGGCCTTCAATGCCATGCTGGACATCATGCCCAAGCACGACTTCTCGCCGGACCTGAAAAGGACGGAGGGGGCCCTCAAGGAGGCCATGATACGCCTGCTTGCCAGCCTGGACGACCATTGGGGCCTGGTGGAGAAGCTTCAGGGCATCCATCGGAGGGAGTCCGCATTGAACGACGAAAACGTGGGCCTTTAGGGATACGCCGAAACGTTCGGGGAGAATGGAACAATGGAGGTAAGAAGGGCAATCGTGACGACCGCCCCGGTGGCCGACAGGCATCGTCCCGGGCATCTCTCGGACAGGCTAAGACGGTGGACGTCCGGCTTCCTCAGGAACGGGGGCGACGTGGCGCTGCTGGTCTACAAGGGGGGCGTCCCCATGGGCTGCCCGACACCGGAAGACGCCCCCTATGCATCAAAGGTCTATGCCATGCAAGCGGCGGCGGACGCGGGCTTCACGTCAGTCCTCTGGGCGGACGCGTCGGTCGTGGCGGTCCGTCCGCTCCTGCCGATATGGGAGCTGATGGAGGGGACCGGATACTGGCTCGCCAGCGCCCCGTGGCTCAACGGCAGGCCTCTGTGGGTCGCCGGGGAATGGATTAGCGATGCCGCCCTCCCCCTGCTCAACGTAACCCGCGAGGAATCGTTCGGGATACCGAAACTGGCCACCCACTCCCTGGGCCTGGACCTTGAGAAGGAGGTCGCCCGCAGCTTTTTGTCGCAGTGGATGGAGGCGGCCAACAACGGCTCCTTCTACGGCCCGTGGGACAATGCAGGCGGGGCAGCATCCTCCGACCCGCGAGTGCTGGGGCACAGGCACGACTTGTCCGCGGCGTCGGTAATAGCGCACAGGCTGGGGATGGTCTACACCCTGAACAACTTCCTGACCTTCGGGTCGGACGCGCCCGAGACCATCCTGAGGGTGGACTATGGGCTGGAGGACAGATGGACGAGGCCATGATCGGGTTCCGGGACACCCCCGCAGACTGGGGCTACCCCGTAAAGCACGCCGCCATCGTGGAGCATGCCAGAAGGTTCGGGCTCGACGCCCTTTTCGAGACCGGGACGTACCTGGGAATCACCGTCTCCGCCATGCTGCCGCACTTTTCCGACATCTACTCGGTGGAGCTGGGGGCCGACCTCTACCGGAAGGCGCAGGAGACTTTCAAGGGAAACCCGAAGGTTCACCTTTTTTGGGGGGATAGCGGGGAGGTCCTGGGCGAGGTGCTTCCTTCCCTGGGCAAAAGGCTCCTGTTCTGGTTGGATGCCCACTGGTCCATGGGCATAACCGCTCGGGGAAAGGTCGACACCCCCATACTGGAGGAACTGAGGACCATATTCTCCTTTTGCCCGGACTGCGCCATCCTGATCGACGATGCCAGGGAGTTCAAGGGTGCGCCCACCCCGTACCCCTCGTTGCCGGACCTGAGGAGCTACGTCCTGGGCATGGCCCCCGGCTGGGAATTCGAGGCGAAGGACGACATAGTGAGGATTTACAGGGATCGAAAATGAGAGAGGACAACCGCGTAATCCAGGGCTTCTGGCTCGGGCCCAGGCTCTCCACGATGGAGCGGACGGCCCTGAACTCCTTCCTCCGCCACGGGCACGAGTTCCACCTCTACGCCTACGACAGGGTGGAGGGGGTGCCGCCCGGGGTCGTCATGAAGGACGCCGCGGAGGTCCTCCCCCTCTCCTCCCTCCACCACAAGGACTTCTCCAAGCCCGCCATATTCTCGGACTTCTTCCGCTACAAGCTGCTCCTGGACAGGGGCGGGTGGTGGGTCGACACCGACACCGTCTGCCTCCGCCCGTTCGACATGGCGCAGGACTACGTGTTCTCCAGCGAGGTCAAGGCCACGAGCGTCAAGGGGACGATGAAGTTCGTGGGGACGCAGGTCAACAACGGGATCATCAAGGTCCCAGCGGGAAGCTCGGCGATGGGCTATTGCTGGAAGAAGTGCCGGGAGATGGACGTGGCGAAGATCCCCTGGGCCGCCAGCGGCCCCGCCCTCGTCGAGAGCGCCGTGGACGCCCTCGGCCTCCGGCAGCACGTCCTGCCGCCGCAGGCGTTCTGCCCCGTCATGGCATGGGAGGTGAGGAAGCTGGTCATGGCGGGGGCGACGTTCGACCTCACCGACGAGTCCTACGCCGTCCACCTCTGGAACGAGATGTGGGGGAGGACGGGGATGGACAAGGACGGCGTCTTCCCCCCGGGGAGCCCCTACGAGCAGCTCAGGCAGCGCTACCTCGACAGGGAGGGGCGCAACGTCATGCAGTCGCTGTGGGTCGGGGCCCGCCTCACCACGATGGAGAGGCTGTCGATAGCCTCCTACCTCCACCACGGGGACGAGTTCCACCTCTACACGTACGGGCCGTGCAGGGACGTGCCCGAGGGCACGGCGGTCATGGACGCGAACGAGGTGGTGCCGGAGGCCGACATCGAGAAGTTCCAGAACCTGACGAACTTCTCGGATTGGTTCCGCTACCACCTGCTCCTCCAGAAGGGGGGCTGGTGGGTCGACACCGACACGGTGTGCGTGAGGCCGTTCGACGCCAAGGACGAGCATGTCTTCGTGAACCAGTACCCGGACAGCGGGCACAAGGACCAGATAAACGGGGACTGCATGAGGGCCCCGGCCGGCTCCCGCGTCATGGCATGGCTCATCGAGAAGTGCCGGGAGAAGGACTGGAAGAGGATCGAATGGTCCGACATCGGCCCGAACCTCCTGACGGAGGCGGTGCGGCACTTCGCCCTCCCGTCGCTGCCCTCGTACTTCTCGTTCAACCCCCCCGCCTACGCGTTCGTGGGCCCGCCCGTCCAGGTCCCGACGGGCAGCAGGGCCGTCCACCTCGTGAGGAACAACTGGTGCGGGAAGTGGGCGGGGGGGCGCAACCTGGACAGGGACGCCTCCTACCCGAAGGACTGCCTCTACGAGCAGTTCAAGCGGAAGTATCTCCCCGTTCCCGGGACGGGCGTCAGGATTGGCGCGCCGTGGCTCCAGGGCGGCCCCAGGACCGCCCCGGGACGCCCCCCCGTGCCCACCCTGCCCCGTCCGATCGCGGGGCCGCCCTGGCCGCAGGGAAGGCCCGATCCCAACTGGCGGAAGAATTTGCTCGGGGCCAAGGTCAACCATGCCGTGGCCAGGGGGTTCAGGGTGGCGGCGATATGCCCGATGGGGTCGTCCTACCACATGGAGCTGCGCAGGATAATGCCGGACTACGTGGAGGAGAAGGTGGAGACGCCCGAGGGCACCAAGGTACTTTTCCTCGTGCGCTGACGCTCGGGGGCGACTCCCCTCCGGGAAAATCCCTTTTTCCATCAAAAAATCCAAAAAACGTGTATTATGGGACTGTTGTCGCCGAAATCCCAAAGGAGAGTGACATGAAAAGACATTCCTATGCCCTACTGCTGTTCGTCGTGACGATCCTATTCTCCCTGTCCGCCGCCGCAGACACGGTCCGGGTGGGCTTCATCGGCCCAAACGGGGCCAACCAGGGAGGGTACTACACCGATCCCTACTACGGCACCATCAACGGAGGCCCGCAGATCGACATCTATTGCGACGACTTCCTGGACGAGGTTTCCCCTGGATGGGACGCCTACGTCTCGCCAATCACCGTGGACGGCCTCGTTGACGCGGAATTTCAGTGGGGCTCCCCCCATGCGACGTTCGACCTCTACAGCGAGCTGGCATGGCTGGTCGAACAGCTCAACCTAAATCCGTCCCAGTCCAACGACATAACCTATGCGATCTGGGCCGATACCGACCCCAAATTGCAGGGAGGATTGGATGCTAATGCAGCGGCGTGGCTGATAGCGGCGAAAGAGCCGCAAATGCCATATTGGTCAGGCGAGTTTCCCGGTTTCGTCGTCCTGACGCCCGTCGACCTGGGCTCCAGCCAGGAGTTCCTTGCCGATCCCCCTGCCCCGGTGCCCGAGCCTTCTACCTTGATGCTCCTGGGGTCGGGCCTGTTCGGCATAGGAGCAGTGCTCTATGGGCTGACAAAAAGAAACATGCAAGGAAAGTAGGAAATGGTGTATTATAGGGCTGTCGGGAAGCTACGTCTAATTTAAGCGAGGAGACTGCTCATAAGAAATGCAAGGATTTTCGCGCTGCTCATCGTGCTGTGTTTGGCCTTGGCGAGCGTAGTCAGTGCCTCTTCGATTGGTGCGAAACCGCTGCCCGGTCACGCCTCGCCTCCCGAGGTGTGCCTGTACTGCGGCAACTCTTTTTACTACGGCACCCACAACGTTGGGGTCATCAACCGTGACTATGCGGTTTCGAACTCGTTTTCCTTGGCCTTCCCGGGAACCGTGCTGGATATCGAGATTGCTTCTTGGGCGTACCTCGGCGACTCCATGACCTCGATTGGGTGGGGCATCGGCACCAGCCCCGGCAACGCCAACAAAGCCAGCGGTTTTTCCGCCACGACCGACTACTTTGAGTTCACCAACTATATCGGTTTCGACATCTATGTCAACGATTTCAGCACGGGCCCGGTCGACCTGGATGCCGGAACATACTGGCTGACGCTCTACGACGCAACCACTAGCGTTCCCGGCGACCCCGCGCTCTGGGACATGAACAACGGCCCCTCGGCGGCGTGGTCGAGCGCGATCGGCTACGTCACGCCCGATGTCTGCCCATCCTTCTTCCCCGGTGGCGGCACCTGTTCCGATGCATTCGTGGTCCTCGGCAATCAGGGAGCCACGCCTGAACCGGGCAGCCTGCTGCTCCTTGGGTCGGGCCTGCTCGGGCTCGGCGGCGTGCTTTATCGGCAAGCAAAGAGAGACGTCTAAGGAAGGCAAGGAAGGTCGGCGGCGACCAAGTCCCGGCCTGGCCGCCGCCGCATTGTTGCCGCGTGCGGGGAACCCTATCGCGGGTCTCCCCTGGTCCCGCGGCTAAAAAGGAAGCAAGAGCTTCCTTGTGTCAAGTCGGCCGGGACCTTCTTCTGTCCAAGGTATTGGTAGTCCGGGAAGCTGCCGAAGCCTGCTAGGAATCCGTGACGCTCCACGACAGGACCGCCCCGCCCGTGAAGTCGTGGCCCGCCTCCATGTTGCCCGTGTTGATGGCCCATCCCGCATGGTTGTACTTGGGGGTGCCGTCCCCGAGGAAGGTGTGGTGCGTCGCCGACCAAATCCTCAGCCATCCCGTGCTCGCGGGCTCAAGGGACGTGTAGATGTCGTAGGTGACGTCGTCGAAGTGGGCCTTGTACCAGATCAACGGCGGGAAGCCGCTCGTCACGTCATGCCCGCCGACCACGAAGCCGGGGTCGCTGTACGGGGGGGACAGGCCCGGGGTTTCGTTGTACGACTCGATGGTCATCCCCATCTGGCCGCCGAGCCAGTGGCTCAGGTAGAGGAACGACGTGTCGCTGTTCCACAGGCACAGCCCGTCGTACCAGTTCCCGCTCTGGGCGGAGTAGACGTCCGTGGACATGGAATAGAACGGGCCCGGAGGGGCGTAGGCGCAGATCACCGTCCAGGGCGGGGCCGGAAGCGCTTGCCCGAACCAGTGCATCTGGTAGCCCCCCGTGGAGGTCGTGGAGAGCGTCAGGACGCCGTTGGTCAGGTTTTCCGACGCGCCGGGCAGGTTTACCCACCCCCATCCGGCCAGGTCGGGGGGGACTGGGACGAGGTTGACGTAGGGCCAGGACGAGCCCCCGCCCCCCGGCCCCGTGGGGCCGGTCGGGCCTATGGGGCCATCTGAGGGGCCCGTATAGCCAGTATAGCCGGTATAGCCGGTCGGGCCGGTCGGGCCGAGGGGGCCCTGGATTTTGCTTGCCGCAGAAAGCGCCATGTTGCCTCACTAATGGAGCAGGAAGATGGGCGAATAGCTGTCCCCGTATGCATCCAGGGTCGACGCCGACGCCGAGAGGGAAATCGTGGCGGGCAACTGCCCCCCGGAGGACGCCGTCGCGGTCTGCCAATACAGCAGGGAATACGCCCCGCTCATGTTGGTCCTCGCCAGGAAGACCGTCCCCGCATTGCCCGTTATGGCGAACAGGTACGGTCCCGCAGCGATTGCCACCGTCCCCTGGACGAGGGGGATGTCCATCGCCCCCGTGGACGGGACGTTGATGGGCCCCGTGTCCGCTACCAGGTTCCCGGCCAGGTCGTAGATGCCGAAGTCGTAGTAGTGGGAGGCGTTGCTGTCCGCCGAGATTATGTTGATCTCCAGCCTGGAGACCGACAGGGCGGGCAGGGACATGGGGTAGCTGACCTTGATGACGTCCTGCTGCACGCCGAAGGAGTTGGAGCCGAAGGTATGGGAGTAGTCCCCGAAGAACGTCAGGGGGCTTCCTCCCCCGCCCCCCGGCCCCGTGGGGCCGGTCGGCCCGATGGGACCGTCGGAAGGGCCCGTATAGCCAGTCGGGCCGGTGAAGCTGCCCGGCCCGGTCGGGCCGGTGTCGCCGAGGCCCGTGTAGCCCGTGTAGCCTGTCGGGCCCGTGTCGCCTGTCGGCCCGGTCGGGCCGGTATAGCCGGTGGGGCCGGTCGGCCCTGCCGGTGCCACGGCGTTGTCGGTCGGGCGGTAGGGAAGGACTATCCCCGTGGTCGCCGAGAGGGCGAACAGGATGGGGTTGACAAAGCTCGCCGGGTCGGTCGGGGCGGTGATCGTCAATGCCCCCGCCGAGGAGTCGCTGACGAAATAGTATTCCCCCGGCACGAGGTCGGACAGGCCGTCGATCTCCCCCTCCAGGTAGGCGTCGAAGGCGTCCGCACTGACGTAGCTGACGACGGCGATTGCCAAGGTGTCGGCATCGTTGGCCTTGGCGAGCCGCCAGATGACGCCGTCGAAATAGACGGCCTGCCCGGTGGCGAACCCGTGGGTGGGCTGGGAGACGGCGATGAAGTTGCTGGATCCCCCGCCCCCCGGCCCCGTCGGGCCGGTGAAGCCCGTGGGGCCTATGGGACCGTCGGAAGGGCCCGTGTATCCGGTAGGGCCAGTAAAGTTTCCCGGCCCGGTGGGGCCGACGGGCCCGAGGGGGCTGAAGTTCACGACAAGCTGGTCGTTTTGGGACGGCAGGGTGCCCGACAGGTAGGACACGGATATGTCGATGACGCCAGCCCCGAGGTAGACTACGCCCGTGGCCAGGAAGTTCAGGAAGCCGGGGACCAGGTTCGAATTTTCTTCGATCTCCACATACCCGTTGTTCCACTGCAACAGGTAGAAAATCTGGTCGTTCGGGACGACGTCCCACTGGTACATGTAGAGGTGCGTCGCGAAGGCCGGGGAGGAGTTGTTCAGGCGCAATTCCCCTGCATTGTTCAGGCCCGCAGGGCCGGTGCCTGCGTCGAAGTAGTAGCGAAGCCCGCCCTTGTCGCCCTGCGACCCGACGAAGCCCGTTGGCCCAGTGAAGCCTGTGGGCCCGGTGGGTCCGGCGGAGCCTGGGAGTCCATCAGGACCAGTATAGCCGGTATATCCCGTGTAACCCGTCGGCCCCGTGGGACCGATGGGGCCGGTATAGCCGGTAGGGCCGGTATATCCTGTTGGACCGGTCGGGCCGGTATAGCCGGTGTAACCCGTAGGTCCTGTGTAGCCAGTCGGCCCGGTCGGGCCCTGGGCTCCCTCGGCGATTAGTCCCCACCAGGACGAGCCGGACGCGGGAACATTCCCCACGTTACCATTTTTCAGGGAAATCCAGGAGCCGTTGGCGTAGCTCACCGCATGGCCGAGGCTGTAGGCGACGGTGGGATTGTACGTCTTCACCCACGTGACGACGATGCCGTCGAGCGTGACGATGGAGCCGGACGAGGGGTCGATTATGCGGATGGTTCCCATTCTACCCCTTGCTGCGGGGAGGGTTGTCTTTCCGGGCAACTTACCCAGACAAATGCGCCTTGACGCTTACCCTCAACGCCTGAACAACGCGATGATGCTTACCACCAGCGAGGCGACGCCGAAAAGGCCTACGATCACCATCATCAGCACCGTCAGGTTCGTCGATGACCCCTTCTCCTTGGTGAGGTCGGAGGCGCTGGCGGCGGAACGGGACTCCCGCAAGCCCTCGACGTCCTTCTTGATCTGGTCCACCTTCTCCTCCATCGACTTGAACCGGGCGGCGGCCTCCTCGCGGGGAAGGAGGGTCGTCGCTTGGTCCCGGAGGGTTTCCCTGAATTCGTTCACCGAGTCGAAGCGCTTCTCCGTGGCGACCTCCGCCTTGACGACGGCATCCTTCGACGAGGCCAGGGCGAGCCCCGTCTTGGCGTCCATCGCCTCGAACCTTTCCTCGTAGCGCCTGTCGTTGCCCGTGATTTCCTTCTCGACGGCCTCGATCTTCGCCATCATCAGCTCCTGGAGGTCGTCGAGCTGGGACGTGACCTCCCGCAGGCCGGGCTCGTGCGTCCTTCCGTTGTTTCCGTTGGTCATGGGTTCTTTTGCCTTTCGACTTGGGATTGACCGGGTCGTTGCGCCGCCTAAGTAATCTGTCCGAACAAATAGGCAACGGTCTCGGTGCTCCCCCCTCCCGTCTTGACCACCCGTATGTAGTTCCAGACGAGGCAGGAAGGGCTCCACACGGCCTGCGTCCCATCGGCGCTGAACGCCACGTCCGCCTCTTCCTCGACGTCTCCCGACACCGGCGGGGAGTAGCTTGCATGGACGGCCAGGTTTCCCGTGATCGGCACCCCCGAGATGCCCGAGGGTGCGTTGGGGACCAGGATGGGGGTGCTGTATCCCGACACGTAGTCGCTGGGCTGGTTGAGCAGGACGTTGGGGTTGTTCGAGACCTCGATCCAGGTGTCGGAGGCGGCCTCCAGCCCGACGATGTGGACGGACAATGCCGCGAAATTGTTGATGTCCCGCCACTTCCCGGAGAATTCCGCCTTCGAGTCGAAGATCACGTTGTTTGAAGTCTGCATGTTGCCCTCTATCCTATGGAGGGGAAAGCAATGGAATCCCCTGTTCCTTCCGGTATTCGACCATGCTCGTCAGGCCCTTTGCTATCCCCCTCTTCACCTTGCTCTTGAGCAGCTTGGGGGGAACCTTGGAGCACAAGTCCTCCAGGACCACCAGGGCCTCGTCACAAGCCTTGTCGATGCATGCCCCATTGTCTGTGCTTGCCGATGCCTTTACATCGGGATCATTTTCTACCATCGAACTCGTTTCCTTCACGTCTCGCCCTACCCTTTCCCGTCGTCCTTTATGGTGTCTATCAGGCGCTCCACCATTCGCTGAAACCCGTTCGTGATGAGGTTCTGCTGCGTGGCGACGACGGCGCTCTTCTCGGCGATGTCCTTCAGGATGTTGAACTGCGTGGTGCTCACCTCTTCCAGACGATTGAGGAGGCTCGCTATCTTCGCTTGATTCGCCGCAATGTCGAGCCCCACCTGGATGTGCCTTTCGATGCTTTGCTTGAGCAACTCCACCTTCTCCGCAGCTTCCTTGGCACTCTTCGACAAATCCTGGATGGCCCGTGCCATGGCAACGTAGTCCTTGCCCGCCTGGATGACGGCGGCCTCGGCGTCCGTCGCCCGCTTCTCGGCCTTGGAGATGAATCCCCTGAGGTACCAGACAACTATGATGACTGCTGGCCATCCTATGGTAGGAAGCCACTTTAGCAGGAACTCGAAGGGTCCCGGCATGTCCGCGAACGCAAGGGGCAGCATCATGTTCAATCCTTCCAAGGAAAGTTGCACTCATATATGGAACTCATAGCCTGAAATTGCCCCTCACCGCCTGCGGCGGCGGAACGGGTCCCTCACCACCACCGTGCCGGGGGTCATCATCAGCCCCCGCTGCAGCCTGTGCAGCCTCTCCAGCGTCTTGATCTCCGTCATGGCGAGGCTGTCGAGCGAGAGGAGGGGGGCGGCGGGCTTGGACATCTGCTCCTGGAGGGCGAGGCTGGCCCCGGCGGGGTCCTGGGCGAGCCCCCCCTCCTCCACGAGCCACTTCTGGGCGACGTACGCCACCTCCTGCACGGCGTCCGTCATGTCGTCCGTGGCCCCCTTCTCGGCCGGGGCCTGCACCCTGATCTGGTACTTCCCGACGAACTCCGCCTCCACAAGGCGGATCTCGTCCATGAACTTGGGGACGTACGGGAACCTGCACCTCCGGTTGTCCATGTAGCCCTTGAGGGCGAACGCCATCTGGGAATTGATGACGGTGGTGAGGTTGAGCAGCTCGATGTTGTATATCTGGTTGATCTCCAGGAGCTGGACGAGCGCCTGGCCGCCGTGCTGGTCGGTCGCCCCGCGGAAGCACGGCATCACCCTGTTGAGCGCCCGCAGCCACATCACGACGTCCTCCAGGGGGAGCGCCCGGTACCCCACGTACTTCACGACCCCCGGAATCTCCTCGACGCCCGGCCCGTCGAACCTCTCCCCCACCATCATGCGGTCGATGTAGTCGTAGACCAGCTCTATCGGGTTCTTGCCGCCCCGGTGCTCCAGGTGCCCGATGGCGACGCCCGTGGCGTTCTTCATCATGCCGAGGTCGACCCCCCAGAAGTAGTTGCGCCCGACGCACGACGGGACGAACCTCGTCAGGTTGAGCCTGGCGGTCTCGGGCCTCGGCACCGGCATCTCCCCCTCGGTGTACTGCACGTCCGTGCACGCCCGTATCTGCGCCTCCGTGACGTAGCTCTCGGAGGAGTCGAGGAACTGCCCCCCGTACTCCGCCTTGAACGTCATGGGGTTCTTCTCGTACTCCCCGTGCAGGACCTTGGGGAGGACGAAGGGGTTCATCTCCGCCGTGCTGACCCTGAGGGTGAAGATGCCGCTGGCGTTCCCCTTGGTCATGGCCAGCTTGTGGAGGTCGTACATCTTGCCGACCTTCGTCCAGGGCGTCGAGATGGAGACGACCATGGAGTCCTGGTATTCCCTGTATTCCTCCGGCTGCAGCGCCCTCATCTGGTCGCCGCTTATCCACTCGCCGTTGGGCAGCTCGGCGTGGTGGAAGTTCAGGGTGCTGGGCGTGGCGGCGGCGTACACCTCGTCCGAGGACGAGCCCTTCTCCGACCGGAAGTGGGCGAACTCGTCGAGCGCCAGGAAGACGGACGACGGGCTGCGGACGCTGTTGGTGGTGCAGGGCAGGGACTCGCAGTTGATCGTGGGGGTCACGTCCCTCTTGCCCCTGTCGGACTCCGTGACGAAGCCCAGCCAGGTCCCGCTGCTGGCCTTCAGGTAGGGGCTGAAGAACGGCGTGCGGTTCACGTCCTCGCGCAGCTTGTCGTACAGCCTTGTCGCCCCCGTGTCGTCCTGGGCCAGGAAGGTGAAGTCGATGGGGGAGCCGGGGACCAGCCCGAAGTAGTCCTGGGGGCTCTTGTGGTTGAGCAGGCAGTAGAGCTTGTAGGACGCGGTCGCCGACACCCACTGAGATTTTCCTCCCCGCCGGCCGGCGATGATGCACGCCTCGTTGTACCCCCGCTCGGGGATGTCCCTCCAGTCGCCCACGCTGCAGCGGCCCTCCTCGAAGAATATGTGGAGGGCCTCGACCTCCGTGACCGTCCTGATGAGCTTCTCGCGGAACACGTCGTAGAACGGCACCATCCCCATCTTGTAGTCCATGGGGATGCCGAAGACGCACTTGGTCAGGAGGCGCTGCACGGGGAAGAGCTTGACGTTGAGCCCCTGCCGGGACTCGATGAAGTCTATGGCGTTGAGGATCTTGGGGGCGCTCTCGATGATGCCCTCGACCGCCTTCCCGAACACCGACTCCCGCTTGCTGAATCGCTCTCCCCTTGGCATGGTTCTCCTGATAATGAAAGGGATAGCGGAATCCCTGGAAAAACGGGGCCATCGGAGGTATAATGCAGGCAGGAGGGCGCATGGAGATCAGCGACGAAAAGCTGCAAGAGCTCATTGGCCAGTGGCACGAGGAGGGACGGGGGCAGTTCGAGGCATCCTATCCCGGCCTGGACTACGACTCCCCTTCCTACCGGAAGCGGTTCGTCAGGAAGGCGAGGTACGTCTGCCTCGACGACGGGGACTCGGGGGCCTTCGTGGTGGACCAGACGGACGGGAACGTCTACCGGATCAAGTCGAAATACGGGGTCCCGAACCGCAAGAAGCTGGTCGGGAACATCGACGGCATCCGCGGAAGGCAGTTACACCGAAGTAGGTGGTGGTAGATGGAAAGGGCGACGCATGTCGGGTCGTGCCAGTGCTGCGGCAGGGTGCAGAAGCTGCCGGGGGGCCTCCTCTCCAAGCACGGGTACAGCGTGGAGTGGGGCTTCTTCCAGGGCGTCTGCGTCGGGGCCGCGACCCTCCCATACGAGCAGTCCTGCGACCTCATCAAGGGATTCGTGGAGTCCGCCCGGAAGGGCAAGGCGGGCATAGAGGCGGACATCGACGCCCTGCTCCGCCCGGCCACGGAGCCCGTGGGCTGGTACCACGAGTACATACCCCGGCAGACGCGCGTCCGGGGAGGGTATTCCTGGCGCAGGGTAAGGCTCCTGCAGGAGGTCGTCCGCCTGCCCCACGGCGACGCGACGTTCCTGAAGTACGTCGGGCACGATGGCAAGGAAGAGCGGCTGCCGTACTACGGCACCGAGAGGGACCTGCTGGAGGTCGCCACGAGGATGAACGCCGACTACGTCGAAAACAATCTCAGGCCCGCGATGAGGGAGCTGGAGCGCTACATCGTCTGGCAGCAACGGCGCATCGCCGACTGGAAGCCAAGGGAACTCCGGCCGGTCGAGGACCCGAAGGACGCCAGGGACGGGCGGTCGGGCTAGCGACCGCCCGGGTTGGCACGGCGGGTCCTGGCGTAGTCCACGAGCAGGAAGGCGGCGAACGTGAGGACGACGAGGATGGCTGTCATGGGGCCTCCGAAGACATGCATGCAATCCAAGTGCCAAAGTTCTAGGGCCTGTTTTCAGCAAGTTGCAAAAGCACGAGGCTTTTTTAGATCATATCCTAATCATTCGGCGATGAATGCCTAAGCAGGAGGACAACGTGGAGAACTTGGTGAAGAAGGTCGCAGACGGGATCATGGAGGAGATTGCGGAGAAGGCCAAGGCCAGGAAGGAGCGCCTGAGGGCGCTCAAGGCCGATGGCCCCTCCTGCTCCGTGCCGGGGCTGATGCACCCCATCCTCGGGACGACGGGGGACGTGGGATGCCATTCCATAGGGAGCGTGTGTCCGAGCTGCGGCATCTCGCTGAGCTCCCACGGCGATGCCGTCCCCAAGGAACCCTGAAGAATCCCCGGAAATTTCGTGTAGCCCGGTGTATACTATAGGCGGGAGGAAACGCAAAATGGCAAAGGTATACGCACCACCCAAGGAAATCAGGGTCCCGGACTTCGACCCCGAGAACTGGCAGAAGGCCGACAAAGAGTTCATCCAGAAGCTGAGGGACTACTGCCTTGCCAACGGCACGGGAGACCTCAGGGGCGAGGTCGTGTCGTTCCCCGTGGCGGACGGGGCGGCGTCCTACATGGTGTTCACGACCAAGCCCCTGGCCTTCATCCACATGCCGCTCGGCGACGCATGGCAGTTCCAGTACGTCAACCGCCTGACCCTGGCGGACGTGAAGAAACAAGTCAAGCGCCGGAAGGCCCTGGACGAACTGTTCCGCGGGCCGCTCGACAAGGTCAAGGTGGGGGGACGCTACTTCCTGAGCACCCTCGGCGAAACGGAGGGGGCGTGGGTGGACGCGGAGAGCAAGTCGGACGAATACGTGACCGTGGTGGTGGTGGAGCCTGTGGGCGACCGGGCTGCCTACAAGCCCGGAGAAAAACACGAAGTCAACGCAAGCAACCTGTACGAAAAGAGGGAACATGCTTCCAGGGAATACAAGTCCAAGAAGGCCGGGGCCTAAGCTCCATCCGCTGTCGGTAAGGAATGTCCTGGTGAAGGCCGGGCTGCCGCAGACCAAGTACTACGCCTCCGGGCGGGTCCGCGGGTGGGGCCACAGCCACGAGGGCTTCAAGATCGTCGTGGAATACGGGAAGAGAAACATATGGAGGCAGTCGCGCAGCGACCGCCGCTACGGCAGGCCCGGCTACCTCGCCCAGGTCAACGACACCTCGGCGGTCAAGGGAATCTCCGTCGAGTGGGTGTTCGGCGACTGGTTCAGGAGCGACCACGATGCGGAATGGCAGAGGCGGTTCGCCGAAATCGTGGCCGCCCTGGCCGCCGCTGGCTATACGGTGGAGGCAACAGAGGAGCCGCGATACCTGGGATTGAGGCATTTCATCCGCGTCGGCGTCCCCAGCGGGGATGCCCCGAAGAATCCCTAGAAATTTCGTGTATCCTCGTGTATAATGCATACGGGGACGGAATTCATGGAAACCACGTTCAGCACCGGAGCAGTGACGAGCCAGTCCCAGAGGTACACGGTGGGGCAGGTCGGGAGGCGCTCCATCGGGCGTCCCCATTGCGCCCTATGCGGGTGCGCCAGGGAGTTCGTCCGGGGAAGCGGGCTCTGCCAGCACCAGTGCTTCTGGTTCCTGACCGGATGGGTCGGGTACGACGCCACGAACGGCGATGTGGTCTTCACCGACCACAGGGCACTCCCCCTGGCGAAGATGCACGGATGGGACCCCGCCACCCGCACCAAGTCCGCCAAGTCGTGGCCCAGAGTCGTGGCGGCGGCACAGAAACTGGGGTGGAGCGGGGGCACGGACGCCCCGTCGCAGCCCACGTTCGTCGATGCGGAGGCATTGTGAGGGACTATCGAGAAAGACTCAAAAAAGTCATCCCGGCCTGTGAGGACGTTCCTCAAGCCAGGGGCAAGGTAGCGGAATTCCTGGTTGCCATAGACGGCAACGGAAAACTCATGCCTCCCGGAAGCAAGTATGATGTTCTGACGGAGGATGGAAGAAAGAGGGAGGTCAAAGGCGGAACATCCTCGCCGAACAGGCATACCGGAGCCTCGGCAGAATGGGACATACTCACCTTTGTTAGGACTGACATATTCGGACATCCGGAACTCGTGGCCGAAATCCCACGAGAGAAGCTAGTCCTTGCACACGCTCCCGCCATACAGACGCATCGAGACACCGTAAAAAATGGCGTCTCACTGATCAAGGAATTTGCCGACCCCGCTATGCTAAAACGGCTTCAACAGATTTATGCGGAGGCCCTCTGATGGCGGAAAAGAAGAAAAGGCTGAAAAGGACCGCCCGCGGATTCGCCATCTACGGCAGGATCAACGATTTGGACGGGAGGCCGCTGAAGGTGGTGCGATCCAGCGCCATGGGGCCGAGGGCCATGAGGGTGTACGTCGACGGCTGCCTCATGGAAAACGACCAGCCGGTCCCCCTCAAGCCGAACCAGGAAATTCTGGCCGGGGCCCACCTCGACGTGGGACAGGCCAGATGGCTCATGAACGCCCTTCGACGGTTCGTCGAGGGGGAAGAATAGGCCCCGCCGCGGGATTTCGATAGGATGGACGAATGGACGAGGAACGGACCAAACCGAGGCTCATAAACACCTTCGACCAATGCAAGGCGGCCGGGGGCGACCGGATAGCCATCCTCTACAAGGCGGGCGACTACGGCAGGGGCGGCACCTCCGCCTGCGTGCTGGTGGCGCGCATCAAGGACGGCAGGGAGGTCGTGACCGACCCCAAGGCCCACTTCCTGGACTACGGGCGCAAGGCGTTCCCCGTCCACCGCTACCTCCAGGAGGGGCCCTTCCACCTGGCCAAGCGGGAGGCGATCCGGCAGGCCATGGAATGGGCCTGCCAGAAGTACGGCCCCAGGGAGTTCGCGAAGAACCGCATGCGGGACTACGTGGAGAAGGAAGTCAACGAGCGCTTCCCCATCCCCGAGCGCAAGAAGGAGCCATAAGATGAAGAAAAACAAGAAGAAGGAACCCAAGCATCCAGTACAGCCGCTGGTCACCATGCCGAAGGGTACGGTCCGGTTCAAGGCGAACAAGATCGTGCAGTTCCTGTACGACACCAGCAGGAACAAGATGAACGAGCTGGCCCTCATGCCGTTCAGCAACGAGGACAGGGAGCAGTTCGCCCAGCTCATCGGCTACTCGCTCGGCGGGTTCGGCGAGCTTCCCTACGTCAGCGACGAGACGTACCGGAGGGCGGCTCGGCAGCGGGTCCACGAATAATCCCTAAGAATTTCGTGTAGCCCGGTGTATACTATAGGCGGGAGGAAACACAATGAACCTGGAATTGAAGAAGCTGGTCACGCACCGAGGGATGGAGGGGCAGGGCTACAACGCCGAGCTGTACGCCGATGGCAGGCACATGGGGCACGTGCTCGACGAGGGCTGCGGCGGGTCGCCATTCGTCTACTGGAAGAATCCTGCCGACAGGACGGCGGTGGAGGCCTACATCGGGACCCTGCCGGTCGAGGTCTTCGACCCGAAGGCCGACCCCACGGGGGCCGAGCTGTGGCCGGACGGGATGAAGCAGAACCTTGAGACCGTCCTCGGCAAGCTGGTGGATCGGACCCCGTTCCAAAAGAGGATCAACCGCGACCTCAAGAAGTACGTATGCTTCCGGCTCCCCAAGGACGTGGAGCCCGACTACCGCATGATAAGAATTGCCCCGACGCCCGAAGCCATCGCAAGGGTGCGGGCCAAATACCCGCAGGCAGCCATCCTAAACGAGGTGAAATAGCATGGGAACCTACCCAAAGGTAGTCCAGCTCGGCGTGGTGGAAAAGCCCCAGTTCGGCATGAGGCAACTGGTGGACTGGGAGGCCCTGGTCAGGACGGACACCGACATGCCCGACGGGCATTCCGTGTTCGGAATATACCTCAAGAAGTTCCCGGACGGATGGAAGGCGCTGTGGATGTCGGCGGTCGAGGAAGGAAAGCCCGTCCCGTGGCGCGAGGAGGCGTACCCGACGCGGCTGGCGGCGGCGCAAGGGATCGTCGCCGAGGCCCATGAGGCGTTCGTGGCATGGGAGAAAAAGGAACGCAGGGAAGAGGAGAAAAAGAAGGACGAGAAAAGGCGGGCAGCCCAGCGCTGGCAGTCCGCCAAGCAGAGCCTGCTCAACCTCGTACGCCACCACAGGGAGAACGACGTGCCCGACTGCGGCGTGGAGCTGTGCCTGATCCGGGAGATTGCCGAGAAGGCGGGCCTGGAGTTCACCGAGGAAGAAAAGCCGCTATTCATATGACGAACGGAGAAAAAGCCATGAGCGAAATCGACGTCACCTTAGTATTCGGGCAAAGCGCCCCGTATAAGGCGGGGCAGGACCTGAAGGACAAGCACTACAAGCCCCCGAAGGAGTTCGAGCACGCGAAGGACTACGTCGTGGCGAGAATCCCCAAGGGAGGTGCGGACGGTCACGCGGTCGAAATCGTCGAGTGCCGCTACCCCGCGGCTTTCTACAAGATCGTCGCCAAGCCCGGGTGCAACAGCATGGGGAACGCGCAGCGCGGGTTCACCCTGACCACGGGCAGCGACGGCCTCACGGACAGGCTGGTATGGGTGATTGCCCTGCAAATCAGCAGGGGGATGCTGGAAGTGAAGGAATAGCGAGTTCCGGGAGGACCACGATGGCAGCAAAAGATATGCCCACGTCCGGGAAGTGGGAATGGAAAAGGTTCGACGAGGCCCAGGTCGTCGTCATCGCCAAGGCCGGGCCGAAGGACATGCCCCTCGTCGCCGTATGCACGGGGCCGGACAGGGAGGCGAACGCCAAGTTCCTATGCGCCGCCAAGGCCAGGCACGACCTGGAGCAGGCCTCCAGGAACGTACCTGCACTCACGAAGACGCATTTCTCCCTGGAGATGATGGACGACGAAGGAATGTGGTGGGGGATCGACCTGAAGGGATCCCCCCAGGAGCTGAAGCGGCTCAACAGGAAAGAGATTGCCAGATGCAGGAAGCTTTCCCGCCGCATGCGCATAGTGAGGGTGGAGGAATCCACGACGAGGACGGTCGTAGAGGAAATCTGAACGGGAGGACGACATGGTAACGGAAGGGGAATGCCCCCACCAGGGGGTTGACAAGTACGTGACGACGCACGGCATGGCATGCAGGGAATGCTTGACCAAGGAGGACTTCGACGCCTACCCGGGATGGACGGACGAGCTCGGGAAAAAGCATGCGGGGATGAGGGAGCAACTGGAGACCAGCAGGGCCAGGACCGACCAGCTCGCCAGAAACCTGGGGAGAGCCAGCGCCGGATAGGGACGGAAGATGCGGGACTTCCTCGACAAGCTCGTCCAGGAAACGTGGTGGCTCATGGGCATGCCGCTGCGGGTGGCGATGGCGCTCATAATGTCGCTTGCGCTCATCGACAGCGCCGTCACGCTGTGCCTGACCTATGACAAGGAGGCCAAGGCCCTGATGGACGAGATATGGAGCCTCCTGTGGTACGTGTGGAAATGGGCCGTGGTGCTGCCAGAAGGGCTGAGGAATCCCTAGAAATTTGATGTATCCCGATGTATAATGATGATGGAAGGAAAAGGACATGAAACAGACGAGGGTATACGCGGGATTGCGGGCGGTAAGGGAATTCAGGAAGCGAGCCGAGGGCGACAGCTACGAGACGGTCCCCGATGGGAAGGAACTCCTGGTGTTCGACGTCCTGGTCAGCCGGGACGACCTGAACTACATGGCTGCCAGGGCGGCGAGGAACAAGAACGGGAAGTGCAAGGCGGGCCCCGTGACGGTCATAATCACCCATCGCGAGCGCACGTCCTGACGTGCGCCGCAGGCAAAGGAAAGGGACGATGAAGATCAAGGACCTCAAGCCGGAACAAGTGGTATGGATGACGATGCGCCGCAGGATGGGCCACACCATGATGAAGTCCACCGACGTATTCTCGGTGAGGATCATCAAGGTGCACCTCGCGGAGCCCCCGGCGAGCGACTACGTCGTTGCCTCGTGGAACAACAACCGGCCGGAGAGGTTCTACGCCAACAACGTGAAGCACTGGCGCAAGGACAAGCCTGTGATGGTACGGACGACGCTCGGAAGCCAGCGTCGGGCCACCCGCCAGGAGATCAAGGAAATGAAAGAAAAAGAAGCCTTTCGGATTGCTGGGCAGACCACCGGATGGCTCGGAGCAATACATGATGCTGGGGATGAGAAAAAGGAGAGAGCAAATGCGACTCCAGAAGAAGCTAGTGCAGGATAGGATTGAATCAAAGCGCATTAGGCTGGACGGAACGTCGGAGAACCCCATCATCAACTTCAAGAAGACTTACCTCGCCCACACGATTTTCGGGTGGAGCCTGGGTAAGTTTCACCGAGAGTGGTTTGGCCTGACGCTCGCATCTCCTTGCGATGTAGTAGTCTCCCATCAGCTTAACGACATCGACGACCTGTACGAGGTGGTTTTGCCGAAAATCAGGCGTCAGCCAACGCAAAACAGCATGGTCACGGCAAAGCGAAAGAAGGAAGGCGCATGCCTGAACTGTGGAAGCAAGGAGCACAAGGATCCGTGCCCCAGGGAAGAAGACGAATACTAAGTGGAAAAAATCCTTAAATGGAGGAATGCCGATGAAGAGGAAGCCAAAGTACGGACTCAAACAGGTCGTGGCGGAACTGACCTACGCGCCCGGCCCAAGCATGACGTTACCCCCGAAGCGGGTCGACAGCGGGCACTTCTACAAGGTTTGTGGGGTAAGGGAACTGGTATTGCCGGAGAAGCTCACCTACGAATACGACCTCGGGTTCGGCACGTCATGGCTGCCGGAAGGCTGGATGCGCCCCCTCACCAAGCGGGAGTGCCACGGGAAGAAGAAGCGGAAAGCGCGCCGCACCACGAAGTTCGGGAAGCTTTGCTTCTAGGCCTCAATGCCTAGTCCGGCACCTCGACCACGAGCACGTGGTCGGCGACGACCGTGACGTCCTCCCCGAGGTACCTCTTTCCCTTGACCTCTATGGTATGCGGCCCGGCGGGCAGCCTGAACTCCTTCAGGTCCCCGGTCTGCCCGGCCAGCCCCCCGTCGATGTAGACGGGGTCGCCGTATGCCTTGTCCTCTATCCTGACCCAGCCGGTGCCCTCGCCCTGCCCGGGCGCGACGCCCACCTTCTGGTCGGGATGCAGCGTATCGCAGGCGTAGTAGTTCCCGTCCTCCACCACGATGTAGATTGGGTCGTCATATCCCCAGAAGTAAGGCCCGACCTCGTAGGGCCAGAAGGCGAACCCCCAGTAGAGCCCGCCGTACCAGAACCACGGATGTCCCCAGCCATGCCCCCATCCGTGCCCCCATGGGCCGGGACGGACGCCATGCCAGGGGCGGAATGGGTGCGCCGGGCCGAACCGGGCGGCGTAGCGGGCCGGGGAAATGCCGCGGGCCTGGCCGCCGAGCCGGGCATAGTTGCGGGGCGGGGCATAATTACGGGAGGGGGCGTAATTGCGGGACGGGGCGGGGGCGGAACGCCCCCCGGACGAATAGTGGGTGCCCGACGAACGCGGGGCGGAAGCGGGCGCAGACGAGCCTCGCCCAGCGTTGCGCTGGGCGGGCAGGGGAACGGCGGAAACGAGCAGCGCCGTCAGTACAGCTACGAATCTCTTCATGGGTTGCCTCCGTGCAATCTCGGTGGTTTGATGGTGCCCGGCCCCGTGGGGTTGCAAGGGGGCCGGGCGGATCGGCTATGATGTCCTGATGGCGGCCTCGCCCCGGTCGGTCACGAAGCCCATGAGCATTATTAAAACCTTCCATTTTTTCCTCAACATTGGGTATACTACTACCGGAAATCAAAAATGATCAAACAACCGATTGTCTGTGTCCTCTGTGGAGGAACGCCCGCCTATTCCATCCCACATATGTGTCGAAGCAACCCCCCGGCCCCACTGTGCGCTGGGTGCTTCCATTCTGCGGCTCGCTGCGGATGCGGTAAAGAGCCAACGAGCATTGCTTGTTCCCCCGATGGCTATGCTTTCTTCTGCGAAGAACATACCGAACGAGGCCGCCTTCTCTACGAATATGTAGAAAAGCATTACCGTGGCTACGAGTATGCATTCTATGCTTACGGGGGCTGGTGCAAGAACGTCAGGGCCGATGGCACGGTTTGCGGCAGGCCCGCCAAGCTTGCTCGCCCATGTGTGGACCCAGTGCCCGTCCTCTACTGCGATCTGTGCATGATCGCCTTCATAGAATCGGTTTCTCATGATCCTGAAGTAGTAGAATTCATAAATACCGCAAAATCATAAACTTATCCCATCCTTGAAATCCTCAAGAATCCCTCCGAGTGGGTTGTATACACGCCCGATGCTTCGGACTCGACCCCATGCTTCGCTTACTCGTGGGACGCCTACATGACGTTCGTCGAAAACGAAGAACCGAAAGCACGCGAGGAACGGAAGGCCGAAGAGACCGAAGCCCGTGGCGCACCCTATACCAGGGCTTGGGAAACTGAGCTAAGGAAGCTTGACGAAAAGAAACCGGGCGGGCTGCTCAACTTGGCGGGCAAGGTCACCGGAATCTTCTCCAGCCTTGAGGAATTTCAACAAACATGGCCTTCGGCACCAGAGGACTACATCAAGGTCGGAGGCACTTTCATCACCACGCACCTCTGCAACAAATACAAAAGACTGCTTCTTTCCCGGGTCGAGGACGGACTCAAATAGAGCCTCGTTTCCGTACTAGGCCTTGATGGCGGCCTCGCCCTGGGACTGGGGAATCTCCGCCTTTTCCACCCCTTTGGGCTCGGCCTTCTGGTCGCGGTCGGTCACGAAGCCCGCCGATCCGGTGGCTTCCTTGCCGATGATTTCCTTTATTTCATTGCCGTCGTCGCCTGCGGTGCCCTCGTGTCCATCCTCCCCTTCCTTTTTCTGGTACTCGGGCTCCTCTGCGGCCCCGCCTTCCGTCCCGGCCCCCTCCTCTGGGAGGCCCTCGTCCTCTCCGGGCTCCGGCAGCTCGACCCCCAGGTTGCTCGCCAGGTTCTCCACGCCGGCCGCTATCTCGTCCAGCGAGCGGTAGAGCTCGACGATGGCACCCGCTATCTTCTCCGGGTCCTCTTCGGCGAGGCGTCGGAACTCGGCGGCGTACTTCTTCCGAGAGGCGATGCGCTCCCTCAGTGAGGCGGACCTGGGCACCGCAAGGTCCAGGTTCTCCCTCAGATAGGACAGGGAACTCCCCATGACCTGGAGGGACTGGGAAAGCTCCCCGATGGCGTCCGCCACCTTCTTCGGCTCCTTTGCCGCCACCTCCCTCATCCGGCCGTACTCGCGGGCCCTTCTTTCCTTGGCCATCTCGGCGACCTTCTCCCTGAGCGCTTCCCTCGACGATTTCTTTGCCATGTTGTCCTCCGCCGCCTTTGCGGCTCCTACTATGGGTTTGGTATTCGCTGGCCTTGGTTTTCCGCCGCCCGTCTTCAGCGTGTCCTGGCTTATGACCCTGCCCGAGGGATAGGCGACGGCCAGCATGTTGCCAATCGGGTCTGACCGGAGGTTCACCTCCCTGGCATAGAACCCCTCCGGCGTCTCGAATACTCCCACGGTGCGGTTCAGCTTCCTCGCCTGCGTCTTGGCCTCCCAGAGCGCCTCGGTGAAGGCGGGCGAGGTGGTGCTTGTGGCCCGCTTGTTCCTTGCGGATGCCGTCCTGGTCAGGTCGCAATGGCACGGGCTGCATACGCACTGGGACTCCGGGCGGTCGCAGGCGTCGCAGTAGGCGTCCTTGGCCTTCTTGGATGCCCAGGATACGAAGTTGGTGCCGCCCTTCCCGGCCTTGGACATCAATTCTTGCAGGACCTTGTCCTTTCCGAGCTCGGGGCTGTAGCGGACGGTGGAGCTTCCCCCGGGGTTCGGATGGTTGTCGGCCAGATGCCGGTGTGCCTCCCCCTCGGAACCGAATGGCCCGTATGCCCTGGCGTTCTCCCTCCAGTCCCACGCATCCTTGGAGGAGCCATAGTCTTCGAGGACGTAATACCATTGCCCGGGCTGCCACTCCACGAACTCGCAGTTATGGCCCGTGGATGCCTTCTTCTCCGCTCCCGTCATGTGGTATGGCCCCCCTGGTATCTCCGGCTCTATCGTGTGCCTCAGCGGCCTTTTCGGCGTGCTTCCCGGCTCGTCGTCGTCGTCGTCGGGCTGGCTCGTGACCTCGCTGAGCATGCCCCACGGGTCGGCCTTGACGTCGGCCGCTGGATCGCCCTCGGGGTACAGCGACCGCCCTGCCGGGGGCGGGGTCGCCGCCCTCTTTCCGGGCGGGGCCACGATTCCCTTCCTGATCATCTCCAGTTCCTCCTCTGGAGTAATACCCTGATCCTCTACCTCAATGGGCCGCCCACCGGGCTCCTCGTGCGTGATCCCGTGCTCCTTCGCCCATCCCGGGGTCGTCAGCTCCTCCTGCGTGGCGACGGTCAGGCCATATTCGCGCATCGCCTCGATGACTCGGTCGGTGTATTCCGCCTTGACCAGCTCCGAGCCCCCGTTCTCGCGCCTCCATTCGTCCAGGCCGAACATGTCGGCGAGCCACTCCCGGCCCCTCCTGCTTTCCGGGGTGAAGGACGTGAACGACTCGGTGCGGGAGACCATCATGTCCAGGATCGGCATGCTATCTCCCCACCCCGTCGTGGCCCGGGTTGTTGGCGTGGTGGTCCCGCATGCAGAGCATGCAGAAGTTCCCCTTGCACTCGGGGCACGCCTTGAGGTCCTCGCCGCCGCCGCAGCCGCGGCACTTGGGCGGCACCCACCGCCCTTTCTGGGCGGAGGTCTTGGGTTCGGAAGGCGGGACGGGAGGAGCTTCCGCGCCCTCCTCCTTCACCTTTGCCCTCTCCGCCCGGTCCCTCCCGGATTCCTCCAGCTTTTTCTGCCGCTTCTCCTCGCCGATTTTCACCAGGGTGCGGACGAGGAGGGGAAGGACGCTCTCCTGCCCGTGAAAATGCGTCCTGACGTACGTCTCCATTACGATGGGCAGGCCGAACAGAAGCTCCTTCATGGAAGGAAGCTCAATGACCCTGCCAAGCCCGTTGATTATGCCCAGTTCCTTGGCGTTGAGGCCATTGCGGGTGGCCTCGTCCCTGTAGCGCTTCACCAGCGCCTTCTGGGCGTCGTCCAGCACTTGGCCCCGTTCCGTGACCAGCCTCGGCTTGTCGACGGCAAGGCGGTTCTTGCTGCTGTCGTCCCTGTTCTGGAGGTACGTCCATCTCCTTTCGATGTCGTCCAGCTTGGGAACCATCCCGTGCGCCTGGGTCCCCTCGTGCAGGATGCTGAGGAGGCGCATGGTCTGCCTTACGACCGGGAGGCGTTCCCTCTTGAGGAGCCATTCCCTGAACCCGTTGGCGAACCTTCCGATGGTCACGTTCTTGGAGCGTCCGGTGTAGTCCCCCATCTCCACGGCCTCCTCGGCCTGCTCGAAGTCCCGGGTGCCGGTGGCATGCTCGGAAGTCTCGATGGGAGATGGGCCGTCTTCCGGAGTGACGGTCAGGAAATTGCTCTGGGAGAGCTCATCGGAGGGCTTCCCCCTGTCCTCCAGGTACCTGACGACCCGCCTCATCTCGCTGCCCCTGCTGTTGAAGTGGCTCTTGAGGACCTGGGTGACCTGCTTGACGAGCGGGAGCTTGTCGAAGCCGGGATGCTCTGGGGAGGCGGCGAAATTTTCCAGGACGTGCTTGAACTTGGACGGACTGAGGAACTTCCGGCTCCCCAGCACCCTGATGACGATCTCCCGGATGGCGTCGTCTATGATGTCCTCGTTGAACGTCCCCGCCTTCGACCTCAGGGTCGTATAGATGAAGCTCGCCCAGTTCATCTTGTCGTCGACGGGCAGGCCCGCCTCGCGTATGTATGTCTTCACATATTCGTCTATGTTCCTGTCGAACCCGAGGCGGAGCATGGACGCCAAGCGGACGAACTGGGGCGGCACGGGATCGAACCCCGTGGCGTCGACCGGCCCGCCGTCCAAATCCGCGAGCTTGAAGCTCAGCCCGTCCTTCGTGGCGACGCTGGACAGGACGAGGAACACCCGGCCGTCGGTCGATCCGACGATGCGCCCGGGGACGATGAGGCGGGATTCCGCCGTCTTGCGGGAAACCATGTGGGCCCTCGCCAGCTAGTCCTTGACTTTGTCGTTGGGGTCGTGGGAGCCCCCGACGTTCTTGGACTCGCTCAGGACGGCCTCCATGGTCGACAGGTAGTCGCTGTGATCCTCGAACGCCTGGGGATCCTTGGGGCCTTCCTTGTCGGTCGCCAGCTTGACCCCGACCTTGGCCAGCTCCGACCCGTAGAGGGAGTTCATCGCCTCCGCGTCGACCTTTGCTATCTTCTTGGACATTTTGCTCTCCTGTTTCGGCTGCCGGGGCCTCGCGGGCCTGCGCAGCACGGGCAGTCTTGCCCTATAAAGGGATGCCGTAGACTGGTTTCCACCCTATGCCACCGTCACTTGCAGGCTTTGCGTGGCCACGGCGTTCCCCGACGAGTCGTAGGCGGCGCAATTCAGGGTTATCGTGTCGTGGAAGCCGGACGCCACCTCGTAGGTCCCGGACCCCGTGGTGAAAAGGTTGCCCGTATCCAGGGTGTCGATGCCGTTCGTGCCGGATATGCGGACCTTGGCCACGTTGACGCTGGTCCAGAGGACGTACACCGGCTGGAGCGGGCTGGCCATGGAGGGGACGGCGGAGAAGCTCGCCCATGGAGGGAGGTTTACGTCGCCCTCCTCGTCGTAGGACGCCATGACCGCAAAGCCCGGCAGGTCCAGCGGGAAGAGCCCGCTCGCCGTAAGGATGAGCTGCACGAGGCCGGAACTGCTTCCGGCATGGGTGCCGTCCCCGCCATAGACGGCGGCGAAGAGGTGGCTGTCCACCGCCCAGGGGTGCGCCATGTCCATGACGAGCGCGACGACGCCGTCGATCAGGGGGAACGGCCCGAGGTCCCCCATTATGCTGTCGGAAACGTCCACGGTGCCGGCCGGCACGCCGGACGACGACGTGACGGCAAAGGTGAGGGTGACCTCGTCCCCGAAGAACTGGGGGTTGTAGTCGCTGCTTATGGCAAGGAACGTGGGGTACAGGCTGTCCACTTCCTGCACCACGTTTCCCGAGCTTGTGGCGAACGCGCCGTCGCCGTTGTAGGCCGCGCCCATGGTATGGATGCCGATGGACAGGGCGCTCGTGCTGTAGGTTGCGACCCCGCCCACGAGGCTGAGGGTCTGCGGCGCGATGCTGCCGAGGCTGTCGGTCAGCGTCACCGTCCCGGTGGGGGGGCCGCCGCTACCGGCGACCGTCACGGTGAGGGTGACGCTGTGCCCGTCTAGGGACGGGGTTTGGCTGGTGCCGACCGTCGTGGTCGTGGGGGTCTTGGCGAGGTATTCCGCTATCCACGCCTGATAGCCCGTCTGCGTGTTCTCCCCCCCGTGGACCGGGGCGTCCCCGAAGGTCATCGTGAAGGGGGCCTGCCCATCGGTGGCGTGGGCGATCCCGACGCTGCACAGGAAGGAGCCGGGCACGGCCCTGTCGTAGACGTACCGCAGGGGCGAGTACCCGGTCCCGGAGAGGACAATCGTAGCGCCGTCGCCCGTCAGGGCGCAGACGATCCGGACGTCGCTGGTGCCCTGGCTCGCCCCGGAGGCGTCCGTCGAGCCGTAGCTTCCCAGCTCGTACAGCACTTGGGCCGAGGCCGCGACGACGTTCGCTATCTCCAGGATCAGGATGTGGGTGGTCTGGACCTCGGGCTCCTCCCCCGTGTTGCGGATCGAGACCGTGTAGGCGGCCCCGTCCCCCGGCTGCACGGTGCGCCTGCCGAACCAGGCCCCCGTCGGGGTGTCGGTGGTGAAGGATTTGACGTTGCTGAACGGGGGCATCGACGCCTGGAGGCCGGTGAGGGTCGTGTAGCCATAGAGCGGCAACCCGCCGCTTCCGTCGCCCGCATACCTGCCCTCGACGATGAGCAGCAGGTCGTTGCCCGGCGTGGGGGCGGAGGGCAGGTTCAGCGTGGCGGTCAGGGTGAGGATGTTCCATCCGGTCTGAATCCCGCTGCCGCTAAAGGTCTGGATTACCCCGCCGCTCAACCCGCTGCCTGGGGTGTTGCCTACTGTTACGATGGTCTGGCCGCCCGAAAATGCCGCCGATTTCGCGACTTGGTATCCATGGTTCGGGCCGCCGTCGATGGTGAAGGCCTCGCCGCCCTGTGCATAGGCGTTGACGGAGGCGAGATAGTCGACGCAGTCGCCCGTTATGGTGAAGGTCTTGGCCCCCACGTCGACGGCGACGATGGGATAGTTGGGGACGCTGATCGAAAGGCTTCCCGCGGAGTAGGCCGTCACGATGCCGTCCATGTAGATGCTGGAGTCGGCGGCAAGGCTCATCCGCACCCATTGGCCGGGCACGTAGGCGACGGAGCCCGAGGTCGTAAAGGTGAAGTTGCCCGCCCCCATCACGACGCCGGACGAGGAAGTGTCGGGAACTCCGAGCCTGTAGTATGCCTGTTGTACGATGGATGCCAGCATATCCCCCCTACCCTATCGCCACGCCATACTGGAACGGCGGGTCCGGCATGTGGTGGATGACCTGGATTACCCCCCGGAGGTTTATCGGCCTGTCCGTGAACAGGAGGTACCGGTTGTTTATCCTGTCGAAGAACCAGGCGGAGACGGGGACGGGGAGCCCGTCCACGTACACCTCCAGGTCCACGGACGGGTCGAACGCCTCAGGCGGGCTCGTGGGGCGGACGAGCGGGCCCACCCAGTCCCCCAGGAGGAGCTGTATGCGGTTGGGGTACGGCCCGTTGGTCTGCACGGTTATCATCTACTTAGTCCCCGTAGGCCTGGGCGGCGTGCCAGACCCCCTCGAATCCTTCCTCGGTGGTGGCGCTCTCCTTGCGGTCCTCGCCCCGCTCCCCCGACATCAGCGTCAGGGTGGAGTCCCTCACCTTCCCGCCCTCGAACCTCACCGTGAGGGAAATCTTCCCGTCGTGCCGGGAATAGATGGCATAGTCGTCGTGCCTGGCCTCTTCCTGGAACGAGCGGCGCTCCATGAGGTCGGCGACCTCCTGCGGGGTGCCCATGGCGTCCTTCCCCGACGAGGAGGCCCCCACGATGCCTACCAGCGACGCCTCCAAGCTCGTACGCCTATTCTTGAGCCTTTCCCGTGCCCCGACCCCTGCCGGGGCCCGGGAGGACGCCTTTCGGGGGGCGTGGGCCTCCTGGTGCTCCTTGAACTTCCAGGGGAGGTTCGTCCTGAACCCGTCGTAGGGGCAGACGTAGCGGTATCCTGGCTTCTTGCCCTTCTGCAGCTTCCTTTCCTCCCGCCTGACCAGGTCGCGCAGGCTCGGCTGGGCCGGTGCGGCGGGTGCCGGAGGGGGGGCGGGAGGCCTTGCCGTGGCGGGCTCGTCCCTCTTGATGACCTTTGCCTCCTCCGGCCCGGCTGCCGGGGGCGCAGGCGCGGGTGCGGGGGTCGCCGGAGGGGGCGCGGGGGCCGGGGCTGGCGGGACAGGGGGGGCCTCCTCCTCCTGGAGGCGCTTGCCCTCCCTCTCGACCAGCTCGTCGATCATCGCCTTCTGCTTCTCCTCGTCCTTGGTCCTGACGATCTTCTCTATCTGCTTCTTCCTCCAGAGCTCCTCCTGCCTCTCCTTCAGGCGCTTGCCCTTCTCGGTCGGGGGCTTCTGCTCCATGCGCTCCCTCTGCTGGCGCACCTCGCGCTCCCTGACGATGTTGACGATGTTGTGTTGCACGGCCGGCAGGATGCGCTCGAACACCGCCTTGACGTGCTTACAGATGACGAAGTTGTTCCGCAGATCCAGCCTCTGCGTCGGGGCCTGGAGGAGGGGGCGCGGCTGCCCCTGGAGCCCGTCCCGCTGGTGGAGGTTCCACTGCGCCCCCCAGTAGAGGAAGGCGGGGCAACTGCACGAGCACCGGACGTCGAGGCGCTTGGCGTCCTGGGTCTTCTCGACCTGCGAGAGGTCGAACTGCACCTGCACGTCGTGCCCGGCGGGGTCGCTGTAGTTCTCATGACAGACGACCTTGTACTCCAAATAAAGGTCCTTGGGCCGGGACTTCTTGAGGGTGGGATTGCATCCCGCCCGCCGCTTGACCGAGAACGCGTTGGTTTGCCGGATGAGCTCGGGGAGGCTGATCGCCACCTTGGTGTAGGGCGGGCGGAGGACCAGGACCGGTATGGTGACCCATATCCTGGAGCCCATCTTACGAAAGTCCGGCCTTTCTACGACCCTGAATTTCTCCTTCAATTCCTCGACGTTCCCGCTTATGGCAAACGTGCCAAACTTGCTCAGGGTGTCTTCCCATGTCGGATTGTCGGGGGATTCCTCGGTCTCGTTGTAGGCCAGCCAGTCGGGTTCGAGTGTGACCGATCCGGCCCTTAGGTCGGAAAACTTGATTTCGAGCACGATGGGCTCGGGCTTCCGCCCTTCGTGTTCGTCATGCCTTGCGGTTTCGAGCGCAAAATAAAGGGCCTCCTCGGAATTGGAGGTAAGGAACAAGGTGCCTTCGGGGATATGCCGCTCCCAGGAACGTACGGAAGTGCCGTGGTACATGACTGTCGGCGGGCGGGAAAAGGCCATAGACTCCCTCAATTAGGAGTCGGCTAGATGGCTTTGTTCCGGTTCATCGGCTCGTCCGGAGGACTGGGAGGGCGGCCCCTTGGGGGAACGGACGGGATCGTCTATCCTGGCCTGCCTCGGCTCCTCTTCCTTCTTCCGCTTCTTGCCTTCCTTGGGGGGCTCCTTGGCGGGAAGGTCGGCGGGGGGCTTCTCGTCCCTTGCCGCCACGGGAGGCTGGGGGACCACCCCCACGTAGGAAGGGAGATGGAGGGTCCGTTCGGGGACGTCCTTCGCCTTCTCGGGCTGCGGGGCCCTGACCTCCACGATGAACCCGCTCTTCACGAACGCCTCGACGGCCAGGGGATCCTGCTTGAGCACCTTGAGGAGCTGCCCGTTGCGGTAGACGGCGAGGGAGTTCCCGTGCTGGGCGTCGTACGACAGCAGGTCGCCGGGCCGGACGTAGAACTTGGACTTCTCGAAATTGACGGTCGTGTTGACGAAGTAGGATTTCACTCTTGCCCCCCATAGAAGGACGGGATAGTGCCCGACGACTGCTAATACCCGAAATTGCGGTATTTGGGGGCATGAACAGCTTCATGGTCGGGACGTCCGGGGACGCCGTGGGCGGCCTGCTCGACCTGGTCGGGGCCCCCTCCCCCGTCGTGGACGTCACCTACGGCAACGGGACATTCTGGAAGGGCAGCTCCCGCAGGGTGCTGGGAGGGGACATAAACCCCTTGCGGGCCAAGGACTTCGTGGCCGACTTCCTGCGCCTGCCGTTCGCGGACGGAAGCATACCGACGGTGGTCTTCGACCCACCGTTCCACCCGGACGTGGGGACCGCCGAGGATGCCCGTTTCAGCACGATGGGACGGAACGACGCGGAGATGAAGGAGCGCTTCATCGCCGGGACCAAAGAGTGCTGGCGCGTCACGAAGGCATTCCTGCTGGTGAAGTGCCAGGGGTTCGTCCACAACCACAAGCCGCAATGGATGCCCCTGTGGGCCATCTCGGTATGCGGGGAGCCGTTCGAGTGGCTCATAGTGGGACGGGCGCAGAAGCGCATCAGCGGACGATGGGTGTCCAACAACTCCCTGCGGAGGAACCACGCGGACTACCTGCTTTTCAGCAGGAAGGGCAACCTCAGGTAGGACCGGCGAATGTCCGGATAACCGTAACGAAAAGTTACATGTCGGCCTATCAGGCCATTTATCGGGCCAAATGTCCGGATAAGTGGGGAAAAAAGGCCGAAAGGGCCTATGCGGACATGCCTGCCCATGCAGACAAAGAAATGCGAGGGCCCAAGGAGGGCCCTCGCATTGAGGCTTGCCAAGCGGCTAGTTCTAGTTCTCGCCGACGTTCTGGTTGGCGACGAACGCTTCGTACCTGCCGTTGATGGTCAGGCGCTGGACGCCTGACGGGTTGAAGACCAGGAAGCCGAGGTTCTCGAAGATCGAGAAGCCGATCTGGCGCAGGTCGGGACGGTCGGCGGACATGACGGTCAGCGGGATGCGCTCCGGGATGACGCCCAGGAACTCGGCGTCCGCCAGGATGTACACGCAGCCGTAACCGACCTTACGGGACTGGAGGAGCGTGGCCCCCCACAGATAGCCCATCACTCCTGTTTTGAGCAGTTTGCGCTGGGTTTCCCTGTCAATATTCTGCTGGGTCCATTTGAGCAGGTCGACGTAGTCCCTCGGGTTGAAGAAGCAGAACGCGACCGAGAGGTCGTGCCGTTGCACCTGCCCGAAGCCGTCCGCCATCGAGTTGAGGTCGATGGGGGCGTTGATGGCGATGTCGCCGTTGTAGATGGGGTCGAACGTGCCGCTTCCACTCCTCGCTAGGTTGTCCGCGGCCACTGCCGTGTTCGCGGAGGCTGCTACGGCGTCGAACAAGCCGAACACGTAGCCGTCCTCGGCGGCCCCAACCTCGGCCTTCGCCAGGTTAAGGGCACGGGCGACCAAATCGAACCGACGCTCCTTGATCTGGGAGATCGGGATCATCGGGTTGGAAACGATTTCGAAAGTGGGCACCGTGACCCTCTTGGGCTTGGTGACCCTGACGATATCCCCGCCCTCCTCGCCCACGACGAAGGCTTCGACGAAGGACCCACCGGGGGTGGAGCCCACGGTCTGGGCCGCGGTGTCGAATTCCTTGTCGTAGATGGGCAGAGCGCCGTCCGGCAGCGTTTCGACCATGAGCGCCTTGCGTGCGATGCTCATGTAGTCACGCCGCCTGCGGAGAGACGGTCCGAGCGAGGCGGCCAGCTTCTGGCGGCCTCCTGCGGTCTTCAGCAACTGACCGATCATAGCGGTCTGCTGCTGTGTGCGGCTGAGGTTTGCCATGGTGATTCTCCTTGAACTTTCCTTTCAGGTGGTCCCCCCGAAGGAGGATTCCTTTTCCTCTACAGCAGAGAGGCTACGCCGAGCCAGGGCTCGGAGGTTGACGGAATGTGGGTGCAAATGCCCACGGGAAGCTTCCCGGCCTCGATGGCCGTAACTAGGGTGTTGGTGTTGAGCCGGGCGACCAGGGTGTACTTCCCGATGATCGTGTTGGTCGTCCCGCCGCAGAACAGGAAGGCACCGAGCGAGCCGGTCCAGGTTGCGCCCGTGTCGTAGGCTTCGTTGTTGACGTTGCCCTGCCACAGGGCACGGACGACGGGGGCCTTCTTCGACCCTGCGGGGCCGATCGCGCCGGAGAATTCTCCGGGGCCGTTGAGCAGCGTCGCGAACGGGGCTTTGGATTCGCTGTCGCACGGATAGATGACGGACTCCGTGTTGGAAGCCTCACCATAGGCATCGTTGCCCCTGTCTCCAGGTGCTCCGATTGTCATGATTTTGCCCCCCAGGTACCCGGCCGCGGTGAGCGTGGCCTGGTCGGTCCCCGGGTCGCCGGTCAAGGTTACGTCCGGCACGCAGTTGACGCTGTCGTTTTGTCCGTAATATACCAATTTCAAGGACATTGGACATCTCCAATTTCAGGAATGGTTGGATTGTGCCTTGGCCAGTCCTCAGTCCATGGAGGGACGGCGGGACTTTAGCCTCGGCACCCATTCAGTATATGGAGTCCGTAGTCGAAAAACCTTGTGGCCAGGGGATGCGGGGGGCATTTTGCCGAGGAAAGACGCCTGGAACGGCGGCTGGACGGGTCCTCGCGACGCCATAAAAGCGTATCCCCTCCGGGACCCTTGCGGCTCCCGGAAGGGAATTAAGGCACGCTCGCGAAGCGTACGCTATCCTTCGAAATCGTCGGCGAACAGGGCCGCGGCCACGTTGATGCGCGGCGGCTCCTTGTCGGAGGCGATGACCGGCTTGATTCTCTTCAGGGTCGGGGGCGCTGCCGGTGCGGCGGCCTTCTTCTCCCCCTCCTTGGCGGAAGCCTCCTTCGGGGGCTTCAGTTCGTTGGTCGCGTCCTGCGGGGTCCGCTTGGCCCCCTGCTCCTCGGGCTTCCCATCCGGTATCACCTCGGCCCAGAGGTCGTCCTCGTGGTCGCTGGAGGTATTGCGGGTCTCCTTGGGGGCCTCGTTCTGTTCGAAGTGCTTTGCCGCCTCCCCAGTGTAGCTGGGAACGACGCTGATCCCCGCCACTTCGGCGGCGGACTTGACCGTCATCAGGGCGGCCAATGGGTCGTCGTCCGATCCCTGCCTGTTGAACATGTCGCTGATGGTGCCCATGCCGTCGCCGTCCTCCAGCGAGGCCTCCATCTCGGCGGCCGCGGACGGGGCGAAGAAGTCCGTCCCCCCGGGATCGCCTTCGTTGGCCAGGGCGGCGGCCTTCTCTCCCATCTCCTCGTCGTTGAAGATTTCCTCCAGCTTGAGCTCCTGGCCCTCGCCTTCGGGCAGTCCGGCCTCAAGCTCGTCGCCCTCGTTCTCGACGACGCCCTTGGGGACCTCCTCGCCTTCTTTTTCTTCCTTCTCGACGGCTTCCTCAAGCTGGTGGATTTCGTCCGCCAGCTCGTCGGCCTTCTCCCCGAGGTCCTTGATCTTCTCCTCCGTCACCATCTCGGCGGCGGGGGCTTCCGGCCCGGGCCCGGGAAGGCCTGCGTCGCCGGCCGGCGGCGCTTCGACCGGTGGGGCGGCCTCGGTTGGCGGGGCGGTACCTGCTGGCGGGGCGGCATCCTCCCCGTGGAGCCCTGCATCGGGGTCGTCCGCCTTCTTGGCGTTGGCTTCCTTGGAGCACTTCGGGCACGGCTTGCCAGGCTTGCACTCGGCACATGCCGCCGCCTTCTTCCCGGAGGCGGACTTGCCTTCCGACAGGTCCACGGTGTCGCCGGGACGTTCCCCGGCCCCGGGGCGCTCCCCGGCCTTGGAGGCGTCGAGCTCCTTCGGCTCGCTGTGCGTCCCTCCCCCGCATCCGCGACCGTCGTTGTAGGTCGGCGTCTGGGGTCCGGCGTCCTTGCGGTCGTCGGCCGTCTTCTCGGCGGGGGCGGCGTTCTTCGCCTCGCCCCGGACCTCAGCCTTGACGGCGCTCTTTTCCTTCGCGAGGACTTCGGGCTTCTCAAGTAGGTCGTTCATCTCGACCTTGTGGACCTCCTTGAGCGTTTCCGCCACCTTGGTGTAGTGGGCGTTGATCGCCGTCTGGCGCAGGGCCGCCTTGAGCGCGCAGGTCTTGTTCTGGAGCAGCGACGCCGCGAACGTTTGCTGCGTTTCGGGCGGGGCCCCCGGCAGCATCGTCTTGGCGATGGTCCAGGCGCAGGCGACGCGGGTCTTGGCCTCCCGGGTGATCGCCTCCCTGCTGACCTTCATCTCGGCGAGCTTTTCCTTCAGCGAAGACTTCTTTTCATTTGCCATGGCTCTTCCTCTCTGCTTCGTCCCCTTTTCGGGCGGACAATTTCCCTTCTTATCTTGAGTTTGGTAGTTGCTTTCCTTGCTGGCCTGCACCGGCTCCCCCGCTAGGGAGGCGGACGGTGCCCCTGCCGGGGCGGGCGGGGGCGCTTCAGACGGGGGCGCGGCCCCCGCCGATGGTTCGCTTGGCGATGCCCCTTCCGGGGGGGTTTCGGGAGGGACTCCCTCCCCCTCGGCCGGGGGCGCTTCCGGCACGTCTGGCTTGGCTCCCGCAGGCGCGGGCGGCGTTTCGGGGACCAGGTTCCCGCCAGCCTCCACCAGGTCCGTGCCCTTGCCGGTGGCGATGTTCCCTATCTCCTCGTCCAGTCCGTCCAGCTCGGACTTCAGCTCGTCCGACCAGTTCTGGCTCTCCTTGAACCTCTCCCACGCGGTGAGGAGGTCCACCTTCTCTTTCATGGCCCGGATTTCCTGCTCGATCTCCCCCCGCTTCTCGGCGAGGTAGTCGAACGTCTTCTCCCCCTCCCCCTCGGGGAGGGACATGTCCAGGCTCTTGATTTCGTTGTCCAGCTCGCCGAGCTCGGCGAGCTTGCGCCTGTAGGTTGCAATGATCGTATCGGCCTTTGGCTTTGCCATTACCTTAGGTTCCTTCCGTCGTCACTTGAGAGCAACAGCTCCCCCAAATAAGGACTTGAATAGTCGCCACTTTCCGAGGCCGCCTTGGAGAACGCCTCTTTTCCCGAGGCCTCGACCCTGCTCGTGAAGCGGGTGGCGGGGCCCAGCCACTCGTCCGCCACTATGGACCTCTGCATCGCCCCCGGGAACGCCGGGGTCTGCACCCAGCTAGCCTCCACGAACTTCACCCCCCCTCCGGGGAGGGTCTTGTGCCCGCAGAGCTCCGCCACGCGGCGCGGCACCCCGTCGTCGTCGGGCAGGAACGTGCCCTTGTTGAACTGGAGGTGGTGGCAGTAGCTGCTCGCGTCCGTGACGTGCTGCCCGCAGAAGGAGCATATGACGAGGTCGGTGACGCACCCCATCGACAGGTACTTGACCTTCCTGCTCCTTATGTCGTCGGCAAGCTTGTGGTGCGAGAGGTCCGTCGCCACGAGGATGTCGACGAAGAAAACGTCGTCCCGGGGGTCCTGGGTGAGGTGTATCTTGCGGAGGATGCTGTCGATGACGTGCCCCTTCGCATACTTGCTGTTCTGGAAGTGCTCGACGAAGTTGAATGCCCCCACGAAGCTCTTGTGGGACAGCTTGAGGACGGAATTCTCCCATGCATCGTCGTTGTTGTTAACGAGATGCGCCGACGCGGGGCGGATCAGGTAGTCGTTGGGCTCGGACTCGCAGGCCACCGAGCTCATAATGGTGCAATGGCTGAGCAGGTACTTGGTGTGGTCGGCCGCGGTCTTGCAGAAGGGATGCGCCCTGTCGACGGCGCACCCGCGGAAGGCGCGATCCCCCCACATCCTCCCCCAGTCGCAGGAAGTCATCGTAGGCTCGAAAAGCACGGCCTGGGCTATCTTCTTGAACGACATGGTTCCCTAATATAAGCTTGCGTAGCCGCCGTGATCCCTACTTGGCGAAGAATGCCCCGCAAGTCAGGCATTCCACTAGGTTTCCGCCCTCCACCTCCGGGTCGTCGACGGGCTTGGTCTTCTGGCCATGGCAGTTCGGGCACACCTCGTTGACCCCTTCCTCGGTCTGGACGGCGACCTTGCTTTTCTTTCGGTACTCGGGCCTCCAGCGGTAGCTGTCCAGGAGTTCCTCGGCTTGTTCCGGATTGAGCTTGTCCTCGAACTCGACCCCCTGAATCTCGATTTCCACGGTTTGCAGCCCTGGGTTGTTGCGCAAGGCCTCCTTGACCACTTCCCGAACTCTCGGGGAGTCTACTTGGATGTCGAAGGCGACGAAAGGCGGAGTGCAAATGACCCGGACCGCCGATTCGAAGCCTTCTTCAAGGTGGCTTTTGTCCACTGCTACGGGAACGAAGTCGCCTTCCGGGGTAAGCCACCCATTCTGATCGATGATGATGGGCCCGCAGCGCTTGGTCGGCCCCCCTCCCGCCTGCTTGGAGACCATATTGTCCCCGATGAACTTCCTCACGGACTGCGGCAGCCCGTCCAGGTCGCCCTTCTTGTCCATCTCCGCCACGATGGTATGGTAGGCCCACGTGTTCCTGGGCCTTGCCTTGAGCGCCAGCCCCAGCTCGGCGAGCGCCTCCTCCTCGTTCCCCTCATGGGCGAGGGCCACCCCGAGCCTGAAGTGGGCGGGCCCGTGGTAGGGGTTGGAGCGGACGGAGGAGCGCAGCGCCTCCGTCGCATCGTTCTGCCTGCCCTCGTCCCACAGCCTGCATGCCTCGTCGTACTGCTTCTTCGCCCCGATGGGATCCCAGTCGGAGGCCTTCTTGGCCCCCCGTATCCTCATCTCCTGGAGGAACCTCCTGTCCTCGTCGGTGAGGTCCAGGTACGACGCCGGGTCGGCATGGGGATGGAAGGTCCGCATGTGGTCTTTCATATACAGCTTGCTTATTATCGCCCCGCATCCCGGCTCCTGGCACCGGTCGTGGGTGCCCCTCTCCACGAGGTCATTAAGCTCCCCACCCCCGGACGGCCCCGAGGCCTTCCCACAACTCTGGGCATGCCGCCGAATCTCATCGTCCGTCCAATCCGTCTGGTTCTGCCAGCAAACGGGGCAATGCACCTGCGGTCCGGAAGGAGCCGGGAAATCCGTCTTTTCTATCGGCCTCCCGTACAGGGTGCCGAGGTCGGGTATCGGCCCCCTGTCGTCCTCGTCGTCCTCGTCGTCCTCCTCGGCGCTGCCCGCCCCCTTGCTCACCGGGATGGGAATCCTGTCCTCCTCGTCCACGAGCGACGGGTCGAGGTGCTTCCTGAGCTCGGTGCGGGGCGGCAGCAGGTCGGGTGACTCGTGGATTTCCACCTTCGACTCTAGGGCCGACATCTTCTCCTGGAGCTGCCTGACTATCTCGCTGACCATGCTGTCCTGGTCGGCGACGTTCTGCGGAACGCCAGGCGGGGCATTGGGATCGACCGACAGGGACTGGCCTCGTTGGTAGGGCCGCCCCTGCCGCCCTTGCTGCTGCGTTTGCTGCTGTTCCTGCTGCACGGGCCCGGCTGGGTGCTGGGCACTCTGTTGGGCTGGCTGCTGGGCGGGCTGCTGGAACGAAGCGGGGTGGGTGGGCTGGTCGCCGGGCGCGGGCTGCCCCACGCCGTTCGCCGTCCCGCCGATGGGAGTGCCAGCGCCGTAGGACTTCGTGGTGGCCTGCTTGGGCTTTGGGGTGCCCACCATTGCCACCAGTTTAGATCCTTCTTGTAGGGGAACCGACTTGCTGCCTACGGACCACCCAGCATTTTGCGACCGAATGTTCCTTGCCCCCTCGGGCGAAAAGAATATGTAGGCCGTCCCCAAGATGCCGGATGCCATCTTGGCAGCCTCCTCAATGACGTCGTCCGGGATGTCGTTCCACTCGCCGACGAACACCTTTCCTATGGCCTCGGCGGCCTGTCTACTATCCCATTCCGCCTTTTTGAGGAGGGCCGAGACGAACGGGCGCAAGCGCCTGCTCCTGGAGGGATGGCGCAGCTTGCGCAGGGCCTTTGCCTCGATCTGGCGTATCCGCTCCCTGTTAACCGCAAACTCATTCCCTATTTCCTCAGGGGTGGCCCCGCCCCTTCCGTCCAGGTTGAACCGCCTTTCGATGACTTTCTGCTCGCGAGGGGTCAGCGTGCCCAGGACTCCTCTTATCGCCTCCCTGAGCTCCTCCCTGTCGAAGGCGACGCCGATGTCCTCGTCCAGGGGAACGATACCCCAATCCTCCGTTTCCTGGAAAGAAATGGTATCTACCTTTTCTTTCTTCCCCCCGCCCCATTTCGTCAGCCTTTCCCGTTCGGCATCGGTCAGGGAGGGGTCCCCGAAATGCTTCCCCGTCGACTTCTCCCATTCCAGGATCGCCCTGGTTATGGGGTAGTCCTTCATCCGCTTGCCGGGCAGGCGCTCGACCGGAATCCAGCGAGGGTCCATGCCCTTGCTTTTTATGTAGGCAACCAGGTCCGGGTCGGCGCTGGGCGGGGCGTCCCCGCCCCGTTCGGTGCCCTCCTCGCTCTCCTTGAAGAACGTGGCGGTCTCGGGGTCCGGCTCCTTGAGGAGCGGGCTGACGGGCGTCACCCTCTTGGTAAACTCCTCGACGGGCTCATGGGCGAAATCCCTGGCGTCCTCGGCAGCCATGCGGTCGAGGGCCAGCGCCGTCCTGCGGATGCTCCCCTTCCGTATCCTGCCGAAATGGGCAAGGACCTCGGCCGCCCTGTAGGACGGCTCCGAGGGCCGGGAGGCCGCCTTCGCCTTGAATCCCTTGCATTCGCAGCCGCGTCCTTCGCTCTTGCAGCCGAAGTCCCCCTTGTCCCAGTGCTCGTGCCACATGTGCCCGCAGACGCAGACGGAGGAGTCGGCGTGCTTGGCGGATCCGTGCTTGGTGCCCTCCACCTCCGTCCCCTTCTGGCCGAACGGCATGTCGTACTCCGGGTCGGCATGGTGCTGGTGAGCGGCGTACCCCGGGTCGTCTATGAGGTTTTCCTTGGTGACGAGGTCGATGCCCCCCACCCCTTCCCCGATTCCGGGAACTGGGAGCAAAGCGGACTTCTTGAGCAAGAGAGAGCTGGAAGCCATATTCGCCTTTCACATAAAGCATCGGATAGACACGGATTTCTGACGAAAAACCGGTATTGCATCCGATGAGCCCATGAGCACACGGGACCTGACCAAGAAAAGCGCCATGCGGGCCGTCCAGGAAGCCCTGTCGGACGACCTGATGAGCCCGGAATGGCTGGAGAAAAGGAAGCCGGGCGACCACTTCACCTTCGGGCACTGCTATCTTGCCGCCGAAACCCTGTTCCACATATGGGGAAGGCAAAGGGGATACGTCCTGGTGGTCCTGAGCGGCCCGGGATGGACCCACTGGTTCCTGGCCAGGGACGACGGAAGTATAGCCGACCCCACGGCGGGGCAGTGGAAGGACGAGCGCATTCCCTACGAGAAGGGGAGGAGGACGGGGTTCCTCACCAAGCATCCGTCGAAGAGATACAAGATGCTCATGACCTCGACACAATAAGCTAAAAATGGTACAACAGAATAGGCTAAGAATGGAACGACACAACAGGATGCGGGCCATGTGCCCGTCCCGTCCTTGACTAAAGGCCCGTCTCTACGAAATCGAGTACAGCAGGCTGCGCCCGGTGGCGTCGCCAGCGTTCATGCCGCTGTCCAGGAACTCGCCGTAGACCGTGCCGGACACGTCGAAGATGTCCGTCACCGACACGGTGACGTTCTCGTTCACGGCGGCGGTCTCGATGGCGTACCCCGTCGTATAGTTGCTGATCCAGCAACCCTCGTACACTGTGGCCACGGCGAACAGGCCCGGGTTGCCGAGGTTGTTGAGGCCGCCCTCGTTCGGGATGTCGGCCTTGGTAAGGTCGGGGGTCCCCCCGCCCGTCCCGGCCGCGTTGGCGGGATCCTCGGAGGCGAGCTGGCTGAACACGATCTCGGTCTTGATGTCGAAGGGCCACCTGTGGTGGCGGATGGAGCGTACGCCGCCGCTCACGCCCGCCTTGTAGCCCAGCACCTGCATGATGTTGGCCAGGTAGAGGCACGTGCGCTGGATGGTGATGCTCAGCGGCTCGGTGACGCCGGGCACCAGCTCGGCGATCTGATCGCCGTAGCCTAGCCCGCGGATGGCCTCGACCGTGCGCGTCTCGGAAATCTGGAAGGAGGACGTCACGCCCAGCTTCACGAACTTCCCGACGCCCACGACGTCGGTGAAAATCTTGAAGCGGGAGCTGATGACGGCTTCCGTCTGGGGGCTCGCCCCCTGCTGATAGATGTAACCACCCTGCGCCATTGTCTTCCTCCTGAAAGCCGACCTATACGGGCGGCATCCTACTCAAATCCCTGAAAGTCCCTTTCCTTGCAATCGCCGCTACGTTACTCCGCCGCCGCGAGCGACAGGTCGTCGAGCAGCGACCCTTTCTTCTTCTTCCCCTTCTCCTTCTGCTTGACGGCGTCCTCTTCGGCCTGCTCCTGCATCTGCTGCTTGCCCAGGACCTTGGCGGCCTGCCCGAGCAGGTCGTACGCCCGGTAGATGGCCTCGACCGCCTCCCGGACGGGCCGGGAGTCGTTGGCTTCGGTCACTTCCTTGGCGTCGAGGTACATTTCCTTGAGCCGCTCGGCCAGCTTCTCCACCTGCTTGAGCGCCTTGGAGGCGCTGACCTCGTCGGCGGCGACGACGTTCTTGCCCGTCGCCGAGATGTTCCCCCCCTGTGCCTCGGGGCTGGTGAACAGGACGCTCCCGCAATCGGCGCAGCGGGTCAGTCCTTTGGACGTCTTCGTGTGAGCATCCTTGTGGCATTTCGTGCAGTACATCGTGTCCGCCGCGAACTTGGAGGGCAGCTCCGTGGCGGGGCGGTCCAGCTTCGCCGGGCCCTCGTCCTCCAGCCCGTGCGCCTCGGCGATCTCGGGCGTCCTGCCGCCGTCCTCCTTGACCTTCAGGGTGTCCTCGTTGTGGACGAACCAGGAACCGCCCTGGCCGGTGGCGAGCTTGAGGTAATGGTCGGCAAGCTCCTTGCGCATCGCCGCCTGGGCCTCCTTGAAGCTGCTCCCCTTGAACTTGTCCCCCTTGTTCTTCATGTACCATGCAAGCGCGAACGGGTTGTCGATGTCGGGGTCCTTCTTCATCTCCTTCACGGCGTGCTCCGCCCCCGGGGGGGCCACGGCGACCTTCCCGGTCGCCTCCTTCTCTGCCGATGCCATGTTGAGGCCTCCGAATACCTTCCTGTCCACCCCATCATCCCCAAGGGGGTCGTCCCCGCGCTCCTCCGAGAGTATGTCCTCGTCCCGCGAGACTTGGCCCGGCACGCCGTGCTCCTCGGCCATCTCCTCCGCCGTCCGCCTGGCGGCCTCAAGGATTCCCTCGAAGGGCACCGCCGTGGGGTCGTTGGACGGCAGAGAGGCCATGGAATCCTGCGGGTGGTTCCCGGCGTTGTACTCGTCGACTATCTCTCCCCCCGCCATGATGAACACCGTGTAGCCGTTCGGAGAGGCGTCGTATACGACGTGCGTGACCTTCTTGCCCGGGACCGCGCCGATCGCGGCGGCCTTCGGGGCGGGCTCGGGGGCGGCCTCCACGGGGCGTCCCTTGAGCTCCTTGGCGGCCTGCTCGACGAGCGCCAGGGCGGCCTTGTCGTTGAGTTCCACGTCGGCCAGGGCCTTGACTACCTTGCTGAGCGCATCGCTGGACATCTGGTGGACGTCCACCGATCCGTCGGGCCCGGCTGCTGGCACTGGAGGAGGAGGGGGAGGCGGCGTCGCTGCAGGGGCTGCGCCCGGTGCTGCGGGCTGCGCAGTCTTTTTCGTCGCCAAGCGAGGGACTTCCGCCTTCTCCGGGGCCTTGGCTTTGTCTTCCTTGTCCCTGTCGGTGACCCACGGGTCGCTGCCGGAGGACGCCGCCACGGCCTGCGGGGCCTTGGGCGGCATTTCCGTCTGCTTCACGGTGGTGCGGAACTGCCCGGCAAGCTGGCCGATCCAGTTCACGTATTTCTTGGCGGTCTGGGCATACCGGGGGCTTGCGGCGTCGTCCAGGGACCTTTCCGCGTCCGTGCCCAGTGCAAGGATGTCGGAAAGCCATGCGGTGGCGGCATGGAGCTGCTCCAAACGGGCGTCGTTGGTCGACTGGAGGATGGGCTCCAGCTTGTAGGCTTCCTGGACGGCCTGCCTGAGCGTGTCGAGGCTGACCAGCAGCTTTGCCTTCTTGCGACGGGCTATCAGGTTGGATTTCATCCTTCTCTCCTAAATGGTCGCCGGAGACAGGACCGGGACCAACGACTGGTTCCTTAGCGCCGTCATGGCGGCCCTGATCGCCGAGATCATGGCGTTGTACCACACTATCGCCGCCTGGCTCGGGTTCGGCGTTATGCAGTCGAGCGGCCCCTGCGTCGGCGCGGGCTGGTTCGGATTCCCGGGGGGTGGCTGCGGGAGGGCCAGCATGAACCTCACTTGGCTCCCCGACATTTCCGTCGTTATCCCGACGTAGTCCTGGTTGGACGGGAAGGTGAAGGTGAAGGACGGGTTGGACGGGTCGGTGAAGGTCCCGTTCCCCACGAGGGAAATCTGCGGGTCACCCAGCCCGGCGATCTTGGCCTTGTCCGAGGCATCGGCCGGGTCTCCCACGAACAGGGCCTGGAGGCTTATCATGATGACCCCGCTGGCCTGTGTAACTACAGGATTCACTTGCATTCCCTCACCTTTTCGAGGGGGAAAAGGTAGGTGCCTTTTCCCCCTCTTTTCCTTACAGGCTCGTCGTGACCGTGAAGGTCACGCTGATGTAGAGCAACGAGAACATGGGCTTGAACGTCACCGTGACGTCCACCGTGGTCGGGTCGTCCGGGTCCTCGACCACGTTCAGGGCCTTGTACCCGGAGATGATCTGGTTGTTGATGAGCGAGTTCAGCCGGGAGTAGCAGACGACGCTGATGTCCGTGGTCAGCCCGTCCACCAGCTTGCGCCCGATGAACTGCTTGAGGTCGGCCCTGAACAACTGGCAGACGTAGTCCGTGACCGTCGTGCAGGTCGGCTCGGACGTGATGGGGTTGCTCGGGTCCGTGCTCTTGTAGTGCCGGACGAAGAGCGCCCCGTTGTTGTTGGTCAGGCAGACCAGGCCGTCGGCCGCCATCAGGTTCATGGTCGTGTCGTCGTACTGGACGAGCAGCCTGGAGAACCCGACGAGGGATTGTTCGGTCAGCGTCGTGGCCACGTCGTTCGACGGGTTGAGGTTGAGGCCCGCCAGCGCCGCCGCCATGAACTCGCCCGACACGGAGTACTCGATGCCGACCCCGGTCTGGGAGTCGGTGAGCACCACCGCCGCGGCGGGCATCCCGATGGCGATCATGCGGGCGTTCTTGACTGCCCGGGCGTTGGCACGCGCCGTGCTGGCGTCGGTGTAGAGGCTGTACCCCACGAAGCCGATGGCCTCGCCCTTGTTCCTGACGCCCGCCTGCGTGATGAGGAACCTGCTGAGGAACTGATGGACCGACGTGCTCGTGCTCAGGGGCACGACGACGGCCGCCTTCTGCGTGCTTCCCGGCAGCGCCACGGCAAGGCTTTGTATGGCGGAGATGAAGTCCGCGTCCGAGGCCGTGTTGAACCCGGCCTGCTTCGGCACCTGGATGACCCCGAACTGCTGGGCCCCGTTCTGCGTGAGGAGCTGGATTCCCAGGGACACCCGGTTGACCGTGCTGGGCTGCCCGTAGACGGCGTAGGCGTCCTCCGGTGTGTCGTAGAGCTTGATGGTCATGTCGGAGGCGGCCTTGGCGACCGTGAACGACACGTAGTAGAACTCACCCACCAGCGGCTCGTTCCCCGACTTGTTGAAGGTGTCGATTATGGCGGTGTCCCCGACGTTGGCCCCGAAGTTCGTGGCCACCTTGGTCGTGAGGCCCGGGATGGCGACGAGGTTGTTCGGCTCCGCGTTGCCGTAGGGGAAGTATGCCGACCCGGTGTGGCGGACGGCCTCGCTGCTGATGACGAAGGTCAGCGTGTCCCCCGGACGGAAGGCGTACTGCGGGGAGGGAAGCGTGGTGTAGCCGTAGCCGAGCGCCTCCTGCGGGTCGACGATGGTGAACTTGAGCGCCGTGCTGGCGTCGATGTAGGTCTGCCCGAGGTACCCCGTGCCCGCGGAGCCCTTGGGGGCCGCCGAGGACGTGACCAGGTAGCGGTCGGCGTACGGCTCGGTGACGGCGTCCTGCCCGTCCGACAGGTTCAGGGGGGCGGCCGTCTGCACCAGGACGGATCCCGTGTTGCCGGGCGCGAGCGATGCGAGTATGCTGATTCCCGACACGGTCACGGGGAACTGCGCCGCCGCGGCGGCCTGGGTGATGGACCCCCTTATCGTCACCTTGCTCCCGTTGACGAGGGGTGCCCCGCTTCCCGTGGTGTCGAAGGCGACCTGGACGGAATTCCCGGCCGCCCCGGGGGACGATGCCGTGAAGACGATCCCCTGGGCGGTCAGCGTCGCCTGCGTGGCGGGGATGCTGATGTTGGACAGGCCGTCGTCCTGGAAGGCCAGCGTCACGACCTCGTCAATCGACCCGGGCTCGGCCCAGAGGTCGGAGAAGGCGCTCGGCCATACGATGCCGGTGGTGTTGAAGTTGGTGTCGGTGACTATGTTGGTCCCGTTGGTCGCCACGGGCAGGACGCGCCCGATCTCGTCCTTGATGGAATAGGTGCCCTGCCCCGGGATGCCGGGGCTCTTGACCGCCACGGTGTAGCTGTGGTCGTTCAGGGTGTTGCGCCAGTAGGTGGCGTACACGCCCTGCCCCGCCGTCGGCGGGACGTACAGGGAGAACGCCCCCGTGCTCCCCGAGAGGGAGACGACCCTTACCGCCCCTGCGGTGAGGGCCGACACCGGGTCGGCCCCGACGTACACGGCGATCCTGCTGGGGTCGTCGGTCGGGCGGGACAGCCCGCTGCCGTCGACCGGCACGTCCGGAAGGACGAAGGCCAGGTTGCTGCCGTTGACCGAGCCGTGGCACGGGCGGAGGTAGACCTTCTCGTCCACCAGCGCGGTGGTGATCTGCGCCGGGCCGAACGGGGTGTAGCCGGTCGTGGAGGTGCCGACCTCCGTGGTGGTGCTGGCCCCCCAGTTGATCGTCCCGTTGCCGTTGGCGTCGGTGCCGAGGACGAAGTCGGTGTCCTCGATGAAGTCGCTGCGGTCCGGCCCCAGCCCGACTTCCGTGATGCTGGCCACGTTGCTGGCCGGCAGCAGGTCGTAGGTGTTCTGGTAGGTGTTGGTGTAGTAGGTGGCGGCAAGCGTGGAGCCGTACGTCACCGGGTTGAGCAAAGTCACCAGCCCGTGGACGCCGTCGACCGCCCGGACCTTGGCACTTGCCCCATTGACGAGCACGGCGACCTTGGTCGGGTCGGTGGTGACGACGCCCCCGTTGCTGCCGTCCACGATGGGGACGTGCTTGACCTTGAAGACCATGTTGCTGTTCGGGCCCGCGCCGCCCGAGAAGTGCGTCGCCGTCATGGTGCTGAGCGGGAAGGCGGTGGGCGGGGAGGTGGTGACGGGGGCCGGGACGGTCGCCGTCAGGTAGCCCGCATCCAGGGTCGGTATCCCGGCCTGGACGAGGCTGTAGAGGTCCTCGATGTCCCGGACGCTGCCGTCGGTCTTGCGGATGTCAATGGAGATGGAGTCGGTCCCCGCCCCGCTCACGGCCAGGGCGTCGGACACGCCGGTCCCCGGGGGCGAGTTCAGGTAGTCGTCCGTCAGGGCCAGGGTGATCTCGTTGCCCACGGCCCCCGGCAGGGTGGTGCCGAGGATGGTGCTGACGGCATGGGTCGAGTCCCATACCTTGAGGGACGAGAAGGCCGGGACCTGTGCCGACAGGTCCTCGTTGGGGACGAGCGTGTCGGTCCTCTTGAAGTAGTAGGTGATCTCGACGTTCTGGCCGGGCGTGACGAGCTCCTGCGTGGTGAAGGCCCCCGTCTCCCCGTCAAGGGAGATGACGGTGGCGGGTATCCCCTCCACCACGACCTGCACCTTGGACGAGTCGTCCGTCACCGTGCCGGACCCGTCCCCCGTGACCACGGGGAAGTAGGTGGCCTTGAACTGGTTGGTGATGGACTTCACCTGGTCGGAGATGTTCTCGTTCACGACCTGGTCGTCCGCCACGGGCGAGGAGCCGCGATGTAGCTCGACGTTGTCCTGGGCGAAGAACTCCTGCCCTTCCCCGATGATGACGGGGATGCGGGCGCTGCCGAAGAGGGGCTGCCCCCCTCCGCTGATGACGACGCTCGTGTAGACTCCAGGCGGGGCATACGATCCGAATAGTGCCATGACGTTTCTCCTTAAGTTTCGACTATCAAGCCGCCGAACGGGCTCCTGCTAAAACCCTGCTTTCACCAAATAGAAGCGAAAGTCTGTTTTCTTCCGCTATGCCTATGCATTCAAGCCTTCTCCTGCGCAAAATCGGGGATTTCCACGGCACGTACGGACGCTCCCTCGATGGGCTCGTAGTCGGATTTTCCCGTCCCGGTCGCCCGGAGCGCCCTGACCACCTTCTGGTCTCCGTAGAGTTCCCGGCGGACCCTTTCCCGGGCCTTCTGCCTGTCGTGGATACCCTCCCACCTCTTCTCCGCGTCCTTCCCCACCACCACGTCGAAGGATGGGTTCGTCATGTTGGCCGTGCCGACTGCGGGAGCGCCCGACACTTGGTAGGTGCACCTCCCGCCGCATTTCGCCGGGCAGGGCCGGTCCCCGAAGGTCGCGGTCGCCATCGGCATGCGCACCTCCAGGTCTATCCCGCACTTGGAACACTTGAAGTCGTAGCTTTTCATGGTGCCTCTCGTCCCGCCGCCAGGGCGGGAAACGCCTTCCGCCGCAGGGGTTACCCCGCTATAGAATATGGGGCATAGTTAATTTTCGGGACCGGCTTGCCAAAGGACTATCCGTTTCCTTAGGCAGGGGAGAGAGAATGCAGACCGTAACTCAGGGGAAAGCCCTCGGGCCGGGCGACCTCAGCATCCTGGTGAGGGACTCGAACGGGGCGCTGATAGACCCCGCCATCATAGCCTACACCATATTCCAGGTCTCGGACAGGGTGCCGACGTTCGGCCAGCGGGCCTACGACTTCGACCTGGAGCAGCCGACCCACATGGCGGCCGCCACGGACACCAGCCTCGCCCTCGTGACCCAGCCCAAGCTGGTCCCCGCGCGGAGCTCGCAGGGAGCCTACTTCGTGAACCTGACCGTGCCCACGATCTGGAAGGGCGTGTTCCGCCTGGTATGGTACCTCGTGCAATACCACGGGCAGCCGGAGAGCCGGGTGTACGAGGACTTCGTCGTGCAGACCGTGGACCCGGCGAGCGCCTCGTTCGAGGCGGCCTCGGCGATAATCGCCCCCCGCCCCGCCACCACGAACAAGTACGCCCCCGCCATCATGTACGTGAGGGAGCTGCTGAGCGACACCAACCCGGACAGGAACTACCATTTCAGGCCGCCCACGCCGGGCAAGGTCGTGGCGGGCTACACCAGCCGGGTGGGGTACATATGGCTCGACCCCACCATACTGAGGATGCTGGACATAGCGATAGCCAAGCTGAACACCTGGAACCCCAAGAACCTGACCAGCTACACCCTGGATTCCGTGCCCGCCGACTGGGGGAAGTGCGCGGCGGTGGGGGCGGCGGCGTCGTGCCTGAGCGCCGAGGGGGCGAGGTGGGCGGCGGACGAGTTCAGCTACAGCCTGAACGGCGTCAGCCTGGACATCAACAAGTCGTCATTGTATTTGTCGCTGGGCGAGAGCTACAAGGCGGAGTTCGCGGAGTGGGCACCGCTCATCACGGCCAACAGGCCGTTCAGCGCGGGCTTGAGACAGCAAAGGTGGCTTTTGGGCTAAGTGCTTTATTTTCAACAACTTTCAATGTCCCTACCCGGTTGAAGCACCTCTCGCACCGTTCGGTCGGCATCCCCTGCGGTCTCGGGGGAGGGGCGTTCGGCTGGCGTCCGGCAAGCATCTCGACGCAGTTCCGGCAGAGCATCTGGCCTACTTTCTGTTCCCAAAATCCTTCTTGTCGTTCCACCCGTACCTCATCATGCTCTCGCTCATGTGCCAGCAGCCGAACTGAGAGCACCATTCCTCCAGCTCGGACTTTATCTCCTCGTCGCTCCAGTCCTTGGGGACCGAGACGAACTC